GGCAGGTGCCGATCCTCGGTCTCCTCCGGGAATTCCTCTCCGGTGTAGAAGTGGACGGCCTTGCGCCCGGTAAGGTTCTGCCAGCGACGAATCGCCACATCTGCGAATCCCAGATCCAGCTCCATCACGCGTGCGCATACGCCCATTCGCTCGGCGGCCACCAGTGAAGTACCAGAGCCGGAGAAGGGATCCACCATGATGTCATTGAGGCGCACGGTGTTCTTCATCATGCGCTCCCACAGCTCCACGGGCTTCTGCGTCGGGTGCAGGTCGCTGCGGTCAGGACGCGGCACGCTGACCACGCTGCCCAGCATTGACTCCACCTTGGCGTCGCCTTCCACCCGCATGATGAGATCGCCGTACTGGAAATACCAGTTACCCTCGGCATCCTGTTTGAATGGGCTTGAGTCGCCAAACTCCGCGACGGTCGTTTGCTTCCTGCCACCGTGCCAGCGGTGCTTGGCACCCTTGCGCCAGCCGTACAGGATTGGTTCATGGATGCTTTGGAAGTCAGCCATGCCCAGTGTCATGCTGTTCTTCTTCCAGATGACATTCTGGGAGAAGTGGAAACCGACCTTTTCAAACGCCCAGCGCAGGCCATGGGCCATCTTGTCGGAGTGGCTGATATAGGTCACGCCGCCCGGCTGCATCGCGTCATAGGCGCAGCTCAGGACATTGACGAGGAACTGATTAAAGTCCTCCTCGTTTTTCCAGTCGTTAGCGATCCCGCCAGTGCGCGAGCGCTCGCCTCCGATAGCCTTATCCATGCGCTTATTCTTCTTGCCCACATCGACGTTATACGGGGGATCGGTCAGCATCATGTTGGCCTTCTCGCCCTGCATCAGCGCCAGCCAGCTTTCCGGCTGCTCAGCATCACCCACGTACAGGCGATGAGCGCCCAGCACCCACAGGTCGCCCGGACGGCTCTTTGGCTCATCAGGCAGCGGTGGGGCATCATCAGGATCGCTGTCACCACCTCCTCCCTCCATCGGCGGCAGCTTCATGATCTCGTCCAGCTGCTCAGGGTCGAAGCCGATAACATCCAGATCGTAGTCCAGATCAGCCAGGGCATTCATTTCGATGCGCAGCATGTCCATGTTCCACTCGGACGCCCGGCCCAGCTGGTTATCCGCGATGATGTACGCGCGGCGCTTAGCCTCATCCCAGCCAGTGCAGTCCAGCGTCGGCACCATGCCAATAGGGATCGGCGTGCCATCCGGGAAAGCAATTTGCTTGCCCTCGCTGTACAGCTTCATCGCTGCCAGCTGGCGTCCATGGCCTGCCACAATCCCTTGCTCATCGACGAGGATGGCATTAGTCCACCCGAATTCAAGCATCGACGCGGCGACCTTCTGGACGTGTGCCGGGCTATGGTCATTTGAGTTGTTCACGTAGGGGATGAGGCTATCAACCGGGCGCAGCCGGATCATCGGGGGGATCACGTCCAGCCCCAGCATCTTGTTAAAATCTTTATCAGCCACGTTCGATCACCACTCTAATGTTGGTTTCATTGCCATTGCCCTTATCCAGCCCCCACGCCTTACGCTCCCCGTTCTGGGTGTTGGTCAGCGTTTCGGAGGTGATTTTGGCGAGTTTAGCCAGATCAAAGTTTTTGTCTTTGATGGCCTGATAGGCGAGGGTGCGCGGGTAGTCCCATTCCTTCTGGTGCTTCTCCAGCAGGTTGGCGCGAGCCAGCGCAGCGAACTCGGCGGTAATCTCATCCGCCAGCGCGTTGAGCTCGTCCTCAGTGACTACGCCCAGTTTGGCCCGGCGCTTCTTGAACTCCTCCAGCGCCTCTTTGCTCATCCCGCTCAGGTTGGGATCCTGCTTGCGCCAGCCCTCCACGCGGACTTTTCCAGAAATGGTGTCAGGCGCTACGTTAAATTCCTTGGCGAGAAGCGACGGCGTGGCTTCCGGGTCACTCTCGTAACGGATCCGCAGTGCCGTCCATGCCTCTGCCGACAGCTTGACGCGAGGCTTGCGCCCCGTGGCTTTTGTCTTACGCGGCGTCACCATAATTTCCTCCTTTAGCGCCGTCCTTGGCGCGGGTGTTAATGACTGGATTCCTGACGTTTCTTTTCCTCTGCGGTGCAGAGGTCAAGCAGCGTCTGCGAGTGGGCAGCGAAAGACTGCGCCAGCGTTGAGAGGCTGTTTCTCAGGTTGTGCATGTTGTGCTCATCGGCCTGCACGGCTACATGCGTCAGATGAGCAGCGGTGTTTGCACTGTCCTTTGCCAGCTCCAGCAGGTTTGGGAACGGTGTGAACATCGAACAATTCAGCATCGAGGTTTCGGACATTTGGGGTCTCCTTGCGGACGAATAACTGGTGGAATCGTGCGGGCTGCAACAGGAGCGTGCCGCCTCGCGGCGCGGTAACGAGGTATTGTCCGGCCTGCGGGCGCATCAGGGTAGCCCACTCAGGATTCACCACCAGCGGCGCGATATCCTCATGGAACACGATGACCATGCCTGCGGTCGGGTGCAATTTCATATCCCGGATGCGGTGCGCTGTCACCATGGGCAGCTGGTAGGGCACGCGGGGGCGATAATGGCTCAGGCCAAACGGGCTATTCTTCTGCATGACTTCCTACCCATCCAAACGGGGTTTTATAAAATCCAGCCTCGATCATGGAGGCTTCGGACAGCTTCTTGAGGCGGGCGTACAGCTCAGGCGCTTTTCCGGTGCCAGATTCCTGACCTTTCCGGTAGAGCGCAGCCAGCACATCCCACTCATCCAGATACGGAGCAAGGCGCGGGCAGTTGAGTTTCATCAGATCGAAACGGGATCGCAGCTCCGGCACGGCTTCCATCAGGCGATAACAGCGACCAAAGTCAGACGGGTCATGCGGGATGTCTCCGCCTTTTACCGGGCGAATAGCAGCTTTCAGCATGGTTTTTGATGATGAGCCAGTATCGTTACCCAGCGACCACTCCAGCAGCTTAAACATCGTATCGACTGGCATACTCATGCGCCGGGCCCTCCAGCAACGTGACGCGCCGGGCCATCAGCAGGCCATCCGCCATCAACGGGAGCGGCTGACGGCTTCGGGTATTCGCGGGTGTCATTCACATCGCGCAGGCAGGTGATAGCGCGGTTGTACGCCGTCCAACAGGTTACGCCCAGCTCGCTGTCATGCACGCGGGAGACTACGCCTGTGATTTTGGTTTCCTTCGACGGGTAATTTGCTGTCTGGTCTGGATCATCGCAGGAGGCGACCAGAAACGGCACCAGTGCGGCGATCAGCAGTTTGGCCTTCATCATTGGGTTGTCCTTGTTAAAAAGCGCTCAGAGAGCGTCTGAGCGCGTTATGGTTGATTCTATTCTTTTTTGCGACTACTCGCCAGCAGCAAGCGGAACAGCGCATTGATGACTAGCATTAAACGGGTATATCAGCCCGCACTTGTCACAGCACTTTGTCAGGCTGGATCCCTGCCAGTGTTGCAGGTTGTTGTTTGGGTTCCACGGGCTCTTTGGATCCTTCCAGTCGAAAGGCTCGCAGAATGATGCAGGTCTCAGCTCGACTGAATTACTGGCGCATTGATTTCCCCAAGTATGCCAGCCTTGGAGAGATTCACGCGCGAATAGCTCAATGCGTGGCACATCGCCATACAGCTCCTCGATGCGGTGGAAAATCTCTTTCGGCTTCTCGGAGTGCTCGCCCAGACAGGAGAAGATAATCTGGCGCACGCTGGCGCTGGCACGCTCCAGACCTTTGCCACGGACGGCGATCAGGGCGCTTTCCTGATTCTGGCGCGAGTAGTTGCCACCGTTGATTTTTACCTCGGCGTTCAGGAAGTCCAGCAGGTCTTCCCAGTCGAAGAACTCAGACCTATCCAGCTTGCGGTTAAATCGCTCAGGCGCGTTCTTGTTGAACTTCACCCACGTAAACGCTGTCATTGACCGGACATCGAAGCCCCACGCCTCAGCCAGTGCCACGGCCTCCTCGGCGTGCGTGGAGGTGTACCACATCACCAGCACGGCATCATCATCAGCCAGCGTCTCCACGGGCAGGCGCTTCATGTCACGCAGGCTCATGGTCGGGTAGTGGTTCTCAGCCGCCCCATTGCTGATCGTGTTGTTGTACTGCCACGGCGGATCGCACAGGATAACTTTGTACTTACCCACGGTTGCCCCCTTTGATTCGGGCCAGCTTATCGGCGGTGTTTTCGGTCGGCTGATACTTGGCGTTGGGGAATACCTTCGCCAGCACCTCAGAGTTGTTCACCTGATCAATGGCCTCGCACATGCAGGTATAACCAGCTGGCAGCGCGTCGAGGTCGGGGATTTTACCGCACTTACATGGTCTCATGGTCTGATTTCCCCTGATTGCTGGCGTCCAGCGCCTTTTCCAGCTGGTCGATGGCGACAGCCTGCACCAGCTTCCCATACTGACGGAAACAGGTGATGACCTTTCCTGCTTCGTCCCGGAGGTTGTCGATATAGCCGACGAGTGAGCCGCCCTCAGGGATCTCGCACTCCTGCGCTAGCTGGTAATAAATATCGGCAGCGTCCCGGTAAGCGGTCTGCCCGGTTCCCGGCTTAATCAGCAGCTCCTCGCGCAGAGCATCGCGCTCAGTGCTGGTGTTGTGCAGCTGGGTGCGCAGTCGGGCCAGCTCAATCTCCTGCTGCTCCAGCAGTGTGGTCAGCTCGGCATTGGCGTCGCGCTGGCTGTTCAGCTCGGCAGGCTTCAACAGGGCCAGCTGAGACATCAGGGAGTCAATCTCACGGTGCAGCGTTTCAGTGTGGATCTGCCCGTTGCGGTACAGGCGCACCAACGAGTTAAATTGCTTGCGCAAGGTCTCGTAATCCTCGGCGGGTTTCGGGTTGAATTCGGTAGCCATGGTTATTCGCCCTCTTTCGGGGTTGTGGTCTTCTCCGCACGCAGCACCATGCGGGTGCCATCCTCCAGATCCCAGTGAATCTCACCGCCCTCAGCCATCACCAGCTGATACACCAGCTGAGCGGCCTCATTAGTCACATCACGGCCCCGGTCATTGCCGACGCGGTGAAGATGACCGTTATCCATCCGCTTCATCTTCGCCAGCTGGATGGTCTTTGTGAGCGGGGAGAATCCCAGCTCCAGACGCGGGGCGCGTTTGACTTCTACGCCTACTTTGTTAGCCATGGTTAATCCTTGAAAAAAGTTACCCAGTGGGTGTTTGCCCGGATGCCGGACGGATGACCGAAAGCGGGTTTCATTTCCGCCAGTTTGAGCAGCTCGCGGGTTGGCACATGCAGCTCATTCCATTTGAAGATCAGCGTGCCGTGCGGCTTGAGCACGCGCCATGCCTCAGCGAATCCGGCGCGGATGTCATCGCGCCATGTCTTCTTGTTCAGGATGCCGTACTTCTTGCCCTGCCAGCCGTTTGGCCCGCACTTGAGCAAATGAGGCGGGTCGAACACGATGAGGCTAAACGTGGCGTCGGCAAACGGCAGCGCCCGGAAGTCAGCCACGATGTCGGGATGGATTTTCAGCTCCCGGTCATCGCATAAGATATGCTCCTCGTCCCGGATATCCATGAAGACGACGCGGGGATCCTCCCGGTCGAACCAAAACATGCGCGAACCGCAGCACATGTCGAGAATGGGTTTGTTAGTGGTCATGCGGCCTTCTTTTTGGTTTTGTGGTACACGGCCCAGCTCAGGGCATCCAGCTTCTTCATCCCCTTGGTGTCATACAGGAAGATGGTCGGCCTGCCGTTCTCTACGCAGCGCCCATCGGCGTCGCGGGGATTGGCGTGCTCCTCTTTGACCTGCCGCTCCAGCTCGGCAAGGTCATCGAAAGAGTGCTGGGCCAGCAGGTGCGCTTTCCAGCCGTAATTACGGATTTTCACGATCCCGCTCCTCATGCGCCACGCCTGACTCTTTGAGCATATCGGTCGCCGTGTCCAGTGTGACGATCACCCATGAATCTGGGTTCATCATGTCTTCCATCGTGCGCCCGTTGGTTGCCAGCTTGCGGGCCAGCTTCTTCTCCATCTGGTGATTCTCGTCCTCGATCACCTTGATGAAAGACTCAGGGAAAAAGCTGGTCGCCATCTGCTCCAGCGTCCTGCGCAGGCGCGGGGATTCAACAGAGCGCAGGCGGTAGCGGGCGCAGCCATTCAGCGCTTGTCGCACGCTGCGCTTGTCATACTTAGCGGCGGCACGGCACAAATTGAGGATGTCCAGCGTGTCCGGGAATTCAGCGTACTGGCTGAGGCGGATCATCTGCTGGACGGGGCTCAGTTTCATGGGTCGGTTATCCTTGCGTTGGTTATTCTTCGAGTACAGCAGCCAGCTTCTTCCTGGCATCTTTTAGTTGTTGCGCATACATCCAGTCAGTGCCCCCGTACTCGCGGCGAATGGTGATATCGACAGTCCGCCCGCAGTCGAGGCGGCGGCGCAGGTAATACCCGCCATACGGGAAATGCTCATCGGCTGGAATGGGCATATTGGTGATTTTCTTAGACATTGCGGGCCTCTCTCTCTTTGGTGGCAAAATGCAGTTGCATTACACGGTCGTGTAATTCCATTCTGGCATCACGGCCTCGCTTTTTCTCGATGGCATCCAGCAGCGCATAACGGTCGGCCTTGGTCGGGAGGTTCAGCACGTACCGGGCCTCACATTCCAGTAACCATTCGCGGGAATCGCTTGGCACCTGCTGACCATTCACCAGCTCCACCAGTGGGGCCTTCCAGCTGCACGCGTTTCTCGTTTCCATAGTCTGCTCCTTACGTCATATGCGACGTTGATAATACATCATTTATGATGCGACGCAAACAAAAAAGGCCCGCATTAGCGAGCCTTATTGAGATCGAACTTATTACCGGACGGTGTGGATTGTTGCGCCAGCGCTGTTCATCACAAACACGGAGTCGCCGGGGTAGACGAACTGATAAAACACGCCTTTGGTAAACTCGTTATCGTTCAGCGCCCCGCGCTCATGATGCTCGGCATCCAGCACGACAATGCCCAGAGCCTGACCGATCCAGAATTCCGGGCGACGGTGTTCGATCATTTCCTCAGGGTAGAGGATTTTGGTCGCCTCGGCGTCCTCGTAGAATGGAGGATGAAATTCGAGGTAATCATACCCGCCCAGCTCTTTCCAGTCGTTAGTCTTGCCGTAGTTGCAGCACCCCACGGTTTCCTCAACAGGCAGCGAGTTGATGTAATCGCTCTCGCGGTTGTTGCACTCCACCAGATGTGCCATAACCTGATCCCATGTCTCGGAACCGGGCAGCGCGATAACTGGCGTCTTGACCTCATGGATCACCACAACATTGTTGATAATAGTCTTGATAGTAAACATGTCTTTCTCCTGATTTCTTCGGCTTCTGGTTGAATTGCCGCATCGCTGCGGCATCAGGAGAATACTGTCACGACGCATTAAAACTCGTCACCCACGTAAAATACAAGTACCCCACTAACTAACTCCCATCTCCACTTATCATCTTCGATGATTTTTTCTTTATCACCGACATCTAATATCGACTCTTTTCCGAAAACATCATCAACAAAAACAAGCCGCCCATAATCACCGCAAATAATTGGTGCCATTTCTGATATTCCTTCACCATACGAAGCCCAGCCTATAATCGGGACGTAGAATGAATTCAGCCCCTTGAGGTGTGCCGCTGCTTCTACTTTTCCTGCTTCAACCTCCACATACCAGAACTGACCTGCGGGGCATGGGATAAAACTATTTGAATTTATTTTTGACATTATTAATTACCTCTCTGGTCTACGTTGATTATCAATTATTTTATTTAGTTCAGTGGTTAGTAGCCAGTAGCTGCCCCCCGGTCTCGTTATGCCGTCAGGTGCTGGGATTTTTCCCAAAATAACCAAACGCTCTAATTGGCGAATGCTAACTCTTAATTTTTTCGCCATGTCTGGCTTAAAAACTCGCATGGGTTGATTCCTTGCGTAATAGCCGGACGTAATAGACCAGCCATGATTTCGGGGTGATGGTGCCGGGCAACATAGCCGGAAGTTGGGCCACATGCTTATCAAGCACCTCAGTGATTATGGCGTCCCGCGAAGCGGCGGGATCACCATCAATGCGTTGCAGCATTTCAGCCAGGCATAACCGGGCGCTTTGCCGCAGCGCATTTTTCAGCTCCTGCGGCAGTGCCATTATTGCGCCGGGGCCTGCGCGTCACCATCAAGCGGGTGCGCAGCAGGATCAGCGGTCGCGCCAGCTCCTACCAGCTCGTTTTCCGGCCCAGCCACTTCCGGCTTTGGGGTGGCAACATCTGCCGGGTTAGCCTGCCAGCGACGATAGAGATCCATCGCTTTGGCCTGCTCCTCTGCACGCTTCTGGAAATGCTCGCCAAACTCGCGCGGGTAGAACCAGACATCATCGATCAGGTTGCCGATGCCAATAATCTGATTCCCCTGAATGGCGATACGGCACGCCTGACCATTCAGCGCTTCCCACGTAGCCACTCCAACGGTGCTCAGCACGCGACCGATGTACGAGATACCGAAAGCAGTCTGCTGGTCTTCCTGCTCCATTGACTGCGCATCAGCGTGCAGGATGTAGCCGCCAAAGTTAACGCCCAGATTAGCCGCTTTCAGCTGAATGGACGAATTCATGGTAGAGCCATCCCATCCCAGCTGGGTGTTAACGATACGGGCGTTGAGCACCTCAACCGGGCGCTGTTCAGTGGTTTGTTCCATGGTAAATCCTTATCGGGTTTGTTTTGAATGGTCGAGCTCGGCAAGCGCCTCACTCATCTTTTCGAGTGCTTCAATCATCTGCCCACTGGCTGACAGTGGGCCGCGCGTGCTGGCCTGTTCTGTCAGCAGCTTGCAGGCATCAACAACCTTCCTGATAGCTGGCAGGGAGCCCATAGACAGCATCTGCATGAAATAGAACTCCCCCGGCATGATGGTTGACAGCATTTCGCCGCTGCCTGCCGGATCTCTGCGGCCTTCTTCCTTACGCTGATAATTGCGAAGGGTATGGCCCAGCAGGTCAGCCATTGCCTGCTGCGTCATGCCTGCGGCAATGCGGGCCTCACGTACTTCTGCCCCGGTGATTTTAATCATTGGTGTTTCCTGCTTAGTTCAAAGGTACGGCAAGTGTAGCACGTCATCACTGACGCAATCCAGCATTCTGGTAGTTTGCATACTTGGCGTCGGTCGCCATTTCATCCAGCATCGCCCGCAGGCCGCTGACGCCGTGACGCATGATCCCAAAGTGAAGGGCGGCGTGCAGGAATACATCGGCGTTGTTGTCTCCTTGGCGATTGACGCGGGGGATGATGGTCTTGCTGTTAGACATCCCGGTATCGACGGGGATGATGACCTGCCCGCCCAGCTGGGGAGCACGCTCGCCCGGCAGCATGTCGCGCAGCCAGCGCTTACACGCAATGGCCTGCTCCAGCGCCTTTTCAGCCGTGCGGTGCTCGCTGACAGTGGCGGCGTGGCACAGTGCCCCGTTAACCATGCCGGACAGGATGACGCGACGGCCTTTGGTCGCCACAATCAGATCCGCGTAACCTTCGGCCTTGGCCTGCTTCACGCACGCGGCGAGGTGGTGTTTGCTTGGTGCGCTCTTAGCCATTCTCGCGGTCTCCTCGCATTGCCAGAATCATATCGTGTGCGAACTCGGCACCTTCCAGCGTCTTGAGATACTTCTCAGCTTTTTCCTGGTCGAATTCATCAAATACCTTATCGCGGTTGCCTTCGCCCACTTCCCCCTCAGGGAATGAGAAACCCATATCCAGCTCAGCATCCTGAGCCATAACAATCAGGGACAGCTTTGGGCGGTCGTCATCATCGAATGACTTCTTAACGAGCAGCTGGCGACCGTGCGCCTCGAATACTTTTGCAAAACGTTCCATGGGGAATCCTTGGTTGTCGGTTGGTGAAGTTTTTATTATACGCCATAGGTGACACGCCAACAATGACGCATAATAAAAAAGCCCCCGCAGGGGCTTCTAATTACAGATCGGTTTACCAGCCGTATGAAGCCCCGACGCCGACTACAAAGTTATGCTGGGTGTCGTTGGACACGGACGCCTTAATAACGGTGTTCTGAGAGGCGCGGGCAGAGAAGCCGACAGCCAGCGCAGATTCGCCATCAGTGTTACCAGCGCCAGCGCCGATAGCAAAGGTCTGGTGCTCCAGTACCTGCGGGATGTTTGCCATGGCGGCGACGCCTGCGATACCTGCTGACGCACGTTTGCGGTTGTCATCGATCTGCTTGTTCAGGTCGGCAAACTTGCTATTGGTCTGCGATTCCAGCCCCTGAATGCGCTGCTCATGGTTGGCAATATCGGCGGTGTTCTGGGCTACACGCTTATTGGTCGCATCCAGAGCCTGACGGTTCGCCTCAGAGTGGGCATACGCCGCATCAGCGCGAGACTGCGCATACGCGCCAGTGTCCTGCGCCTGTTTCACGCCAGCGCTCAGCGTGGTGAACTGGCTTGAGCGGGTGGAGGTCTCAGCCGCCAGAGCGGAATCCTGACGCTGCTGGTCTACAGCAAAATCAGCCTGGTTGACTTTGGTCGCCAGAGCATTGGTGTTGCTGGTAATGCGCAGGTCATGGTCAGCCAGTGCCGCATCATGCTGCTGGTCGGCAGCTTTGCGGTCATTGGTCTCATTGGTAAGAGCCACGCCGTTACCCACTACGCCTGCCAGTGCGGCATCCGCTTTATCACTATTCGTGGAGATCAGCGCATCCTGATCGTTGTCGCGGACTGCCTGTGCAGCCTTATCGGCATCATACGCGGTCTGGTCAACCTTATCAGCCAGGCCATTCAGTGCCGCCTGCGCATCGGTCTTGGCAGAGCCAGCCAGATTCAAAGCAGAGCTCGCTTCCTGCTGTGCGGCGTCCGCTTTCTGGTCAACGGCGATCACACCCAGCTTGGTGCTTTGCAGGTCGGCATCCACACTGGTGATGCGGTCGCCCAGTTGAGTATCGCGGGTTTCAGAGTCCAGCTTGTTCTGGGTGATTTGGTTCTGGTGATCGTTGATCAGGTCGCTGGTTACATTTGCGCGGGCGTCCTGAATGCGGTCATATGCAGACGGGGACGGATTCGGAGCAGCAATCGCTGCGGAAGTGGTGGCAGTAAAAGTCAGAGCGATAGCCAGCTTGGTCAGTTTCATTTAAAGCCTCATTATTAGGTGGTTTATTGGGTGTTTCCCGTGTTGACGAGGAGAACTATACGGCACGCATGACGCGTCCGCAATAGCGCAATGATAAATTTTCCGTATTATTCCGCTGGAATGATTCAGGGGACTGATTGGAAAGGAGATTTATTTTAGCCCCCGTGGGCTGGGGGCTAAAGATTAGCGCGGGATGAATGGCTTCTGGGTGAAGACCTCAGCCTGAGGGAAGTCAAAAGAGACCTCCGGTGCCATTGCCTGAGAAGGCAGTGACTTGATGTGCTGGGATCCATCTGGCAGGAATACGCCAGCAAGGTAACGCGGCACCTGAATGACGTTTGCAGCCAGTGCATAGCCCGGTGGTGCTGCGGGATTAACGGTATCGTCGATTGTAGCCATGGGTAAAAAGCCCTCGTTATGTCTGAGGGCTCCAGTATGCCGTCACTACCTCCGGCGATTAATCTCATGGTACAGCGCAGCCATAAAAATACCGATGGCGACGGGCCAGCACAGCATGACCATCAGCAGCGTCTGGGGTGGCATCTTCTTCCCGGCGATCCCCATTTTGTCTGAGATGAAGTCAATCATGATAACTGCTGCGCCTATCAGCAGCGCGACAGCACCGTACACTTGCAGCTTCTCCAGCCAGAATTCACTCACTGCCATGGCTCCTCATACCAGGTGGAAAGCGCCACATATGCGGTGACGGGCCAGAGCGCCGCCTGAATGAGCAGGAAGCCCACGGCTTTACGCTTCGGGTGCATACGCGGCACCCATTTGCGCAGGCCCAGCAGCAGCACCACTAAAAAGCCAGCCCAGTACAGGGCCAGCGATACGATGATTTCAGTCTGCATTGTGCAATGCCTTCCCGATCCGCTCGATGCCTTTCAGCGCCTGCTCCAGATTGTCAAAGCCTGCGGCCTTCACCATCTGGTCGATGCGCTCAACGGCGTCTGTCATCTGGTTGCCCATGTCCAGCAGCAGGATAACCAGCTCAGGCCGGACGATATCGACAAATTGCCGCACCGCAGCACGCCCGGCTAACGTGTCCTGCCAGTCTCCGTGGATGGATGACAGCACGGTGGCCGCCACGCGCATCTTCACCTCATGCTCCGGCGTGATGTCGGTCATCGGCGCACGGGGTTCAGCTTTGTGAATCGGTCGCGCGGCTTCGCGTTGTCCACGATAGCTTTGACGATGGCCTGCGCTTCTTCTCGCGTTCTTACGTTTTGCTGGCTTGAGGTGTCCGATTGAGACTGGCAAAGCAAATCCTCCATGGCTTTCATCACAGCGTCCCGCTGGGCTTCCAGCAGGTCGATTTTGTCTTGTTGTTTCTGGTGGCGCTGGTACGAGTGCCAGTTACCGCCTTGGCGCATACTCAGCTGGATATCCCGCACCTCATCCGGCGTCAGCACAGTCAGCGGCTGCTCCGGGGTGAGGATCATGCAGTTGTTTTCCCAGTCCATGCCGCGCATCAGGGCTTGAGCCTCGACGTGCGGGATTGGGCCCATCGTGCTGTCACGCGGGATGACAGGGATGATCAGGCGCTCAGCAGGGTGAGTGCTGCGGGAATTGTCCGCCAGTGCTTCGAGGGCTTTGGCGGCGGTAATCGGTTCAAGCGGTCGGGCCATTGGGTTTCTCCGGTTGATAGATAACTGATTCAATCCAGTGGGCATCATCCCCCATGCAGTGACATTTGCTCTCCAGCGGTTCATCCAGCCCCTCAGCCTCGCAGGAGGAGCAGGTGAACAGCTTGCGCGGGTTGCCTAACGTTGCGTGCTGCATTCTCATGGCGACGCGCATACGCTGGTTTTCTTCCTGAGTCTCTTTCAGCTCATCCAGCAGGGACTTGATGCGCTCGGCGTTCCATTCCTCATCGGTCTGGTCGTACAGCTTGCACGCGCCCATGTAGTCGCCGGGACTGTTTTTCTTGTGCTCGATGATCTCCACGGCGAGGTCATACATGCGCTGCTTGTCAGCCTGGCTGATTCTGCTCATCCGGCCCCCCAAGCGCATATTTCAGGTAGTCAGTATCTCCAGTGTCACGGTGAGCCAGATTGCCCTGACTGTTTGTGACAAACTGACCTTTAGGCAGGTAGACACGCGGGAACAGACCATGCCATTTCCCCTCGGTGATGGTTGGATGCCCACCCTTGAGGTGCGTCGGGCCGCAGGCGCTACACAGTTTCATGCCTTCTCGCTCCGGCGCATAGCTCCAGTCAAACGAGCTCGGCGCGTGGTAGAACATGCCTACGCCGCACGCGGTGTTTTCCGCACAGCCGCAGCGCTCACATTGGAAGATGCTCATCAGTGAACTCCCAGAATCAAAATCGGTCGCAGCTTCGCCAGCACGGCAAAGCCGATAATCAGGTATGCCAGCAGCCATCGCACATCGGCCCAAGTCATCGCGGTGCGGCCTGCAACATGCCAGCGGTGAATCTGCCAGAGCGGAAGCAGCAGGAAGCACAGGATCAGCGCCAGCATGACGCTTTGCCCTGTCATCGCGCTTTCTCCTCCTCCAGAGTTTCCTCAATGATGCGCCCGGCTACCCAGTTGCTCAGGTTCTTGCGGGACGGAAGTCGCTTATAGCGGCCTTTGTGCCCGTTACGCTGCCCGCGCTGGGAATTCCAGCGGCGCAGGGTTGGCGCGTTGATTTTGGGCGGCAGCTTGGTCGGTTGAAGGGCCAGCTGTAATGCGGCGAGATACTGCACGCAGCTCTCATCGACGTTAGCGTCTGGGCCGATGTTAAGCCCGGTCTCGTTATTGAGCACCTTGCGCACCAGCTCCAGCGGCATGTTGGCGATGCGTGCCGCCAGCTCCGGTTGGTGCTCATTGAGCCATGCGGTCAGGATTGCGCGGCTCATAAGACTACTCCAGCAGGAATGGTCATCGTTGGAATCCTTGGGTAATGTGCCGGGCGGTGTGCCCGGCCTTGATGAGACAATAGCGGATTATTTACGTCTTGTACAGCGTAATTATTTGGCGCGTGTCAAAACTGCGCTGTAAGTGGTCATCGGGTGGATCTCGTAGCAGCCATTGCAGAGCAGGTGATTGTTAGTCATATGCAGGTGCCCGCAGCCATCACAGCGATAAACTGTCTGCGTCAGCGCATTGGTGCCACCCTCGCGCAGCCAGAGCGGTACGGCGGCGATCCGGTTGTGCAGCTCGCCAGCCTCCTCGCAGCACTCGTTGTGCGCCATCGCCTCATTGCGCATGTCTTCCTCGGAACCAACGCAGCTCTCGGAGTAGTAAACCTTTCCGGTGTCCACGTACATCAGGCCCCACGTAAACGGCTCATTGCGGTCGGCAGCAGTGCAACGAGCCGCAAGCGCCTCGGCTTCCTCGGCAATGCGCTCGGCGTTTTTCAGGTGCTCGGATTTCATGGCTTGGCCCTCAGTTGGTTGATGACCTCCAGCACATCCTCCAGCGCGATGTGTGAAGTGGTGTACTTCTGCGGCAGCGCCTTGAGGTTGGAGATCAGGCGATTCACCTCGATCACATCCGACTCCGGCGCGAGGCGGCACATCACCTCAGGCAGTTTGCAGTTGATTGGCTCGCCAGCGAACAGCGGCAGGACGTACAGCCCGCCAGTTTCGTTGCAGTGCTTCACCGCATCTTCCTCGCTCCACAGGAGATAGGTCTGATATCCGTGGACATCCACCCAGAAGCGCGGGCGCGGTCGCAGGGCTTCGGCAATGCAGCGGATCAGGCAGATGGCGTTGTCCTCGGTAGTGTCACCCATCAGGTTCTGGATGGCGTCGTGAACATCGGGGAGGTCGCTGATCCCCTTGTAGTCCTGCCAGCTCATGCCAGTGTTGATGGGTGGCTGCTGAGTCAGGCGCTCGATTCCATCCAGCGCAATACGCATCGCTTGGATTGCCGCCTGCCCGTCTGGCAGCGTGCCATAACGTTCGAAGCAGTCCAGCAGGTTACGCATGATTTGCGGGGTCAGCTCTTTGTAAGCGTGCTCCAGCGGGCCAGTGATCAGTTTGGGTTTTTTGCACATGGTGCGGCTGTAGTAATCAGACCAGATCTCAGGCTTGACCGTACCAGTCTGCTTTGGCTGGCTGTAGGCGTAATGTTTCAGAGCGCCCACGGTGGCGCTGGCAGCGTGCTGCGGGTGACTGATAGCGCCCAGAGCCGCGCCCAGCAATCCACGCGGGACGGTGATCGGGTCGTTGTCGTCCTCCAGTGATGCGACGGTCTTCGCGGTCAGCTCCGGGGTGATCTCCGGTTCAGGCTTCGCGGTGCTCCAGCCGTGATGGTGCATAAACGCGGCATAGGCCATCACATCGCGCGGGTCGCCTTTCTGGATGTGGTGCATCAGATCGGCGCGGCAATCGTCCTCCCAGTCGTGGCGCATCCAGCCTACCGGGTCAGCCTTGCGCTTGTTCTGCGCGGCGAGCAGCTTATTGCCCAGCGCCTGCGCGGTATCGACGATCAGATACTGCGTCGAGCGGGCCAGCCCTTCCGGCAGCTTAACGGTGAAGTGCTCCATGCCATCCGGCCCCATTGCTGGCTCGGCTTTGCGGCTGGCATCGCGCAGCTGGTCGATCAGGGTGCGGATAAGTCCGCCGTAGTTCGGTGCCAGCGCCAACATGGCGTTATCCAGCTCATAGCCTGCGTCGGTGGAGTGCTCGCCAGCGGCCTCAGCTGACACTGCTCTTTCGTACAGGTCAGCCAGTTGTTGCTCGGTGTAGGTGCTCATTCGGTTCGATCCTTGGTTTGTTGATATGCCACCGCGCCAGCTCCGGTGACAACGGTCTGGTGCCAGTGGTTTGGCTGCTTAGCCGCAGCCCGTGGGTTGGCAAAATCAATTAGCCCCAAGCGGTACAGCACTGGGATGCTGGGCGCGTTTACTGGTGTTGTAGTGCGGAACCATTCCCCACGGGACACGCCGATATCTGGCCTGTTCTCGTGGGCCTTCTTTCCATCACCGCGCAGGCTGTAGCTGGTGCCGGACATAATGCGGCGCAGGGTGTAAACCTGCGCCATGGTCAGCTTTGGAGGCTTAACCATTGGTCTTCTCTTTCGCGTTGATAGCGTTGATATGCGACTGCACCAGCGCACGGATAGCCGCCATGACAGGAACAGGCGGACGGTTCAGCTTATCGCCGCACAGGTCATCAATCGCGCCGATGATAGCCCGGTCGGCGTTGCGCTCGGTCATCACGGTGCGCAGCAGCTCGTCGTGTTTGTGCTGGGCGACGGACAGGCCCTTGATGAACGTGTACAGCTCAGTAACGTTGTCGCGCCAGTCGTCTTTGACTTCCAGCTCATAGTTGCCGATCAGTGTGGCGATTGCGTTGCGCGGCGCGTTGAATTTCTCCTCCAGACGGTTAGCCAGCACCTCCCACGGATGGTTGGCATATGGCGCGGCGTCGGTTGCTGGGCTATCCCACTCTACCAGCTCACAGATGCGGTCATGCAGGATCATGGCACCGCCGCGATAGCGGGTGATGGTGTTCACGTAGTCACGGATGCCGATCAGCAGCTCAGGGAGTGACGGCAGCATGTCAGGGGTGGACGGCTGAATCATGCAGAGCGCCATCACTTCGCGCTTGAATGGGTCAAGTGTAGTCTGCGATGACCGGACGCTGGTCAGGTCGTTAGCCAGCTTGGTGACGAGCGCCGGAAGCTCTTTCGGATTTTCGACGACGACGCCCAGCACGCGCTGGATATCTTTCAGGGTGCAGTATGCAGTGTCACGCTCGCCGCGTGCTAGTGCCAGCTCCTGATCAGCTTTAGCCAGCTGGCCTGCGGTCTCTTTGTTGGCTTCGCGGGACTGGCGCAGATTGTCGAACAGCTCCGCCGTGATGGCAGGCAGATCGCCGTATTCGTAGTCCGGGTCAACCTCCAGAGAGGTGCGGATGTCGTGCAGGATGGTTTTGCAGTCAGCCAGATCAACGGTGGCATCTGCCAGCGCGTTGGTGCGCTCGGTCAACAGGTCGGCATTCTCTTTGAAGTTGCGGACGTAGGTCAGCAGGCTGCTCGGCGTTGCATCAAGCTTGCCAGTGATACTGCGCAGCTCGTTGATGATTTTGGTGTGCTCACAGGCGATCTTGGCGCTTTCGTCAGCCCTGACCTTAACTGCCATGACAGCAGCCACCGGGCCGCTACTGGTCGGGATCATGAAGCGCTCGCGCAGCTGGCTGATAGCTTCGCTGTGCTCATTCAGTGCGTGATCCGCCTGGCTGAATTTGGCTTGCAGTTTTTCATGTTCTTGCACGACTACGCTGGCAATCATCTGAGGGTCGGATGACTTGATGCTGAACTTTTTGCCGATGACGTTAAGCGCCGCACGCAGCGAGTCGCAGGTATCGCGCAGGTCTTTCTCGCGGTCAGTCATTTCAGCAGGCGCTACGGCTCGCGGGTCTGTTTGAACCACTGTAACGGGTTGCCCTTCCATGGGGTAACGCAGCTGAATTGAAGCGCCTTTGATAAACAGGTCTTCGGTGTCGATGTGCGCAGCCATGTTCAGCAGTGCGCAGACGCGCCGGGCGATCACTTCCTCAGACGGTGGCACGCCGCTGTTTTCCGGGATAGTGATGATTGACTCGATGGTATCACCGCCGCCCTGTGCATGGGGCATACGGATAGCAATGTCGTGGATGCCGCCGATGAGGCGCGTGGTGTACATCGGGGCAGATGGGTCGGGTTTGATAAGCATTGCCATGATGGGCTCCTTTTGAGTGAGCCCCCACGATACAGCGTCTTAAGGTTAATCGCAACGCATTTTTGCGGCAGTCAGGACGTAAGTCACTTCGGCAGCTCGGTGGCCACAATCTCAGCCGGGAAGTCAGGCGACGGGTGCGGATTCACCACGCAGCGGATCCCCATGTTAACCGGGGCGGCTGATTTGGCACGGTTGCGGGGCTTGCCCATGATACCGCAGCAGCAGAGCACGCTGGCGTCGCGTCCGTATGCCACAGCGCCGCAGTGGGTGCAGCGGTAGTTCCGGTCTTTGCCCTCTCCCTCAGAGCTCACGATACGCCCAAAGCACTTCTTGCAGATGTGGGGCTCAAGCGCCCACAGGTCGGAGGTCTTTTTTTTATGTTGCGAGTCGGTTAGTGCCTCGCTGTTTTTGGGTGATGCGCACATTAAAACAATTCTCCTTGCACTGGTACGACTCCGTAGCCATCTGGTCTGACCACCCGAAGCCCAAAATATACCTGCCGCGTGTTGTCCCGTAGTGCCCCGATAATCAGCTCATCGACTGACACAGCGCGTTGCTTGCGAACCGTCACCACATTCCCCCCGGTCATCACCGTAACGGCATGAGGCACCAGAGGGGGGTGGTTGAGGGGCTTGCGACCACGGGCATTCTTGCCGATGACGCACTCTCTCTCACGATTCCAGCAGCTAACGCAGATGTCATGCCCGATGAGCCTGAGGCCAGTACGTTGACAGCGTGAACAGATGGGGATTCCGCACAGTGAAGACTGGGCAATATCACCCTCTCCGGCGTGATGGGCACCGATGGGGCATGATTTGCACAGCTGGGAGCATTCAGGAGACTTGTTGTTATTGGTTTGAGACCAAAGAGCGGCGCAAGACGAGACCTGCAAGGAGGCGCTGCGTCTGGCGCAATGAAACATCGGTTTGCCTGGTAATTCTGGCAATGTGAAGTATTCGATTGGTTCCATGAGAAAACTCTCACCCGTTCGTCTTAGTCGAGCAGAGTATAGCGCTTTTTTGAGGTGATGGAAGCCGTGACGGCTTGGTACAGCGTGTTGCAGTGCGAAAAAGTGGAATTGTCACAGAAAAATAGCCAGACAGAGCCACATAAATAAATAAATAAATATAAATAAATTATATAGTTAGTTAGTAGTAGTAGTAAGTGTCTGTGTTGTGCTGTGACTGTGTTACGGCTGTGACGGTAAATCTATACCATTACGCGACTCAGGATGCCTATTACAGTATATCAATATCCTTACAGTAATTATTTTATTACTCTATAGGGGTATTTCTTTAGTTCTCTATATCTCCCTCGCATTTTTACTGTCCCACCGTCACAACTCCCACGCAAGCCGCGTCATTGCTGGATTTTTTGCGTTACTCAGGCACTGACACAGCAACTGGTGCAACTGTCCCCGCGTCACAGAAAAACCAAAAAAAAGCCCGCTTGCGCGGGCATTATCATTACTCTGTAACGAATTAATTAAAAGTAGTCATCTTCCGCCTCGCCGATGGCCTCGCGTATTTTTTTCATGGCCTCCTCGGCTGATTTTAAGTTAAGTATTACATCGTCACGATTATATTTCGGTTGGTTGTCCTGCACATCGCGCATGAGCCTCAGCATTGCGTTGGCACCGCGCACGAATTTATCCGTGTATTCCCCTTCGACTTTGGTCAGGTCAACGCTAGGGTTGAGGGTCAGCAGCATCGCCTCAAAGCGCTCATTGTTGACCTCAGGGATTTCCATCGCAGGCACGCGGCGTGCAGATACCAGGATGCGCCCGGCGATAACCTCGGCGTCGTTCTTAATCCACTGGTGAACCTGCGGGGCATGAACCTTGAGCGCTCGCGCGAATTCAGTCTTATTGTCAGCGTAGTAGAGCGCGATATAGGTCGAGAGTTTCATCACTATTTCCTCAGAATAAACGCCCGGAACACGGGCCAAAACAGAATATCGAATAGCAGCCAGAACAGGGCCAGCCCCACACCCAGCCACCACAGATCGCGCTGCTGGCTGGCATCGAAAATCATAAACGCCGGGATAAAGAGCAGTCCGAAGCAAATCAGCACGCTCAGCAGCTCACAGGCGCGGTTGATTGACTTAATCACCGTATCGCCCCCCGTTATACGTTGCGCCTTTCGGCAGGACGGTGCAGGACTCGGTTTTGTAGCTATGCACGCTGCGGTCGTAATGCGGAATGCTGGCGGTCAGCTTGGCGCACTCGCGCTCGGCGTCGGCGGGATCCGTGAACACCGCCAGCAGGGTATCGCAGGCATCATCGTTACCGTAGTCCGTGTGGAAATACAGCGCGGTGGCCGGATGCTCTCCAATCGCCTGCTGATATGCCGCCATATGTTCGAGGCAGGCAATGCAGGTTACTTCGCCGTCCTCGATCAGCGGTGCATCGGATTCATGCGGCCCTCCCGGCGTGCCCATATGCCAGCCGCACGGGGTGGCGAGGCGGCGGAACGTCACATACAGATGCGCAGTGCCTTGCGGGTGGAATTTGATGGTTTTCATGATTTCATGCCTTTCAGGTTATCGCGCAGGCCCAGAGCAGATCCCAGCGTCAGACTAAACAGGACGGCGAACAGAGCGCCGACCATTACCATTCCCGGCGCGGAATCGCTGCCATCGTACCCGGTAGCGCCTACCCAGAAGCCGCCCAGAGCCAGCACCGCAAACAACGCAGTAAAGAAGCGGGCCATGCTGTAAAGCTCACGAATTCTTTCCACGTTATTCTCCTTTATAAAACTCGTTAATCACATCAATTTTGCAGTGCTGCTCTACCTCGCGCAGCTGCTGCTTGTAGCGTGCAGGCATCCCGTCTTTCATGCGGTGCCATTTCAGGTCGGTGAGCAGGCTGTACCACTGTCCGCCACACTCGACGAATTGCCCGGCATCGCACGCATAGCGGGTGCCTTCGATCAGGTAATACTGCGGCGTTTTCTCGCCTTTCGCCGGGTCGCCCAGCTTGGTGGCCCGTGCAGGCGATTTGCCGTAGCCTACCGCCGCAATGCAGCGTCGGGTCAGGTGCTCAGCGGCAGGATACCAGTACCCGTCATCGTGCAGTTTCAGCGGGTGCGCCTGCGGGTCATCCGGGATCAGGAAGGCATCACCGTGATAGTTGTACATCGTGCCGAAAACGGCAGGCTTGGTCGGCTCACGGTCGGCAATGAAGCGCTTAACCTTGAAGCCTTCCATCACGTCAGGCGTAACACCGTGGCGTGCGCAGATGTCAGCCAGTGCGGCCTCAGCCTCAGCGCGGAATGATTCAAACGCGGCATCCGGCAGGCGTACCATTGCCCAGTCGATAGCCTCAGCAGCCGGGCCAGTGAGCAGGGTGTATTTGGACATAATTAAAATCCTCCTGGTGCATTAGCAACGCGTTTCAGATGGTCGCGGTATTGCGCTTTGGTTTCGGTCATCAGCTCAGCCGGAACCTTACGGATCAGGGTGAATTGCTCGCCTGCGAGGTTGTAGCAGATGAAGCCGATCCCGTGGGAGCCGTCACCAAACTGGCGACCGGACACGCGCACGGCGATCCTTTCACTTTTGCCGTTGGTAGCTTGCGACATCGCTTTTTTGAGGATGTCAGCGAAGGCTTTCGCCTCCGCACCAGATAAAGTTTTCATCAGCGATCCCCTTCGTGGGTTGCGTCTTCAATCTCGCGGAGGCTTTTCCCTTCCGCCAGTGCTTTGGCCTGCCAGTAGTCGAGGCATCCCATCTGCGCTTCCATCTGTTCTTGATGCGCGGCATCCATCCAGCCAGCGTTTTCCAGATGGCGCTCATATGCGGCATCCGGGTCGCCGTGGTCGGCAAACTGCTCATACAGGTGGTCTTCGGTCTCTTTCTTCCACTCGGTGAAAGAGGCCAGCGCCGCGTTGAGCATCACCGGAGAATTGGAGAAGAACAGCGCCTTTTTCTCGGTGCGCTCAGCGCTGCCAGTCAGGGCCCAGCGCAGCACGACCACTTTGCCTTCGCCGCCGATTTCAACGCTCAGGTTATGAGCCGGGGAGCTCATGATCAGCTCGGTTAACAGCAGCTCAAATTCGGCCTTGGTCATGCGCGGTGCGGTGCGTTTTATGTTGGTCATTTCGTTTATCTCGTTACCTTGGGTTGGTGAGATAAATATACGTCATGCGTGACGGGTGCGCAAGGAGAAAATTACACAATAACGAAAATATTATTGTTTGTTTGGACCCATGGTTAGGGGCCGGAGAGATTAGTTACAGCGGACGGTGCCAAACGAATCGCGTCGGCAGGTGCTGCCATCGCTTCCCCGCGTCGTGCCGAAACTGTCCGTGCGCCAGCTGTTCCCATTGTTGTCACGGGTGGTGCCGAAACTGTCCGTGCGGTACACGGAGCCATCGCTGCCGCGCGTGGTACCAAACGAATCGGTGCGCCAGCTGTTTCCGTGATTATCGCGCGTTGTCCCGAAGGAGTCCGTGCGGTAGGTGGTACCATCATCACAGCGCGTGGTACCGAAGGAGTCAGATCGGCAGGTCAGCGCTGCGGCGTTAAAGCTGGCGGCAAGCGCCAGCAGGAGGATCAGTTTCTTCATAAGTACCTCTCTTAATAAAAATTGGCACATTGCCCCATGCGTTGCCACGGCTTGCATCGCCTTTCCCGGCCAGAGCATACCGCTCCCGGCAAAATATAATTACATCGCTATATCCACGCTCACATGAATATAACGCTGTATTAGCCCTTACCTCACCTTACCTCACCCTACCTCACCTTACCCTGCCATACCCGACCTCTGCTTTACTTCGCTATGCGCCCAAATCAGACGCATAACGCTGTATTAGCCCATGCCGCACCCAACCTCACCCTACCATACCCCACAAAGCCGTACCCAAACTTTACTTCGCTTTACCCCCGCGAACAGAGGTAAAACGCTGTATTAGCCCTAGCCTCACCCCTCCATACCGTGCCGTGCCTGACCGAACCGGGCCTTACCTCGACTTTATTTCGCTTTCAAATTTAATATAATTACGAACCAAAGACTGCATCTCGAATGTCTTTAATTTTCTTTTTATTCCCGCCTCCATCCAGTTTCATTTTGGCGTCGGCTAACCTGTTTTTTTCATGGTTAGTCATGCTGTCATCGCGGAGATTATTGAGCCGCAAGCGTGCCTTTTTATATCCACGCCTAATGGTCTTTTGCAATTCATCGACAGCTACGCTGATTGCATCAGCGGCTGAGATCTGCTGATAGCCGATGCCAATAACTGCACGGAACTGAATTTTATGTTCCTCAGCCATGTGACGGAAAAATTCAGTCCGTCTTTTGAGGAATGTAACCTCCCATTGCTGGTGATCTTTTCTTTCACCAGAAGAAGGATAATCCGGGATTTCAAGCGCGGACTCAAACCAACAGGTTGGGGTTACATCGCCGTCTTTATTTCCGTTAGCGATATATTTAGCCGCTGCTCTTTCTGCAAACCCAGACTGCGGACTATCTTCATCGAGAGAAATATCAATATTGTCAATATCAATCATTTTATTCCACCTCGTCAGCGTAAATCACATCAAACCGCCCGAACTTTGGCCTGTAGTCGCAAATACCGATTTGAGTACCAGCTTCGATAAGTGCTTTCTTAACATCATGTGCGTCGATGTTTTTTTCATCGAACTGGATAATAAATTCCAGTGACCATTCATTAAATCTTGGTCTATAGCGCATAATTTTAGCCGCCCCCACCTTAACAGAGCGGGCATCATAGAATTTTTTATCCCACAACGACTCGATGCTTTTAGGCCCGTTATAAATAAGCGGGATTTCGAGGCCGACAACCTCAACCGAACGCTTAAATAATGTTCCCAGCTTTGAAAGTTTAGCCGCTCCAATAAGAGCCGCTTCCACGATAGTTGTAGGGATAATAACTGATTCATCCCCAGCTAAATAAAGCGATGAGCGCCATTCGCTTTTTGCAATTTCGATATGGTCTTCATCGGTTTTTTTACGTTTAGCTGTCAGCAGCTTGTGCCGCTTCGTCAGCTCATTAAGTGGATCAGCAAATACATCAGCGTGCATAAGGAGTGGGCGGGAGCCCTCGATCTTGCATTTAATGAAACTCATATTTCTTACCTTGCCTTGCGTTTGAATGTGAAAGGATTATCCATACAGTAACTGCAAAAATCAACATCTTTTTTGATGCGCCCTTAAAAAAAAGCCCCGAATAACGGGGCGTTTGTTATCGTTGCAGCAGCAGGTCAACCTGCCGTTTCAGGGCGGAGATCTCCCAGTCCTTTTCCTCAATCGCTTTATTCTTCTCGGTCAGCACCTGACGGCACATTTCATTCAGTTTGAGGACATCCTGCCTGACGCCTTCGATTCTGGCGTCGCGCTCGGCTACCTTGCAGCGTTCGAGGTGGAGCGCCTCGCAGGTTTTGCTGTGCGCATCAATCTCAGCTTTATAGGCTAGCTTAGTGGTCTGGTGATCTTCCTCTGATTTTGTCAGGGCCAGCCGCAGGCGCATCAATTCCAGCATATCGTTGCCGCCGAAACTAAACGGATCCTGATAGCTGTGCTGCGTGCGGCGATATTCGCGCTGCTCAGGCTGAACCTTTGCGCCGGGCACGTTGATAGTGCGCAGGTCGATCCCGGCCTGATTGGCATAAGCCACGGCACGACCGAAAGCCGTTGCGGCTTCCTCTTTGTTCGTGGTGCCGTAGGCCAGCGCCAGCAGCTTTTCAATTTTCGCCCTACTCATAAAAACTTCCTCAGGTTGTATCTTGGGTTGTTGCGCCGGATTATAATCAAAAAAGAGGAGATTGGAAGCATATGAAAAAACATTATTCCGAAATAAAGCCCCATGAGGAGGACTTTCTTTATCGTCGCCTCGCTGCTGTCTGTCCGGTCACACAGAATGGCAGAAACATGGATATCGCGCTCCAGTGTGACGGTGACACGCTGACAGCCACCAGCGTCGCCTATGGTTATGGCCCCGTTATCGGGAAATGGGACACGCCAGAACTCAGCGACGGGCGGGTGAAGATTCCGCGCTCATAATCAAAAAAGAGGTTGCGCCACGTATGCCGTAAGGCTATTATTCAGCCATCTACTAAGAGGGACGGAATATGAAAAAGGTACTCATCGCGGCGCTGCTGGTTTCAGCCAGCGCGGCAGCAACAGAAACACCCGCAATGTCGTTTATCTGCCCGATGAGCGACGGCTCTCAGATGGTGATGCGCGTCTATGGCAATGACACCATTGACCTCTTTGAGGAGGGCACTGAACCGGGCGACCGTAAGATGCTGGTTAAGGTCAGCGAAACGCCTCAGGATGTGATGCTGCAAGTGTTTGACCGCAGCTCTCACCAGCTGGTTGGTACCGTCGCGGTTATCAATGGTAAAACCTCCCTGCTGGCTAACGACGCGGACGGCGATTGCAACATTACTCAGCGCCGGGGCTCAAAATGAAAACTGTAGCAGCCATCGCGCTGATCATGCTCTCCGGCGCTGTGCAGGCCAAAAGCACCGCAGGCGAGCAGCATTACCCGAAAGGGATCTACCATTGCGTTGATGAAAAAGCGGGTAACTACCTGCTGCAAATCGGCCCCGGCAACGTGGCGGCGATGGTTGACGCTGAGGATATTGGCGAGCTCCGGCTGGCGTACATTACCGCCCGCGACAAGATCAATAACTTCACCGCTACAATGAACGTTGAAGGCGATTACATTGGCAAAGTCACCGTAACACCGACGACCGCGCTGATTTCTTTCCCTGATAACACCGTGGCGAAGTGCGATAATAAGCGCCCGGTAAACGCTGAGGAGTACCCGGAATGAGAGTATTGGTAACGCACGATCACCCTAACCCGGCATCAGCTGCGGCGCATTGCTGGACGCTGGTCAACGGTGGCTGGCAGGCTCGCACCGTGCAGCGCGACGGTAAACATTTCGTTGAAGTGGGAGCATGGGTTGGCTATGCAAAAAACGCCCCGGCAGCAGGCCGTGGAAATAGCTGAGCAGGCGTATGAGGCGCTGTTAGCCTCCCGGCGCGGTGAAAGTCATCCACGGTTAATAAATTACATGGAGCGCAGCATCAGCGAGCGCCTGCAACGTGCGCAGGCATACGCTGAGGCCAAAGCTCTCGAACCGCAGCGTGAAGCTGTTAAACCTACCGCCAGCAGTGAGCCGCTTGGCCCGGTCGATGAAGCGATCCACCATGGCCCCGGCTGGTCTCGCAGGAGTGACTAATGACTGAAAAAGTAGCTGGAATGACCGCTGAGGAGATCGTGCGCTTCCTCAAAGCGACTATTCAGAAGCATTGCGGCGAACTGCCGAACTGCATCGAAGATTGCAGCCAGACCGATAATTTCCTGATCCAGTCTCACGTTATCGTTGGCGACATCTGCGAGAAGTTTGGCCTGTTTGCAGCACCGGATGAGGACTGGAAAGACTAATGGCAATGCGCGTCACTGAACCAAACACCAACGGGCGCGGTGGAAAGCGGGCTCAGTATAACAAGCTCGAATCGCGCCAGCGTGCCATTGAGAATGGAGATAACACCTACTGGTCGCCGTACCCGTGTAAGCGGGCGGGTCATATCGGCCTGCGTCGTACTAGCAGCGGCAAATGTATCGAATGTGAGCGGATGCGCAGCACTGAGCGCAAGAAGAAGCGCCACGATGATTTCAGAGCCAACATCACCCCAGCACCGCGCAGCCTTGGCGCTTATGCCCTTATGCGCGGCACCGACTTAACCCCGAACACAAAAAAAATGGAGCCGCAATGTCAGCCAAAGACGAAAAACAAGTGATCACCCAAGGTGCCGAAGGCCAGATCGATCCGGTCTCCGGCAAGCGCGTAAAATTATTTATTGATGGTCAGGAGGTGCAGCCTATTGACGCTGACAGCCTGCGCGTCGAGGTACCTGCCAAAGAGACCAAGCCGACAGATCCGCAGCCGGGTGAGACCAAAAGTAAGCACTTCATCCGCCTGTTCCGTGGCGCGTTCTTCGGGCCAAACGCCATGCGTAACCACTCCGGCCTCAAGTTGAAGAAAGGGAAGCGCAAATGAAACTTGAAGACACCCAGACGCGCACCATCAAGATCTGGGATCTGCCGGAGTATTACGACATCATCCTGGTGAATCTCAGCAACACTTATCCCGGAGCCGGGCGTCTGACACTCACCGCCGACAGCGACAGCTGGAGCCACTACTGGAATGCTATGGGCGAGGATCGCCCGCTTGAGCAATTCCTGCTGGACACCAACGTGGATTACATCGTCATGAAGCTGGGGAACGGAATCAGCAGCACGCTGGATGAGCGCGACGATGAGCAGTGCGCCAAAGCCATCCAGCGGGCGATCCTCAAAGCTCGTCGTCGTGGAGACATCACGGCGGCAGAAGCTCATCAGGCTTACTTCGACATCGAAGGTTGCGAGAATATTTATAATCGCTGGATGTATACCGATGATTTTTATGCCTGTGGTCGCGTTGACGATGACGATATCAAATGGCCTGAGCCACCATCTAACCCGGCATATGAGCGTCTGGAGTATGCCGTCACCAAAATGCGCGAAGCGCTTACCCAGTTGAAGGAGAAAACCGATGCCACTGCCACCGTTTAATGACACATTCCCGCACGTATCAGTTGATGTCAGCGAACTGAATCAGCTGCGGGCCATCAGGGACGCCGCCATGCAGCTGCTGCGCTGCAAAGGTCGCTACCACTCCGAACTTAATTACAAAGCGCTGGCTGAGGCGCTGGGCGTTACCTCAATCCCCGACTTTAGCCCGTGGCATGAACGAAATAAAACCCAGCCTATCCTGCCGGAATCACAGGTGGCCGGAGGTGACATTCTTGATGCGGTTCCGGTACTGACGCGCTGGAAGGGGCAACGGCATCCCTGCGTCGGCTACTATATTGGCAATAACCAATTCCAGCACGCTGACGGAACATTAGAGGGATCGGTTGGCTGGGGTGGCAAGGTTTACCAGTGTGTTGAATGGCTGGAGTTGCCAGAATGACCGCGCGTGCATACATGGGGCCGAAGCGCCGGGATCAGTTTGTCGATCCGCTGCCGGGCGCAATCATGAAGGCACGCCAGATGAACATGGACGATCCGAATCACGCGCATTTCTGCGTCGTGCAGTGTCATGGGGAGGTGCAGGTGCTGCGGCATATCGACACCAGCTGGCGAGTGCTCTACAGCACGCGGCATGACGAGGAAAAGAAGACGTTCCTCAGGCAAAAGTACCATTAAAAATAAAGCCCCTCACGGGGCTTTTTTTATAGCGGTAAATCGTCCTGCTCACCTTCGAGGTTGATACAGGCACTGATAGGGATCGTGGTGCAGCGGTACTGCCAGTTATCGGCACCCATGCGAAGCTGCACACTCTTTTCCGCGCCTTTGATACGGGACAGCTGCCCGCGCAGGTTGGTAGCGAATGACGTATCAGAGATCAGCTTCTTCATTTCCGGCATTGGCGTTGAGGTAAAACCGACGCTCCGGGTTTTGATATCGTACTTAATGCCCAGATTAGCCAGCAGATTGCGGGATTCACCATCAAGCAGCCCGGCAGGGATGTTAAAGCTGCTCAGGCGACCGTGTTCACGCGCGTAGACATCCACCAGCAGGGTTTTAATCTGGAACATGACGCCGCTGCCACTTCGGATCTGGCTGTCCAGGACATAATTAAGCGCCTGAGTGGCGTCCTCGTCGTCACGGCTTGGCTGGTTATCAGACCAGTCAAACTGGCTCAGATAATCCAGCGCCTGCTCCGCCGTAGGGGCCTCATCGTGATCCAACATGTAGTCACCAGCCATCAGGGTACCCAGCTGATCAGTGTTACGCTGGTTGACGAATGCCTTAACGCCGACGCGACGGAATACCGCGACGGCTTTCAGGATCTCCGGCATCAGCATCACGCTACGGGACACCCAGCGATCAGGGAATGATTCATCATCCTGATACTCGCGCATGATGGCGTCGGTCTGCTCCCAGTCATCTTTTGAGTCATCATCGCCGTCGCTCGCCAGCAGATCCAGAATCGTGAAACGGTCTGAGTCAGCGCGTTTATCTATCGCTACGTTGATGGAGCCCATGCAGAACATAGACGGTACCAGATAGCTTTGCTCGTCACCGTTGGCTGAGCCGCGTGCGGTTTTTGCGCCGGAGTCGCTGGACGCCTGCCGGGCCATAGCCATGATGGCCTCATTCTTCTGCCGCTCGCGCTTATCGTTGCTCTCAAACTCATCGATCACCACGGGCAGCGCTGAGGATTTGAGCGACTGGCGGATCCCCGCCTCGGAGGAATTACCCAGGAAGAACAGGCCCGCACCGTCGAGAAGCCAGTCGGCGAAGAATTTCAGGATGGTTGATTTACCGGAGCCAGCCGGGCCAGTAACCCACAGGTGAGGTCTCCACGGCAGCACTCCGCAGATAGGCGCGAGGAAATACCAGCCAGCCAGCAGGTTGGCGAAATGAGGACGCTCCCAGCGCAGGCGCTCAGCGAGGGCACGGATGCCGCCAGCCTGATCGGCAGTGAGCGGCGTCATCATCTGTACCAGCTTAGGTGCAATCTGATAGACGTACTTGCCCTGGATGAAACGCAACGGCGTGATCTGCCCGTTTACCAGCGCCTCGGTACCAAAGTGGTAAATCAGGTTCTTCCCGTCGCGCCATGCGCCCGGCGCACGTACCATAGATTCATCATACGGGCCGATAGCCGCAGCGGTCTCAAAGATGTTGCTGACAGCCATTGCTTTATCGAATCCGGCCTTACCTGACACCGGATAAGTCTGCTCCCAGTACGATAGCGGGGCCAGCGAGCACATCATTGCCTCAGAGAAGCGATGAATAGGGATCGATGAAACGATGCGCTTGGCGTTGATGTAGAAATAGTAACTATCCCCACGGTAGCCCAGCGTGCGGAAATACTGGTTTTTGGCGATGTGAGTTTTGCGGTAGAGCTCGCGCTCCTGCTCCTCTTTGCGGGCTTCCTGAGACCAGAAAGGCTCGGCTTCGGCCTTGGTCTCAGAATCGGCCTGAGGCGCGGCAGATTCGTCAGAATCATCCCACATATCCGGCTCAGGCTCGACCTTTGGGTTAAAGTAGGCGTCGAACTGCGCGGCTACTACTTCCAGCCCTTCCCGGCAGTGCAGATCGTTGAAGTCGGTCGGGTTGCCTTCGAGATCAGCGAAGTCCGGCAGGATGAAGTCACAGCCCAGAATGCCAGCCGCTTCGTTGGCTTTACGGTTGCCAGCGTTCGACGGCACGCCGTTGATAATGGTGAACTGGTCATTGTCCCCGGCGATCAGGAAGCGCGGATTTTTTCCTGATTTCTTCGTCTTATCGCGCAGCGCCTTGGCTACGTTGACGAGGTTGCCGGAGTCAAAGGTGACAATGACTGCGTGCCCGGTCGCTTCGTGGATGGATGCACCAGTGGCGTAGCCCTCGCACATGATGAAGACCGCCCGACCGTTGATAATCTGCGGCTTACCGATCATGAAGTAGCGCCCGATCTTGGCTCCGCCCGGCAGGAATAATTTGTTTGTCTTGCCCGCTGGTACCGCTGACGGCGGCACGATGGCCTGAATAGACCAGACCTTATTCGGGTTGAACACGTCCACCAGCTTAATGAGCAGCGCCGTATCGGTCAGCTTCTCCCAGTGCCCCTTCTCCTCGTTTTCGGTTGGGTGTACCCATACCGACCATGGCCCGCAGCGCAGGCCATAGGCTTTCACCTGCTTGGCTTTCAGGTAGTCGTGGTCTGCTGGCACGTCTTCGCTGGCAGCATCCCAGATATTCGTTGCGATAACCGATTTCTTTTCTTCGCGCTCCAGACGCTCTTTCTCACGGATCGCATCGCGCTCGGCGCAGGCTGCTTTAAACGCGGCCTTTTCCTCAGGAGTCAGCGGGGCAAAGTTGCCGTCCATCTGCCACTGGATGCCTTTTTCGTCGGTCGTGCGGAAGTCTCCGAACACACCAGCCGGGCGATCATCGTAATAAAGTTTGTACCAGCCCGGTTCACCATGTTTGGCACTCTCAGGGCGGAAGCGTTGAGGCGGGGAGCCGGGCAGCGACGGGACGATCTCGCCGTGGTATTCGATACCAGCGTCGAACATGGCTGCGCGGAATGTTTCGATTACTTCTTGTAAGGATGGTCTCGCAGTGTATTGAGGTTCGTTAGCCATTATTGTTCCTTAACAAAAATCTGACCTTATCCGCTCCATTGTGAAGATGCCGGGGGAAGGGTAAAGGAACGGAAACCCCGCTACCCGGTAGCTAATCGGGCAGTCCCCCGGCAAATGTCATATCTGACGGGTGCTAATTTAAGCCGCTTCGCTCGGAGTGTCTAATCATTTTTGCACTTTTTTCTTATTGACGAACCACTGCTTAACGACTAACTCAGCCTCCTCCGGGCTGTTAGCGAAACCAGCGATGCCTCCGGCAGCATTCACCCGATCAATGGTCTCCTGCTGCTCTTTTGTCCGCTTCCCACCCTCGGAGCGTTTGGCATCAAAGACGCTGTAAACTGCGATTTTGCTGCCCACCATTTCCGGCGTGATTTCTACAGTGATATACCCGTTGAGGTCAAGCGTGCCTGTAACAGATTCGCCTGAGGTCGTGGAGAAGCCCAGAGCGATGCTGCGGGGCTGTTTGATTAGCATCCCCTGCGGCGTCTTCGTGCAGCCGCGAGGGCCCAGCGAGGAGAGCCATGCACGCCCGGTGTTGATGCGGAAGAAGCGCCCGCCAAGTTTCGACAGCTTGGCCCAGATCTGTTTTTGCGTTTCGTTTTCTAATGCCATGGGATTCCCTTACTCAGGATTAAGTCCTTCACCATGCAGGTCATGCCATTCTTGGTGATGTTTTGGACAGAGGAAACGAACTGTTAAAGGTTCGTCATAATCATCATGATGGGCATGGACATCAAGCGAGCCGCATTTCTCACATGGCTGCTTGGCTAAATGCCCGTCGCGTAAAGCGTTACCGACAGCTATATGCGCAGCTCGCTTCTTGGGGTTGCGCTCAATATAACGTTGTTTTGCGGCGTCTGCTTTTTCCTTGCCCTTACCTTTGGCATACACCTCACGGGCTTTTACCCGGTCTGGATGAAGGGCTCTTTGCTTGTCATAATCACGATAATGATCGCCATTATCATCCCGGTTTTTCTTCACATCCTTTTTAGTGCATTCTTTGCACTTATTAAGTCTTCCATCAGCCATCTTCGGATGCTTATAATATTCATTCAGCGGCTTCGGTATGCCGCACTTCATGCAAGTTTTCATAAGACCTCATAATTAAAGAGCGCCCCGCAGGCGCTCTTTTTGTTTGCGATTAACTCAGCGCATAGATGGATTGTCTGCCAAACGGCAAATATTCAGGAGCAAATGGTATGTCGTCGTCAAAGTCAAGAGGCGGTTCGCTACCATTCGACGGTTGCCCGCCTTGGTTTTGCGGTGGACGCTGCTGCTGGCGTTGCTGCTGATTGCCCTGAGGCTGCTGCGGCTGGCCCCAACCCCCTTGTTGCTGGCCTCCACCTTGGCCTTGTCCGCCCTGCTGGCCTTTGCTGTTCGGGCCTTTCTCGCCAAACTGGAAGGAGTTAGCGCGGATCTCAGTGATGTACTTGGTCACGCCATCCTGCTCCCAGCTGCGCGTCTGGAGTTGGCCCTGCACCATGATTTCATCGCCTTTGCGCATGTACTCGCCCACGACCTCGGCAGACTTATTCCACAGCACAACGCGATGCCATTCGGTCTTTTCTTTCTGCTCCCCGGTCTGCTTGTCTCTCCAGCGCTCAGAAGTCGCTACGCTGAGGGTACAGGTTGCGGTGCCGTTCGGCAGGTACTTAACCTCAGGATCACCACCCAGTCGGCCCTGTACAATAACCATGTTAATTGATGCGCCCATTTATCGTTCCTCGTTAGAAATATTGCGGCTCATCGCCGTTTTGTTGCGGTTTGAAATAATCCAGCACGCTGGCACCATTTTTGATAGCTGAATAGACAACGCGCATGGCGCTGATATCGTCCATAGTGAAGTTTCCGACCGGGATCCCCATGTGGGCTTCCAGCTGTTCCTCGTTGACGCCAAAGGCTGCAAACGCGGCAATAAGGCGCTCGCAGCGGTCTTTGAGCATCTGCTGCTCCTGCTCGATCTGGAGATAAACTTTCTTCATGCGGGCTTCCAGCATCTTGTGAGCCCACTGCGGCTTATATCCACGCTCAGCAGCCAGCGCCAGCAGCTCGTCAAGTGTCTCAGCTCGCGCGGTCTCTTTGCGCTTCTGCGCGGACACGCGACGGGCTTCCTCCTTGGCGGCTTCCTTCTGGCGCTTCTTCATCATTTCCGGCGTCAGCTCCAGCATGTTCTCGTCGGAGTGATCCAGCTTGAGGGCTACTGCACGCTCAATCTCCGCGCCGCAGTCCGGGCAGACCATATCGACGCCTGACGCCGGGTTATTGAGGCGATGGATGCGCCCGGCTTCCTTACCCTCGCCGCGATAGAAGACATAGAAGCATTTACCGCACTGCACCAGCGCACTGCTGGCGCTGCTTTTCTTCTCGGTAAAGTCCATATCGCTGTCCAGCGACCATTCGCGCTCCATTTCAGCCGGGCCGTGCTCGAAGATCATCCCGGCATGGTCGAGGACGTAGCAGCATTCTTTTCTCGGTGCCGGGCGCAGCCCGCGTCCGATAACCTGCAAATAGCTGGAGAGGGACATGGAGAGGCGCAGGAGGATAATCACCTCGATCTCCGGCACATCCACGCCCTCGATCAGGATGCCGACGAAAGCGACCATCAGCAGCTCACGCCGGGCCAGTCTGCCCAGCACGTCAGCGCGGCGCTCGTCATCATCCTCACCGCAGAGCACTTCTGCCGGAATGCCTGCCCGGCTGAATTCATCCGCTACGTGAGTGGCGTGCGCGATGGTGACGCACCATGCGATCCCCGGTTTGCCATAGCACTTCGCCCGGTACTGCTTAACGGCGTCGCCGTTGAGCGCTGGCGTGTCCATGGCCTCCTCAACCTGCTGCTGGTTGTAGTCGCCCATCTTCGTGGTGAACTGCGAGGTATTGACGCGGGTTTCACCGACGAAATAGCGCGGACGTACCAGGAATCCGCGACGAATCAGCTCACCAATAGAGATAACCTGAATCAGGCGATCAAAGTGCCCGCCATACTCGCGGCCCAGCGGCTTGTTATCCAGACGGCAAGGGGAGCCAGTAACGCCCAGCACTTTGGCGTTAGGCCAGTGGGCCAGAATCTTGTGATAAGTAGCTGCCGCCGACAGATGCGATTCGTCGATAACGATGATGTCAGGCGTGAAGGGGCATTTCTTGAGGCGGCGAGCCAGCGACTGAATAGACGCGACCTGCACCAGATGATGATATTGCTCGCGGTTCCCAGCCATAATAATGCCGTGGGGAATACCGAAAGCGGACATTTTAGCCGACGCCTGCTTAATCAACAGATCGCGGTGCGCCAGCACTAATACGCGTCGGCCTTTCAAAGCCGCGTTCTTGGCAATTTCGCAAAACACGACCGTATTATGCGTTACGGTGAAGTCGCCCAGCATAAATAGGCGGTCGTTACCGGATAGCTCAAAGCCAAAGTATTCCCCCATCCCCACGGGCTCGACGGTGATCCCGGTCAGGAGGACATCTTTGATTTGCTTGCGCGGAGTTGCTTGCTTGCGCGGCAATCTGCACGGGATTTCGTCAATACTCCCGTTAATCTGGCAGCTGAAATACTCCCCTGCCGATCCGGTATTCGTACAGGTTTTCTTTACCCGGCTCTTGTACGCGGAGAATCCCAGCGAGCGAGCGATGAAGATCACACCATCCATCAGGCGCTCAGATTTGAGCGTCAGGGCGTACTCTTTGCCATCGTAATAGCCATCGGTATCGAGGATACCTGCCAGCAATTCCAGACGCTCAAAGCGATTCCCGGTCAGATAATCATGGGGGATGTGCTTATTACGGAAAAGGCCATATTTGCGCAAGCCATTACCAAACGAGCAACCACCTCGCCCAGTCTTCCCGTACTTGTTGCAGAGGTAAAGGTATCTTGAGCCATGACTGTTAAACTTGTTATTCACTTCCATTCCGATGCGGTGAGCATACATCGTTACCTCATCGATCAGCTCATCGTCACCCAGAGTGAAGGCGATATGATGACTTGAGCCGTCACCCAGCCACATGCCCAAAATATACGGGGGGATAGATAAGGGCTTTCCGCCCGGAAAATCAACCGGGGCCCGCCAGCCTTTTGCAACGTGCTTAAACGTGGATGACGACCGCAGATAGTCGGCTACCGAAATATTGACAATATCCCCTGCCCGGTAGATTTCTCCGTTACCAGCAGTGACGCGCTTGCGCCCGGTATTGGTGATTTTCAGGCTGAGGATGTGGCTTTCATTCACGGTGTAGGCGTCGCCTTTAGCTGGCGCGATCCGGTACATTTGTTCAGTGCCACGGGCAAGCGTTTCGACACGCCTTGGATGGCTGTCAGGCCCCATAAGGAGGTCGCCAGCGCTAACGTCCTGCACCATCTTAATGGTGCCGTCATACATCATCACTGGCGTATCTTTGGCGAGGCATTTGCCCGCACCTGTAGCCATGACCAAAAGCACACCGCGAACCTCGCGGAAGGCGACGCGTGTCGCACTGACAGCATCGCCCTGATAATCACGCAGCTCAAAAGCCATCTTTCTCTCCGTGAACGAGTGCGGAATAAAGGGGGAAGGGGCCGCACCCGTGAATTATTTTGCTTTCTTTTCTTCTCGCTCTTGGCGCAGGAATTCCCCGCGCTGTTCGTCGGTCATGCTTTCCAGCATATCCCGGCGCTCCTGCTGAGCGGCTTCTACTTTTACCAGCTCGTCGATAAAGAGATCAACGACCATGATGGATTTCGGGATGCGCTCGAACCAGCGATCCGGTGTAGAGCGGCTAACGCCAGCTCGACGGCAGAGCTCAGCAATAGAGATACCGCAGGCATCAGCACGTTTGCGGATGTCTTTAATCCTCAGGTCGAAGTCCTCAGAAAACGAGCGTTCGAACTCAGGCGCTTTAACTGGGGGCTTAATGCCTTTTCGTGGTGCCATTTTATACTCCGTTTACAAATCGGCTCGATGTTATCTAATTTGCAGCGATTACGCCACAGGATTATCACTTGCAGCGTCCAAAATTTGCGTATAGAATCGCCGTCACACCCCAAACGATGGACGCTAACATGAAAACTATCGGATATTCAGAGCACCCGTTAGGCTTCGTTGATATTGATAACGACGCCTATCACGCAGGGCCGGGGGTCAGTAAATCACACCTTGACCTGATTCGTCGTAAGTCACCGAAACATTACTGGCACCGTTACCTTAACCCAGAGCGCGAGCCTGAGGAGAAGACCGTACCCATGATCGTTGGGCAGGCAACGCACTTTGCGATCCTCCAGCCTGAGCTCTTTGAGTCTCGCGTGGTCAAAGGGCTGGAACATGCCCGCCGTTCAAACGCAGAGAAGCAGGCATGGTCTGAGTTTGAGGCCGCTAATAAAGGCAATTACATCGTAAGCGCCGACATGTACGACCGGATCCGCTATATCCGCGACGCCGTTTGGTCAGAGCCTGAGTGCGCTGGCTTGCTGGCGGGGATCATCCCTGAGCAATCCGTATATGGTTTGATGGATATCCCGACGCTGGAAGGTGACGAGCTCGTTACCGATGAAAATGGTGTGGTGATGCAGGGGCTGGTTAAGTGCCAGTTTGACGGCATCGCGCCGGACTTCTCTTATGCGCTCGACCTGAAAAGCACGGAAGATGCCAGCGAGGAGGGCTTTGCCCGCTCCATGGCTAACTACCGTTATGACGTGCAGGATGCCTGGTATGAAATGGTCAGCGAATCGGCCTTTAACCGCCACCCTGAGGAATTCATTTTCCTGTGTTATGAGAAAGAGCCGCCTTACGTGTCCGGCATTTACTGGTGTACAAAGACTGACCGTATGCTGGCATCACAGGCCGCACGCCGCGACTTTGCGAAAATTGAGCATCATCGCCGCCTTGGGGTATGGCCTCAGTACAGCGCCACACCTCGCACTATCAGCCTGCCCGGCTGGTATCGTCGTTAATTTAAAAGGAAGCCCATCATGTATGTTACTCGCGTAAAAATTACCAACGTTCTCGGCATTGAGCACCTCGACTTTGAGCCGGGCAAAATCACTGAGATCTCCGGCCCTAACGGCTCCGGTAAAACTTCCGTGCTGGAAACCATTCAGGCTGTGTTGAAAGGCGGTAACGATGCCACCCTGCTGCGTAAGGGTGCCGCCAAAGGTGAAGCCGTTCTGGTACTGGATGACGGTACGGAGATCACCCGCGCCATTACCGCGACCACCAGCACGACGACCGTCCGCGACGCCGAAGGTAAAAAGCAGGCTCGCCCTTCTGACATCCTGCGTAACCTGACCGACCTTTACAGCGCTAACCCGGTTGAATTCCTCAGGGCACCGAAAAAAGACCGTGTGCGCGTGCTGCTGGAGACTATGCCGCTCAAAGTGGATGCCGCAGCCATTGAGGAGATTACCGGGGAGCCGTGCAGCGCGACCGAAAACGCCCATGCGGTAGTCGTGATCAACGGTCTGCATAAGGGCTACTACGACGAGCGCACTGGCGTTAACCGCGTCATTGACGAGAAGAAAAAAAGCATCAAGCAGCTGAAAGAGGCGGTGCCTGAGGCCCCGGCTGGCGTTGAGGGCAGCGAGGACGAGATCCGCATTGCCATTAAGACTGCCGACGATGCCCGCGACGCGGAAGAAAAGCGCATCAGCGAGAAGCTGAGCACCATTAAGACGCAGATGGCAGAAGAAGCCGGGAAGATTGATACCGCACTGGCTGAGGCCATTGCCAAGCTCCAGCAGGAAGCGGAAGCCAACAAACAGGCGCTGCGTGACAAGCTGGCTGGCATTCAGGTTGCCGCTGAGAAGCAGCGCACTAAAAACATCACCACCCACAGCGAGACCACGGCACCGCTGATCGCCGCGCTGAATCTGATTGTGGCGAACCGTGACGCGCACGCCAAACGTGAGCAGACGCTGAAAAACATCACCCAGCTGGAAACCGACCTCGAAAAATTCCAGGATGATGCGCTGCGTCTGGATAAGATCATGGCTGGTCTGGAGGCGTACAAAGCGACGCTGCTGGCATCCCTGCCGATCCCCGGTCTGGAAGTCCGCGCGGGCGAGATCTTCCGTGATGATGTAGCTTTTGACCGTCTGAACACGGCTCAGCAGGTGAGCATCGCGGTAGAGATCGCCAAGCTGCGCACGGGTGAGCTCGGCTGCTGCTGCGTGGATGGTCTGGAGTTGCTGGATCCTGCTGCGTATGAGGCATTCAAAGCGCAGGCCGTAGAATCGGGCCTCCAGATGTTTATTTCTAAGGTGACGGGCGAAGATTTTACTATTAATCCGCAGGGCACTGTAGCATAATCATTTTTGCTTAAAGGCGGGGCGCAAGCCCCCTAACGGAGTCATATAATGAGTAACCAACCTGTAAACCATACGCCGATTGTGCGCCAGCAGGATTCCGGCAATTTCAATATGACATCTGGCCCCGGTCTCCCGGCTGACCAGATGAATAGCAGCGTCGTTTCCATTGAGCAACAGCGTGCCATCGCAGAAGCTCAGGGCCAGCTGGTACTGGCGAAGCGCTTCCCGCGTAACTTCGCTCAGGCCATGGAGGAGATCATGACCTCCTGCGCCTACATGGAGTTTGCGGAAGAAGCCTTTTACGCCCTTCCGCGTGGCGGTCAGACCGTGCGCGGCCCGTCCATTCGTCTGGCTGAGGAGATTGCCCGCTGTTACGGTAACTTCCAGTACGGGCACCGTGAGCTCGCGCGTAATGAAGGCGAGAGCGTGGTTGAGGTGTACGCGTGGGACGTGGAAAAAAATAACCGCAGCACCCGCCAGATCACGATCCCTCATATCATGGACACGCGCAGCGGTGGCAAGAAGCTGACCGGACAGAAAGAGATCACCGACTACATTGCCAACGTGGCATCCAAGCAGATGCGTTCCCGTATTCTGGCCCTGCTGCCTAAGCCTCTGGTCGCCGCCGCCGTCAGACGTTGCGAGCAGACGCTGGCTGGCACAGGTGAGCAGACCATCCAGCAGCGTCTGGAGAAAATGCAGGGCATGTTCATCAAGTACGGCGTGACCGTGAAGATGCTAGAAAGCTATCTCAATCACCCCCTGAGCGAGACCACCACTGACGAGATCACCGACCTGATCGCGGTGTACACCGCTATTAAAGACGGTGGCAACGCCAAAGACTTCTTTACCGTATCCAGCGATCCGGTTGATGACGAGAGCAGCAAAAACGTCAAAGACATTATCGCCAAAAATAACGCCGCAGCTGCTGGCGCTAGCAATAAGCCTAACGTCAATACCCAGCCGACCGGGCAGCGACTGGTTAAGCCTGAGCCACAGCCTCAGGATAACGCACAGGCTGGCAATGACGCGCAGGCAGCAGCTCAGGAGACTAAGACTGCTACCAAAAGCGATAAGAAGAATGCAAGCGCTGGCACTGGCAAGAAAACAGCTGCAAACGCCAAAACCGAAGCCGCAGCAGCCCAGCAGCCTGAGGATAAAACTGGGGTAGATACTGCTGGCGCTACCGTTGATGGTCAGAGCGCTGGTGCTAATACGCCGCTGCCGGATTCTCACCCTGAGGAACCGCTGCCGCCGCAGGAAGAAGACGCGCCAAACGTTGACCTGACGCCGCCGCCGATGGATATCCCACCGCCAGAAAGCGAAGACGATTATTTCTAACAATCGGGCCTCCGGGCCCTTAACTGGAGCATTACCATGCTGACTAAAGCACAAATCGTGGAACACATCGCCAAAGAGCAGAATATCACCAAGTCACAGGCTGAGCGCTTTTACAGCTGCTTCACCCAGCTGGTGACTGATACCCTGAAAGCTGGCGAAGAAGTAAAACTGAATGGCGTCGGCACGCTGAAAGTGGCTGCGCGTGCAGCTCGTACCGTGCGCAATCCGGCTACTGGTGCCCCTCTGGATATCCCGGAAACTCGTACCGTGAAGTTTTCTGTAACCAAAGACCTGAAAGACGCGCTGAATTAATCAGCACCCTATTACAAAAGGATTCCCTGATAAAAGGCCCGTTACAGGGCCTTTTCTTTCTGGAGGTATCAATGCTCAGGAAAGATGTTGTGCAGGTGCTGGAAGGGCTGGCGAAGGATTTACCGCCCCCTCCGACGCCTGAGGAAGTCCGCAAGATCCGCGCCCGGCACGCTGGGCACATCAGCCCGGTAACGGTCTGCGAATGTGGGTGGAGTGACTTTTTTCACCGCATGGGGTGCCGGAACCAGACGGACTTTCTTGATAATACCGGGCATCAAATTAAATGGCTGTTCCTCGCGCACGATGGCCCGTTAGAAGGCAGCGGCAGCAGGATTATTGAACACGGCGTCCATTTTTGTTTCACGGGAGATAACGATGCAATTCACCCAGACTCAGGGGTCAGCGATCCAGCAGGTAGCGAAGTGGGCAAACAGTAAGGGCGGGCCTCAGGTCATGCGTCTGTTTGGCTACGCGGGAACCGGGAAAACGACCGTTGCCAAAGCTATCGCTGAGGAGGTCAAAGGCACCGTACTGTTTGGCGCGTTCACGGGGAAAGCCTCGCTGGTTATGCGTAAGAAGGGCTGCATTAACGCCAGTACGTTGCACAGCCTGATCTACAAACAGGATGAAGACGCGCTGCCGGGGCCGCATCCTAAGTTTATCCTTAACCCTGAAAGCTCCCTCAATTACTGCCGCCTGCTGATTGTCGATGAATGCTCAATGGTCGGCCCTGACCTCGGCGCTGACCTCCTCAGCTTTAACCGCAAAATTCTGGTGCTGGGCGATCCGGCACAGCTCCAGCCAGTCAACGGCGAGGGCTATTTCTGCGCTCCCGGCGTCCGTCCTGACATTATGCTCACTGAGGTTCACCGCTCGGCGGCTGAATCGCCCATCATCCGGCTGTCTATGGACTTGCGCGAGGGGCGTCGCCTACAGTACGGCACCTATGGTGACAGCTGCATCATTGAGCGCAAGCACCTCGGACAGCGCCGCGTGCTGGAATCTGACATCGTGCTTTGCGGCATGAATAAAACCCGCATCAACCTCAATGAGAAGATCAGGAAGCTGAAAGGGGTTGAGAGCCAATTCCCGGTGGCTGGCGATAAGCTGATTTGCCTCAAAAACGACAAAGAGCTCCAGATGTACAACGGCTCGATCTGGACGGCGAAGCACGCCGCAGAGCCAGACCGGAACGGGCTGGTAATGCTCACAGTTGAGACCGAAGACGATCCGACCGTTGATTACCCGGTTGAGGTCATGGTACCGGAGAAATTCTTTCTGGGCCGCGAGAAAGAGCTCCACTGGACTGAGTTGCAGGGCATCCAGCAGATGTACTACGGCAACGCGATCACCTGCCATAAAGCGCAGGGCTCAGAGTGGGAGCATGTTGTGATATTCGACGAGGGCGGGATCTTTAAACAGGATGCGTGGCGCTGGCGGTATACGGCGATTACACGCGCCAGCGAGCGGTTTACCTATATTATGTGATTACATGCCTTGGCTGGCTATCCAGTCAGCCTTATTCTTGTCCCGCGTGGCACAATCGCCGTACATGCCTAACAGGTCAGAATATGCCTTATACAGCGTCCCCATGTTTTCTCCGGGGTCGAGGTCTACGGCAGGGCAGGTAACGCGCAGCGATTCGCTCATGTGTGGCTTGGCCTGATCAACGACAACCTGCGTCGCCGGGCGAGGCTTATCGCTACAACCAGCGATAAAAGTCAGGGCGGCCACCAGCATCAGTTTTTTCATTTTGATGCCTCCGCAGGAACTACGCCGATGAATTGCGCGTTGATATCCCGTGTCTTATTGAGCAGGATCTCACGACCAGACGGGGGGAGTTTACAGTCGGTATAGACTGTCTTTTCGGTCTCTTTCTGAATGGTGTTGTTGTAGGTCTTGTTGACGATCTGGATGTTGTTCAGCGCGGTGAGGAAGTTTTTCTCCACGATCTGAGCACGATGCTCAGCATCAATGCGCCGGGCCTCCTTCTCCTGTAAGGCTACGTTCTGAGCATCAATCAGGGCCTGACGTTCCCCCGCCATACGTAGCGCTTCGGACTCCGTACCCGATTTAAACCCAAAATAAAGACCGGAACCGCCAGCGCCCATCATTGCGATAAGGCAGGCGACTATTAGCCATGGGACGGCTTTTGTTCTAACGACTGCGGCACCCGCAATCTCTACCGTTTCTTTCAGTGGATTACTCATTGGATTATCCTTAGGTTTACAGGTGGCAAAATAACCACCGTGTCACCGTTGATAATACCGTCACGGAAACTTACAGTGCTTCTGATTCTGTAGTCTCCCACAGGAAGATCAGGCATAACGAATGCGTAAGATTTCAGATGGCACCCACCATCAGTAAGGATATCTAAAGATGGTAGCGGGAAAACAGTGCCTTCAGGCGAGACCAGCGCCGGGGAGGCACTGAGTTTTAACTTGCCCTTTACGCAATACAGCCGCTCAATTCTGACCTCATCACCAGCCCTGAAATTCATGGATTTTTCGCCGTGAGCATCCAGCGGCTCAGTGCGCTTTACCGTGAACGTCGCTGTGTCAGTAAAGATGTAAAACCATCCCCCGGCAAGAAAAACAGCCAGGACGAATAGGTATGTAAGGGCTCCTACTAGCGCCCTCCTGTGCTTGCAATTTCTGGTCGTCATTTAATGATCACTTTTGCCAGTACAGCCATCATGACGGATGACAGGACAGCGGTTGCTAAACCGTAGGCGATCAGTTTTACAGGCGTAAATTCTTCACGGGTGATCTTTTCTTTGACCAGATTCTCCAGTGTCGATACCTTCTCCTGTAACCGAACCACGTTCATATTTAGCTCAGTAATTTTTTTGATGTCATCGGAGTCTAGTGCCATCGCTAATCACTCAAAGTATGGAATATATTTAGCACGGCGAACATGAATAATGTTCGATACGTACTCTCGGTTTATTCTGAAAAACGACTGACCATAGCCCTGCTTTGGGGTTTTGGATTTCAGGCTGTACCGCTCGACGTGGTTCCACCAGCGGGACGAATCGCAGCCCCGCGTGTTGGCGCACAGACGGCGATCCTGTAGCACTCCACCCTCTCCACCGTTGTAAGCACTCAACGTGAAGGCCAGCCGCTCATCAGCGTTAGCCGCTCCTTTCTGGCGGCTGAAAATGGCTTTATCCATTTCCACGATGGCTTTGAGTTGATAGTCGGCGTCATATCGGTTCTCCCAGCTCCAGCCCCTCAGGCTTTTGTGGGCCGCAGCCAGCTCGCTGATCTTGTCGAACCTGATAGAGCCATCTTTATTGTATGCGCGGGTGAACTGCCCCAGACCGATCCCGTTCTCCCGGCTTGTTTTGAGCTCAGCACGCGGATCCCAGCATCGTGAATGTTTCAGGGTGATGCAGCTTTCCTGCTCAATCTGCCCCGCCAGAAACGATGGCATCGGGGCGTCGGGCCAGATGGTGCGCTGGGCCTGCACCAGATCCGGCAGATACTTTTCAGCCTTTGGCGGCACACTGGCGCGGGCATCCTCCAGTGAAACCACAAGGGCAATCACCAGCGCGAACCAGACAGCCGTTAACGCCCAGAGCCGTCTCATGCCTTGGCCCACGTCACAAGAGACAGGATGAGCAGCCCTACGAAAAGCAGTAGCCCGGCGACGACGATCCCAGCTGCCTTATTTCCCTCATGTGCTTCCCTGAGGAGCCTCGTCAGCTCGATCTGGGGGAACATCATTCGGGAAACGATGACAGCCAGCCCGGTGATAACAGGCGCGACAAGAAGCCACTGGACGACCGTAATGGTCATGGCCTTGTCGATAAACCACAGGATGATAAAACAGGGGAGGATCATCAGTAATGCGGTCTTATCGACCAGCGCCCGCAGGCGTTTGACGATGGATTGTAAAACAGTCATAAAAAAGCCCTCATACGTTTGTATGAGGGCAGTCTTACATCACGACTGGGAACAGTCTTATTTTTGCGCTGATTCCAGCTGTTTAACGCGGGCGCTCAATACCTTAATAGCTGCCAGCGCATCGAGCAGGAGCACGTTATTGTCGAGCGTTTTCGTGGTAACAGAATCCTTACCATCAGCAGTAATAACGGTAACATCTTTCACATACTGAGGGTCAATCTTCTCCAGATCCTGAGCAATGAAACCACGTCGCAGTCTGCGATTTTCATCACGCTTAAAGATGAATGTTACTGGATCCATGGCGTCGATATTAGCCAGCGCATCTTCACCAGAAACATAGGTCACATCATCTTTAATATTGCGGTCAGATACGATAGACATCGCATAGGTAAATGCTTCTGTAGATCCGTTGTTCTGGACTCTGGCACCATCAAGCTGACCATTCATATTAAACTGAAAACGGGCAAAGTTACCGTTATCGCCCATAATCTGAATTACGCCAAAACCAAAACTTTGCTGACCTTGCGCTCGAACATAATGACCAAATCCAATACGTTGAGGCCAGCCATCTGGTCTGGATCCTTGGTGTGCGATTAACAAATAAGCATTATCACCAGTACCAGCACTAGCAGGAAAATCAAAAGGTGCTGCCGAACCAGCCGCGCCCTGACTCCAGTTAATCCATCCAGTAGGCGCATAAGGAGCCTGGAACCTTGTTGATTTCAGCGTCCCGTCAGCGGCGAAAATCGTATTGTTCCCGTTCGCCGTAATAGTCAGGTTGTTAGTCACCCCCATGTTGATGGTGACATTGCGACCTGTATCAATGATGCCGTTACTGCCGAACTGGTAATACGCGCCATCGCTGACGGTTCCCGGCACGGTAAGGTTTTCTACCGCAAGGACAGCAGAATGGCTTGTGCCATATTTAGCCTGTGAAAAAAGTTTCGTGCGATAACGGTCAAGACCACCGATCTGGTAAGCACTGATTACTTGACCACCATATACCAGCGTATTATTTGCAGGTGCAGCGGTATCACCATTGATCACATTGAAATTGGTATTCTGCGCAGAGAAGGTGCCACTGGCGCGGATGATCCAGATGCCGACCGCATGGTTAGGGTAGAGGTCGCCAATATTATCTGCGCCACCATTAACGGCGTTTCCACCGATTGACGTCTGATACTGAGCACCGCGACCAAATGTTTTGCTTTTCCTATTTAAGTCAATATCGTAGCCGTAGTTATTAGGAGCGTAACCAGCAACATTATCGACCGAACCTGATTTTAATTGGAATCTTGATTGATCCGGCCCTGTACCATTAACTACACCACCGGAACCAATCTGGAATTGCGAACCAGTTAAGCCAGACCAATACCCAGTTACATTCGGAACGGATTGAGCCCAGACCTGCCCCACTGACGGCTCAGATGGTGAACCAGATGAACCAGAAAGGAACAGGTGCTTAATGGCATTCGCCGTCATCCCGTTAAGGTCTGGCACGCGGAACCAAGCGTCTGGGGTAGCGCTCGCCGGAGCCGTCCCTGCCGCTCCTCCTTGCGAATAACTTGAGCGCCATGCACATGGACGTGCTGCATCACCGCTATTGATCCAGAGGGCTTCTGTCTGGCTGTTAAGCATTCCACTATCAACAGCCGCAGCGAGATCAGAGAATGTTAAGCGGCTTAATACTTGACCATCGGCAGGAACATAACCAGCAGGAATCTTTGCGCGTGTACCGTTGAACCACTCAACCGCGCCGATGAAGTTATTCATCACGCCATTCATGGAGGCACCACCTGCGCCGCCAGAAGCAGCACGCAGCTGTTTCATGGTTACAGCGTCATAATCACCTGCACCATCGCCACCTAAGCGCAGCGGGCCGCTGAGCGCGGTTAATGAGGTGATATCGTTATTGATGCCAGACGCAGCCAGCCCGGTGATCGCCCCGGTCTTGCCGTTGACGCTGGTCACGTTGGTGCTGGTCAGCTCGCGCCAGTTGCTCAGTGTGCTTGGCGGCATCTGGGTGAGGATGAAGGTTTTACCCAGATCCTCACGGATAGCGATATCGCCGCGCTCACATTGCAGGCCCAGCATAGAAGCCTCATTGGGAACCGGGAAAGTGTCTACCACCGCGATGGACGGCATCAGTGAGCCGTCGATCTTCCCGTCCGGGCCAGTCTGCACCACTGTAGATGGCAGGTTAGCTTTGTTCAGCTTGCCCTGCGCATCCAGCTTGGCGATGACATCAGACAGCATATCATCGGCAATTTTCCCGGTTGTCTGATCACGCGTTACCACAAGCACGTCGAGCAGATTAAACGTGTCGCGCAGGCGCTCCACGTCATCTTGCAGGAAGTTGTCAGTGAACGGCAGTAAAAGCCCCAGACGGGGCGTTTTCTGGTCTACTAAAGCCATTTCTTATCCTTATACCAGTGATACGCGGCAGTTAGTGACGTAGACGCGCTTGTTAGCGCCACCTTTCAGAATCACCTTCACACGCACCGCAGCACCCGCGATCAGTTTACCGTTGGTTGTGACGCCAGCAGTGGTGTCACCAGCCTTGATCGTAAATTTGCGGTCGGTCATGTTGGCCTGATTGCCCGGCGTTGATCCGGTCTGCTCCAGCTTCGTCCAGACCATTGAGCTCGACGGGTTCTTGTCGATAGCCAGATACACCTCAATGGTCGCGTTGTTTGCATCGACCGCTGTCAGGTATACCGTTGCCGCCATAGGGTTCTGCGGGTCGCCAGAAAAAGCACGGCTGACGTATGATCCCTCGGCGGCAATTGAACCAGCGATAATCTGCGAGCCCGGATCCAGCAATGCAGACGCGTAGCCGTCAGGCGTTGAGCGCACGACCGCAGACACTTTGATGTCCCCGGTGATCGCAGACGCGTTCTGGATAACCTGCCCATCAGAAACGGTCTGCGTGGTGCCGTTCGGGAACTCCAGCAGGAAGTTAGCGTCAGCCCCGGTCGCCGGAACAGTCGAAAGCATGGACACAAGGAAGTCGGTCGCGTTGTTCACGCTCACGGTGCCCAGCGGCATGGTTTTCGATGCCTGAGTGTATTTGCGGCAAAGCAGGCGGAACGTCAGATCGCGGTCTTGGTGCGCCGTCCACGTTGACGCGTTCGCAGAGCTCAGCAGTACGCCTACCTGATACGGCTGGCTGGAAACGTAGCCACCACCTGCGAGGTTAGGTTTCCCCAGCTCAGAGATCCCCACAGCCATGTCGGCATCGTTACAGAGCACCACCACGGCATACTCGGTATTTGGCAGGCTGTAGAACGGCTCAGCGAATACCACGCGGTTATAAGCGCCTTCAACGATGTTAACCGGATCCAGTCTGCCTTCCGCCAGAATGGTCGTGGTCGGGAAGCCTACTTGAGTGTCGCGCAGCTGGACGATTAGCGGGGTATTACCCTTCTTCGTCACCCAGATCTCAACCGCAGCCAGATGGCGTGCAGAGTCAGCGATAAAGGTCTGCGCCAGCGGATCGTAATACGCCTGCGAAACGTTGGTGACTTTGCGCATGTTGTTGGTAACGACAGTACCCTGCCCGGTAAACATCGCGTCGCCGTTGCCGCCCTGAGTGCCTTTAAATTGCACCAGTTTTGTCCCCGCCCTTACCTTGGGCGGGATTTTGAATTTGCCGCGCACTACGCCATTGGCATCGGCTTTTAATGAAGTTGGCATTTAAAACTCCTTATTACGGCGTCGGGTTGACAGAGATACTGTCAAAGAATACGGAATCCAGCGGCTCATTCGGCGCAAAGCCAGTCAGGACAAAGGCCACGTCGATTTCACGCAGGTACTCATCATCGCGGGTAGTCGTGCTCACCAGCTCAGTGGTTTCCGTCGATCCCGTGACCTGAGTCGTGCCATGAATGCCCAGCTGGAATGACCACGGCGCGTACACTACCGTTGTGAAATAACGCGTTTCAGCGGATAGCCAGTTGGTCTCAGTGCGCACCCAGCGGTCGATTGACGGGTTGAGCGTGACCTGAGCCGGGAACGGCGCAAACGCCATGTACGGGTTAACTTTCATTTCCCCGGTACGCGCGGTGTTACTCAGCACGGTCTCGTACACAAAGTCACACGACAGCTGAGAGGTGATATCCGCTCTTGGCGTTGATACATCAGTAACTTCCGGGCCAGCGATAGGCAGCTGTAATGCACCTGACGCAATGGCGGCGGTCTGTGTGAACGATGGATCGCGGTTATCTTCCCCGGTCATCGGATCGACAAATACGCCTTTCTTCGCAGCACTCTCGCGGGTGTTAACATCCGTCAGGAGGTTCAGTTGGGCGATGAGGTCAGTCATGGTGTCCATGCGCTGATTCATGCCTTCCAGATCCGACATTGAGACCATGCGCACGGCGTCGCTGATCACATAGTCCTGATTATGGCCTGAGCCATGAGGGCCGGAATACCAGGTGTGATAGACCTGAGCCAGCGCGAGGACGTTGCTCGGTACCTGCGGATAAATCGGGTTGAAGTCAGACGCAACGCCGTTAATCCAGCTGAATTTCCCGGTCTCGTCGATAACCAGACGGTCGATACGCGGCAGCTTACTTTCGTAAGAAACCAGAATATCGGTACCAGCCACCGCGCCCTTGATCTGGAATGCGGTATCAGTGAAGCTGTCCGCCACAGCCAGACCATCGGTGTAGGTATAGATGGCGTGATATTTCTGGCCCACGGCTGGCTCTTTGGAGCCAGATCCACTCAGAGACCAGTCAATCTGGTCAGTGATGTCCTGCCCGGTGCTGGTTTTCGCGTACTGCCAGTCAGTGCCCTTGATGTAGACCACTTCCGCTGGCGTGCCGCCCGGCCCTGCTGGTACATAGACCTTGCTGATCGCTTTCGCGGTCGGCTGTCCAAGGTTGTCGATACCACCAGCCTGCTGCCCGCGCGTCAGCTCCTCATCGGTCTGACGGGTGATCACCACTTTGGTGATGCGGTTGATAGGCGGACGGAACACGTCAACAGATTCGGTGCCACCGCCCTTGGCGTTGTGCGCCTCAGAGTCGATGACTTTCAGATCCGGCGTGAATGCCTGCAACAGACGGCGTGCAGCTGGCAGCGCGATAGCGAAACCATTAACACGGGCGCGGCCTGCGTCGATGTTGAACACGTACTTTTGCGAGCCCGGATCATCATCCATGCGGGAAACGCGCATACCGCTCACCACGTAGTTGGAACCATTCGAGTCCACGTCATACTTGGCGATAGCCTGCGTTACCGCGTCGAGGTTCGGCGGGGGCTCTTTCGCACGCAGCTGACCGTCATCCACGTAGTAGATCGGGAAGAATTCGGCCCCGGTCGTGCCATCACCCTGCCAGCCCCACGTTGGGATAATTTGCAGACGCTCAGCGCCCGGCTCGTTATAACCACGCGTACCCGCTGCCGGGTCGAGCAGTGACGGGTCATCAGCGGAGGTGATGATCTTCTGAATCATCCAGACGCCGATAACCACTGTTCCGGTCTTCGAGATTGAGAAGCTGCCCGGCCCTACGCCGCGCATCGCGCCAGCTAGATAAATCGCACCAGATTCCAGCGTGACTTTCGCCATGGTGGAGTTTGTCGGGTCGTCATCCAGAATGCAGCGTGCATCGCGGGAAATGTCGCCGTCCTTAAACAAGGAGTCAGCGATGCTTTTCAGGCGGGCCTGAGAAGCAGATACGATTTCGTTTGCCTCAGCGGACTGGAAGATGCGCCCGGCGACAAACATCGGTCGGTCGTAGTTCTTCCCGTCTTGCGAGCCATCTAAGATGCGGTCATAGAATCCGTCGAGTGGAATCGTGCCGCCAGTCACAGGGGTAGACATTCAGGCGCTCCTTAGAACTGGATAACGAATTCAAACTGCTGACGGATAGTTTCGGCGCGAGTCAGTTTGTCGATGTACTCAAGCACCAGCAGCTGTCCCGGCGAGGTGTATTCAGCCACAGCATTTGGAGCCGCAGCAGCCATCAGATAATCCGGGAAATTCGGGTTATAGGCATTCTGCCCGGCAGGCTGAGTTGCCAGCGGCACCGTATTAATAAACACACCCAGCTCACGGATAACAGGGTTAGTGCCCGGCGCGTTCGGATCCACGGCTGCGTCTTTGAAGTCAAACGCAAAGCGCAGGTACAGGAATTTAGTCGGGTTCGTGGTGAATTCAAAACGGTTGCCCGGCACCACGATGGAGCCATTTGGATCCAGTACCACATAAGATTTTTGAGTCACCACGCGGCGACCGATTTCCTTCACCAGCTTGGTGGCAGATGCAGGTTCAGTCGGTCGGGAGGCATCCCATGACGGATCGCCAGCGCCCCACGCACAGTGAATGGTTTGGTTCATGATTGCGGTGGCCACTGCGGCGCGACCAGCTTCCACTAAAATTGCCATAAGTCCCTCCTGAGGATTGGCTCTAGATTAAAGTCACGACGCTGTTAAGGTGTCGGGTTAGTTGGGTCAGTCGGGTCGCTGCCGTACAGCCAGTCATTACTGGTGTCCCAGTTATCCGGGTCTTCCCATGTAGCGCCGCTGATTTTCGTGGCGTAAACCTTCGCTCCGGTGAACATCCCACTGGCATTGAGGAAGAATTTATTTTCCTCTTTGTAGTGGTTAGAAAACACCATCCACTCATATGGCTTGCTCCATGTCTGGAAGCCGCGCCATGTACCTGCATCGCGCCATGTTTTCAGCGCTTCTGGGTAGGCTTGGGCAAACTTAACGTCAGAAGCACCCAGCCCACCCATCCACGCGGCTACTACATGGGCGTCCGCCGTGTAGCTGAGCAGATGGCTGTCTTTGCCCCATACGCGGCCCAGCAGGCGCTCTTTTGGCGTCAGCATGGATTGCATAGAGGTGATCGCGGCTTTGTAGTGCATAGCCAGCTCGACCGGAGTATCAAAGCGCATATCATCGAGTCGGTAATACTCGTTGAAGGCGATGAAGGCTATGCGCATATCCCAGATACTCGTCCAGATCTCGCCTACCAGCGGATCGTTGACGTAATAACGCATACGCGGCTCAGGCGTCATGATGTCAACGCCTGCGGCCTTGTTGCGCTGGATAATCGGGATAATCTTCTCAGTCCAGTCCAGCGGGGGAATGGTCTGGTAGCTGACAGGCTTAATCAGGAAGTACCCAATTGAGTCCTTATCATAGAAGCGGCTCGCGCTGTCAAAGCGACCGTAGTCGAGGCGGAAAATGTCATTCCACGGCTCCTCAATGGTCACATCGTACCCGGTCAGCTCCTTGATCGTGTTCTCAATGGCGATGGCGTTCACGCGGATGCGAAACGCCTCTTTGGGAATCAGTGCCTGATAGTCTTTATCGCTCATCCCATCCGGGCGAGTGATGCCGAACAGCTTCCCCCAGTAGGCCAGCCAGCTGCCTTCTGCCTGCGTGATGATCATCTGCCTGAGGGCTTGGGTCACGGCGGCGCGGGCATCCCGGATCATCGTGGCATAGGCCCCCATAATCACATGCAGCTCGTCGGCAAAGCCCATAACCCATGACGGCGTAGCCTTCTGCACCAGTGTGCTACCCTCCAGCATGATGCGGGCGCTGAGCGCTTTGCTGTCAGTCTGGAGGTTGAAGATATCGAATCCATCCAAGGCCAGCTGTGCTGCCAGCTGCTCCACCGTCAGCGCGGTAAGGTCATACGTGTAATCGTATGTGCCACCGGGCAGCAGGTTGATAATCAGTTTTTCTTCGGCAACGTTCAGGCGCAGGTCTGAGGTTTTGCGTGAAATAGCAAACAGCCGGACTTCCTCGGCGGAGGTGTCAAATACGGCGCGGTGCAGGTTACTCAGGAGGCGCTTTAGCGTTGTTTTCATGGCAGCACGATCCCTAAGGTGGAGATAGTCACCTGATCATCGGAGGAGGTCAGCACCTCATTCTGTCCACAGGTGATGTTGGCGCTCATGGAAACCGTGACCTTTTCAATGCCAGCCACCTGCAATGCCGCCGATTTCACATCGTCCGGTCGCAGAATTTCCCCAGCTTGTACAGAGCCCAGCAGGCTGTAATAGGCGTTGCGGATGGATTGCTTAGTCGCTGGCGTCAGGGTGTAGCCAGACTGCATCCCGACGAGGAAGGTCATCGGCACGACTCGCGCCGACATCGCGCCGACATCGGTACGCACCCCAGCAGCTGAGTAACCGGGAATCCTCTCTCCAGTCGTGGGATCCTGATACCCGGTAATAATTTCCTGAGCGCGGGCCAGCAGCTCCGGGCTCGGAGAGCCAAGGTTAGACCAGATGTACAGATGGTTATAGCCCAGCGTGTAGTCATAGCCGCGTCGGGTGACGAATTCCACCATCACACCATTGGAGTCCCTGATCACCGCCGTAGTCAGCGCGTACATCAGGGATTCGTAGGTGCCACGGGAAAGGGATGCGATATACGACGCAAAGCGTACCATGCGATCCGCTTCGGTCTCCGCATCGCTGCCCCCGTTGATCTCCGCGTTGGAGATCGTGAAGTCTGCCGGGGCGAAGAAAGGCGAGGCGTTAATCTCACCTACGGCAGCATTACCCTTAAAGCCCGGTGATAATGCCTGCACAGGCACGCGGATAGTCGCCTCGGTAATTGGCCATGTCATTTGACCGCTCGACGCGTACTGGCGTCCATCCTTCGCCGTGAATACGGTGCCCTTCGGGATCGTAATCGGCTGAGTCAGCGGCTTGTTTGTGGTTACAGTGACGAGGCCAGACGCATAAGTAGCGCCCAATAGCGTGAAATTAAACGAGCGGTAAGTGGCGACCGGGATCGCCTCCAGCAGCCCGTTAAACATTTGGATGTAGAGCTCCTCGACCTCTTGGGCGGGAGCCTCAATCAGCGTTCGGGAAACAGAGCCCGGCTGGAGGTCAGTAATTTTAACGGTCGTGCCGCGCACATAGTTGAGCGCCCCGGCGACGATACTGACAAAGTTTTTGATCTGAAACATGCGCAGGCCCACCATCAGCAGAATGCCGATAGTGTGCCATCACGACCAGCCTTAGACGTCCACCTTGAGGTCGATAGCTGCGCCAGCGATAGGCGTCAGATCGGCGCTGATACTCATCGCATCGCCGTTTTGGGTGGCGACCACGCTGTTAACCGAAGCCACGCGGTAATCGGCTTTCAGCGACGCTTTGACGTAGCCAGCGCCCAGCGTGGTTTTCGTCGGGCCAGTTACCACACCATGCAGGAGATTCACCTTGCAGCCATATTCCGGGTGGCGATGAAGCTGCCCGGTCGGCGTGCGGATTCGGTGATTCAGCTGCTGAGTCAGATTATCGAGCCCTGCACACACCGCGAGATCCCCATCCACGGCTTTCAGACGACGGTTGACCATCAGGCAATCGCGTTCGAACAGCTGATCGTAATCAGTCTTGTCGGTGTATACGCCTGCGGGTGCCGGGACGCGGATCAGGGAGCCATTCAGCAGCACGCCATCCTTCACGGCGGTAGGGTCATCCGTCAGATACGGATAGGTCAGCGAATTGAGCCAAAGCAGCTCAGCCCAGCGATTTGCGTCGTTGAGCTCGCGTCGAGCCACCGCTTGCAGGTCATCGCCGTATTGGGTCTGTACCAGCCGATAAGACGGCATCTGGCGTTCGAATTCATTAGCCATTGTAAGAGATCCCGTTATTAATCATGGTCAGGTGGCGATTGAGCTCAGCCACATCCTTAGGAGCCATTACCGGATCGTTGTTACCCAGCTCAGAAACGGAAGATGCTGCCGCGCTGGACAGCTGCACCGGGGATTTCTTGTCATCCATCAGAGCAAAGGCGTTACTGTCTACGTAGAGGCTGCGTGCGCTACCGCCAGTCGTCGATGAGCAGTTTGACGCCCCGTACAGGCCATCGTAGTTGTCATACGTTTTACGCGGCTTGAGGGAGTTTTTAAAGATACACACCACTTCCTGAAACGAGCCGGAAACACGCATAAACGCCTGTTTAACATCATCAGGGATGCCCGCGATATTGGACAGCGTGCGGTTGAGGTTTACCCCGACGCGGGCCATATCGTGCGCGATGCCGATCAGATCATTCGCAGTACCGTTGATGGCGTTCTTCCCGGTAGCGATAACGCTGTTTACCGTGTTGAAAATGCGGTTTGCACTTTCGGTAAAGGCCCGGACGGTTGAGGCAAACGGCGCGATAGCGGCATCTTTCAGGTCAACCGCCTGTTTGATCCAGCCCTCAATATCCTTCCCGTAGCCCTCAATGGTGCTTACCACATCGCTCAGCGCTTTCAGTCCACCGAAGATAGAGCCAGAGAAGGGAAGGATCATCAGCGGGTTGTCAATGTCGGTATCGACACATTGCAGGTTCATCGAATACTGGAATAGCAGCGGACGGGAGCGGGAGCGGCGCAGCACAAAGTTGGACGGCGAGACCACCCATGTAAAGTTGTTCAGCATATCTACGTACAGGAGTTTCACCTGACGGGGATCCTGCCCGTTGTCGATGGCCTGCTGTTTGGCCTGCGGGTACTGGTGCGCGATCAGCTGGTTGAGAGTTTCAAACGCCTGCGCACCATCCTCGCCGGAGCCCTGCGCGGTTCTCCAGCCCGTATGCCCGCTGATACTCAGTTTCGGCAGGCCCTCGCCAAACTGATCCTCCCAGCCCTGAACTCCACGCCCCAGCGTTTGCGTAACGTTGGAGCGTAGAGGTTCCTCGCGCGTAAAGTCTTCCGGGCGCAGCTTGAGCGTTACCGGGGAGTTGAGCCCGGACGGCGTTTGCAGCACGAAAGCAATTGGCTTTACGCCTGCTCGCTGGTCGGTTGGCCTGCTGCTTAGAAACATGGATTATCCCCTTACTCCGGTGTTTTGGTCTTGCTGCCGCCAGACTGGACGCCACCATGAATGTGCCCGATTTGGCTGATATTGCCCGCGATCTGGTCGCCGTCAGATTTCACCATGCCGTTGGTCGTAATATCGCCATCGACGTGCAGTTTTTGCGTTGCGTGAACCATCGGCGTGTCCAGCAGAATACCGTCACTCGCTTTGATAGTCGCCTGCGTACATTCCGCATAGATTTCGTCCTGGGCAATCAGGCGCACTTTACCATCAGGGGTAAAGGTCAGCTCCACCACGCTCCCAGCCATGCCAATGCGGAAATAAGGCTTTGTTCCGGTGTTCCGGTCAACAGCCAGATTTTTGTCAAAGTTTGCCCCGGCGAAGTCGCGGCGATCCGGTTTGGTACCCATGGTGATATACGCGCCGGACGGGTGCAGCAGCCCGGTGTTACCTTCTGCGTCGGTGTACCGGATCACGTCAGAGTCAGAGCGCTCAAACTCCAGCCCGTCCTCATCAAAGGTCATCTGGCTGATCTGCGGATACAGGAAGCCAGTGACGACCGGGGAGCTCCCGATAAAGTCCACCGTCGCCATGACCTCCTGCCCGGTCTGCTGGCTGATATTCCACTTATCCGCCCCACGGTCACGCACGCGGGGGATCTTGTTGCTCCCGGTACGCGCTGAGCCTGAGGCAGTCAGCACCTGCACCCCGGCAAAGCGGGCATAATTGTCCACCATGATGAGGTCACAGGCGTGGTCTTTGGGATAGCTCGCCACCACAATGGCTTTACGCAGGGCCATCAGAAAATATCCTTTTTGAGAGAAAACAAGGCATCCAGATCCTTCCCGGCGCTGGTCAGGTCATTGCCACGGGTAGCCTGTTCTTTCAGCCATGGGCTTACGCCGCCCCCGGTGCTGCTGACGCGCTCGGCAAATCCGGTACCGCGTGCAAATTCCAGCGACGTGCTGTACGAGTTGTACGGGATGAAATTATCCTGCACGCTCATGATGTAGGCGCTCCATGTGATTTTTCCATCCAGCACGGTGAGGTAATCACCGCTGCGGAGCGCATCGGTTGAGTTATCCCGCGTCGGGCCACCCTTCATTGACAGTGCGCCAAACTCCAGCACCACGTTATCTTTGTTGGACTGGATCATGATGCCACGGCGATCATTAATCCAGTCTAGCATGTAGCCTCTGCGCTGCTCCTGAGGGTTCTGCTCCAGCCCGCTGGAAACGCTGGTCACATCGTCAGGGCTCATCACGGAATCCGCATACATGGCACGCACGCCATAGTATTTTTTCGCTGTGTTCGGGTATTCCATGGTCTGCTGAGTACCGCCAGCCATAATGGCCTCAACCTTGCGGTAAATATCATCGACCATCGCAAAGCGGCTGTTTGTCACCCAGTAATAGTTATAAACGCTCGAATCGTTGCGCGTCTGGCGGATATCGGAGATATAGCCATCTGGTACCGTTCCGTTTTTCGGCGGCTGCGGCAGGTTCTGAATGGCTAGCCCGGTCATCAGGTCAATGGCTGGTACCGGACGCCAGACGAGGTATACGCCATCCTCGCGGTCTTCAATAAAGAGCTCATTCCATACGCCCACATCCAGATACTGCTTCATGAGGTCGTATACTGAGCCCTCCTGATTCATCCAGCTGTCAGACACTGAGCCTGAGGCTTGCAGATCAGGCTTGATGACGCGCGGCACGCCGTTGTTTTTCGGCAGCAGGGTATCAAGCAGCGGGTTAATGGCCTTGTCCAGCAGCAGGTTGATGAATTCAGCCCCGGTGATGACGTTCTTCACGTTGCCACCAAACTGCTCGAAGAAATTCCACCCGGTCAGCAGCGGTGCCGATCCGTGATAGCTTGGGATGTAGAGCAGCTGGAATGACTGGAGGATCTTGCCGTAATCCTGCCCACTCACCACCACCGTGCGCATCGGCTTGCCGTCCTTGCCCATCTGGCGACCACGGCTGATCTCGCTGACGAATCCGCGCATCTTAATCGGCAGGGGGTTCGGGCAGGGCCCAATCCCGCTCCACATGCGGATCTCTACCACGTCCATTGGCTCTACGAGCCCATAAATGGACTCCAGCCCGGCACTGTCCAGTACCGGGCCCATATTCTGCCCGGATACGTTCGGCTTGTCTGAGAAGCTCAGGGAGAAGGTACCGCAGGGTTGCCCGATGTTCTTCGTGGTGCTGATACTTGTCCCATCGCCAAAAAACGGCGTCAGGTCAATGTATGCCTCTTTGTTGGCATAGCGCTCAGAAGTAGGAAGGCCAGCATCTTTGGGCTGGCGCATGATGGACTTGTACAAGCGCACGCTAATCTTCGGCGTGGCAACGATAACCTTTGGCATTCTTACCTCGTTGCGAAGCTGCGCGGTTGGCTAAAGCTGGAGCTCACTGGCAGCTGTTCGGTTTTAATAACCTGCCCCGACGAATCTTTATGCTGTACCTCCAGCGGAGCCGCCTTAATATCAATCCGTCCACCAGTCTGAGGCATCGTTTTCGGGTCGATGTTGTTCAGGTCTTTCAGCTTATCTTCCCACGCATAGACGCCCGGCGCATAGTTCCGGTTTTCAGATGTGTAACGCCCGGCCCCGGTACCGCCGTTGTAACGGCTCAGGGCTTCATATTCGTTACCACCAGCAGCATCCAGATCGTCGCGGAGGTGCGCAGCACCAGCCATGATATTCCCGCGTTGGGTGTAGATATCGTACTGGCGCATATATTTGGCGTTCCACTTCGGTACCAGCTGAGCAGCACCGATAGCGCCAGCGCGGCTGACCGCTTTGTTACTGAAACGGGATTCCTGCGCGATCAGTCCACGTAACAGGCTTGGGCGGATGTTGTACTTCTTCGCCGCGTCCTGAATGTCCTTTTCCATGCTTTTCGCGCGCGCAGCCATATCGCCCGGCACGTTCTCCGGCAGACTGGCTTTCGCGTTTTCGATCAGCGCCGCAGGTGAATCACCCAGACCTGAGGTATCAATCGCCCCGGTCTCAGTAGCCGTCAGGCCGTTGCCGTATGCAGCTGTGTGCGCGGCATCGAATCCGACCTGATTATATGCAGCCAGCTCCTGCTGCGTGATCTGCTGCTGACGTTTCAGAGCACGGTAGCGGTCGCCTTCCGGGCCCATAGTTTGCAGCCCGACGCCTTTGTTTTGCAGGGCCTTCATTTCTTCGCCATAGGCGTCGATACGCCAGCCATACTTGCGCTGACCACGGCGCAGCTGATCCTGACGCATCCCCTTCTCGTAATCGCTGCGCAGGCTGTCCTCGCTGCCACCAGTCATCTTGACCAGCGCCATGCGCATCACGTCCAGCGAAGGCAGAGCACGATCCGCGAAGCGGGTAAACGTGTTGTCCAGCTTCGCCACGTTATCGCGGATCTGGCTACCTTCGGTTTTGGTACCACCATGGACGCTGACCAGCTCAGCCATGATGTCTTTCAGCTTCTCGGCATCATTGCCCTTATACGCACCCATCAGACGGGAGCGCTCGGAATCGGTCAGGTCTTTGCGGCCCAGATAGTCCTTCGCCATGTTGCCAAGGCCAGCGCCACCGCCTTCGATGATCCCCATCTGCGCCATCAGCTGCGGGTTGACGTTCAGCCCCAGACGTTTGGCGCGGGTATCAGCCCCGGTCAGCTGCGTCATTGAGGTATTGGCGAGGGTCATCGCCTCGTTGACGCCAGTCCCCAGATGGTTAGCCAGCGCCATGTAATACTCAGGCGTGCCCTGCCCGTACTGGCGAGCCATCTGGCGTTTAACCATGTCAAACATGGTTGTACTGCCCTGCGGGCCAGCACCAAAGGCGCGACCGTATGGCGTATTAGCACCAAAGGCTGAGCTCAGCGTGCCAAACATCCCGGTTTCTTGGAATGATCGCAGCTGGTACGGGTTCAGGCCAGCAGCCATGCCCATTCTGGCGGTGAAGGCTTGGGATGCTTCGCCCATGTTTCCACCGCGCGTCAGAGAGGCGTTGACGCGGCTAAGGAGCGATGCCGCACCCTGCACATCCATGCCCGGCAATCCAGTTTGCATCAGGCCAGCCAGTGCGCCGCCATAGCCAGCGACGTTTGGCCCGGTCAGGCTTTGGCGTGCTGCCGTAGTGGCGAAGTTGGTGATCGCCTCCATGGCTTCATTGGCCTGCCCGAAAGCGCCTGATTTGCCGATAGCCTCACCGATCAGCGCCCCCATGCGGCGAGTGTCCTGATCGGATCGACCGATATTAGCTCCGCGCAAACGGGCCATGCTCCCGGCGACGCCAGTCGGATCCAGCCCGAAGGAACGGGCCAGACCGCCTGAGGTCAGCAGCCCGGTCATTGGGTTCTCGCCCGGTCGCAGGTTTGCGCGGGAATAAGCTGACGCCATCGCAATGGCGTCTGAGGTCTTCATGCCCAGCGCATCAGCCAGCCCGCTAGGGCCACCGATAGCGCGTTTCCACGCCGCATAGGAGGCAACGCCCCCGACTTGGCGATAGAGTTTGTCCAGGCCGATTGCGTTATCCTGAGCCTGCCCGACCTTATCAGCGATAGCGCCGATGATTTTGCCGACGCCAAGCGCCGCCAGACCACCGACGAGGCCCATAAGGCCAGCGCCAGCGCCACCAGAAAGGCCGGAGCTCAGCGCGTTGGACATTACACCACCTACCGGGCCAAACGCTCGCAGCCCGGATTGCATGACGTTAACCCCCTGAGCACCCCAGCCCTGCCTCCAGTTGTTTGGTACCGGAGGATTGTTTGGGTTTGGGTTCGGAGGTGTCGGTGTGCGCGGTGGCTTAGGCTTTGGGTTGTCGTCAAACTCCACGCCAAGGAATTGCAGCATGTTCTGCATTTTCTTGATGCGCTCAGCCTGATCGCCATACATCTTTTTCCAGTCTGCCATGAGCGGGTTAGTCTGGCCTTGGCCCGTCTTGCCCATGGTCGTTTTGAGCTCAGTCTGGATTTTCAGCAGCTTCTGCATCTGCTTGATGAAGGCGTCCAGATCCTCTTTCGACTTGACGTTAATCGGCTCGAATTTCTGGTTGTTTGCCTGACCGACCTGCGACGCGAGGATGCGGATCTGGTCGTTAACCATCTGGATCTGCTGTTTCAGGTCTGCCGCATCGAACTGGGCACTAACCGGAATTTTAATTGCCATTTACGTCTTCCCAGTCGTTAACTTCGGTTATGTCGGTTTCGCTATCTGCTGGAGTTAGCGCTGGCGTTTGCTGCTCGGCTTCCTGAGCCCACTCCTGCATAATTGCTTGCGCATCAAAGGATTCATCCTCTACGACATCCATCATCTTCGGATTATCCTGATACGTGTGGGCCCAGTATTCAGTCAGCCGTTCCTCAAACGTTGTCTCCATGTACAGGGGGCTGTTCGGCGGAAGGCGAAACGTCCGGCGATACCACAGATCCACTGTGTTCACCATTTGCCGCGCTGTTTTCTTCGCCCGGTGCTCTAGGTTTTCTGCGAAATGTTTCCTCACGCTCTCTCAGGGCGGCGAACACACGCCCCAGCGTCTGATATGTCTCATCATCCAGCGGATCCATGTTCTCCATGTCCCAGCCTTCTGGCGCATCGACAATCAGCACGCGCAGAGTTGAAAGGTATTCAGCGAGAGTCATCAGCCATGCAGTAGGCTCCACGCCACCAGCCATGGATGCGTATTCGCGCTGGATCTCTACCTCAATGGTCATAGTGCGACGCGCCGCGCGGAAACGCCCGACATCAGGCACGTCAAAGTAGTAATCATTTGCTTTTGGTTGTCTTGCCACGTTGGAATCCTCGTACAGGGGGAAAGGAGCCGCCCCGAAGGGCGGCTGATATCACTTACGCGCCGTCGCCGCTCACGTCCAGCGCGTTAAACTGGGCGTTGGAGGTAACGATGGCGTGTTTCTGGGTCTCGATGGAACCAGATGCGTAGCTCACGCCAGTGTACTTACGCAGCAGAGCGCCAGTCAGGCCATCATACTGCTCAATGTCGAATACCAGACCTTGCAGCACGGCGTCGCCGTTCTCCGGCACAATGCCCGCAGCTTGCAGCTGGGACTTGTTCAGGAGCATGGCGCTCACGCTCAGCTGGTGACGCGCCATAGTCGGCACCCACTCCTGTACGTGAATGTCACCGATACCGGAAGCAGGTTCCGGCGCGTAGTCATCGTTCATAGAAATGTTCTGGATCAGGCCGATCTGCTTGCCATCAAAGATGACCTTGATCTGGTTGCCTGACCGTACATTGCGGTTCTGCTTCATCGCTTACTCCTTAGACGGTCGCGGTGCCGCTGTACGGACGAGCGTACATGGTCACGAGGATGTAGTTGTTAGGGACGACCGGGGATGCCTCGTACTGAATACGCATTACATCGCCCTCAACAGTCCCGGTAATGTTGCGGAATGCCGGGCTGTTTTCGTCACCCGCCAGCACTGCCGGGCCCATTGGTTCTGGCTTAGCCAGCTCAGTCAGCTGACCTTTAACAGTGCTCAGTGCCTGAGACAGCAGGATCGGGGACTGCTTGGAGCCGCGCAGCTGATCCACCGCCTGACGCACGTTACGCTGTGTGAAGTCGATAGCCACGCCGCAGGACTGCTCGCGTTTGTTGAATTTGCTATCAACCAGCCAGGTGGAAATGGACTGCGTGATTTTGTAGCCAGTATCGGTGTTCTCGATAGGCATCACGCCGCCAAGGATCAGCTCGTCGGTCTCGGTCGGGTTGTCCAGATCGCGCTCCAGCCCGTTCACACTGATCACCTTGTTGGTGAGCGGAGTGCCCGGATTCACGCCACCAAACGCGGCGGCCACCAGTGCTGCGGTCATGTACGCCGGGCGCAGCGTCAGCACGCCAGTGTCGTCATACGCGTAGTGCCCGATGTGAACCAGAGAAACGCGGTCGCTGTTCAGTACCTTGGCGCGGCGAATTGCTTCCTCGTTGGAGGTGCTGATCGGCGTGCCGACGATAGCGCGGCGCTCTTTGTAGCGGTTTGAGTTGAACTCAACATGCGCCTTAACGAAACCATGTACGGCTTCATCACCTGAGCACGCTGCCACCCACTGCACGTTGCGCTCTTTCGCCAGCAGATCCAGAGCATTGCTCCAGTCAGCAGGCAGCGGAGCCACGACAGGCTGAGAGGTCAGGTATTTGTAATCCTGAATCTGCGGGCCATGCCAGATGTCAATCGCGTTAGCAGCGTTCAGCTCGAAGTCCAGCCAGTTGCCTACGGCATCCTTAAACCATTTCTGGAAGCTGTAGCCGTTCCAGTAAAAGTCGGCGTCCAGCGTTGGCGTAGCGGTATCAGTTTTATATGCCTTCTGATCCAGCACGCTCGGAGACAGAGAACGATAACCAGTGCTCAGGAACGTCATTTCGAACGGTTTCGCGCCGGATGCGTTAGCGGTCACGCTGTTCACGTAATCAGCGATGTCGCCCAGCGTTTTATACTGGGTTAAATCCAGCTCAATCTTCTGGAATACGCCATCGCCGCCCTGCTCGTCAGTGACGATCTCAAAGACGCCCGGAGCCACCAGAATATGGCAGTCCTTCTCTTTGATTTTGAGGTGTACGCCCGGCGCGTTGATGTCGTTGCCAGTCACAGACCATGCAGATGCGCCAGTGCCGCCAGCGACGGTCACGGTGTACAGGCCAGCTTTTGAGCCCTGCTCAATCTTGGCTTTGATGCCCAGATCGGTTTTGCTGTACGCCTTGCCTTTCAACGTGCCGAAAGCGCCAGTGGCATTCGTCGTCCCTGCGATAATTGGCAGGTCGAGGGTGGCCTGAAACGCTTTGTTTACGCGGATAGCGATGACAGTCTGAGGAGAGCCAGTCTGAGAGGACGGGGAGAAGGCTTTCACCACCGCATCGCAGAGCTCGCCACCGACCAGCGCCTGTTTAGCCGCGTTGGGGGTGCTGAATTTCAGCAGTTTGAATGACTCACCACCATCAGCCTGACCGATGTAGGCAACAACGTTCGTTACCGACAGGTTCTGGTTCAGCATGGCGTCATCGTTCACTGCGGATGCAGTGGTAGGCGTCGTCAGCAGTTGACCATTAAAAAATACGCTCATGTGATCCCCTTAGATCAGCGGAGTTTCGAGGAATTCCGCATAACGTTTTTCGTAAGCGGATGGAATATCGCGCACGCGCCCGGCAGATGTCTCTTTCGTCCAGAAGCCAGTGATCAGCACATAGCGCTTTTCGGTCAAAGACAGACGCGTGCAAAACTCGTCAAGCGATAGTGGGATCTCAGTGCTTACTGCCGCTGCATCCACTTCCGCTGCGATTGCTTTTGATGGTTGTTTAGCCATTAGGATTAACCTCAGTAATGACATCCACGATAGTGGCATCAGATTTAAGCCCTACGCGGATCGGCGCAGTGCAGTTGAAATTCCCGGTAACAAGGTACATAGGGGAATCATATTCGCCGCTCACCGCATCTTCGGTGCTCAGCGATAACTTAGGCAGCGTGATCCCGGCGTCTGCCAGCACGGTCAGATTGGCGATGATCACACGGCGGATGGCCTTTCTCAGCTCCAGACGCTCATCCGGGTTGAGAGACCAGCCAGTAATGGAAATATTGACATCTGCGAGCCAGCCAGCCTGCTCAGTAAACATGTCGTCGGCTTCATCCATGTACTCAACGTTGATGGTGTCGCCAATAAAGCGCTCGCTTGGCTCCTCGCTTTCCAGCGACAGCGTGACGCATGGCAGCATCAGGTTGTTTTCCATCTGCGGTGGCGCGGTGAAAACTTGGATATAGCCCAGCTCATTCATCAGCGTTTTGCGCTCGACCTCTACCATCAGCCCGGCTTCCAGACGGTCGCGCAGCAGCTGGAGCGTATCGGTAGACGCATCCTGATAGGTCGCCATCGGCGTCCCGTAGTTCTCGTTGCTGGGCTCCCAGACGCCATTGACGTAGTAAAACGCCTTGTAGAAATACTTGACGTTGTTCTGGAGGAAGTGGTGATCGACAAACGCGATGTTGTCCCCCTCGTAAACGATAAGGGCGTCCGGGTCGCTCATGTCGTCCTTAATCCCTGAGCGGGGGAGGCGCAGCACTTGCCAAGCCGTCGCGCCAGCGGGAGGCTGGAGGAATACTTGCAGTGCGTTGCCGCAGGACTGTGGCAGAATCAGCGTAATCATGGCTATATTGTGCCGTCACGACGCCGGGCGTGATGCTAACCTTTGAATCGGAGGCGCTTATGGCTAAAGACTATTCAATCCAGATCAACCTCGGCAGTACCATGGATATCCTCGGAACTATCAACAAAGAGGTGTTCCCCTACCTGCATCAGGCCGTCAACGCGGTCGGGAATAAGCTCGCCCAAAACTGGCAGGAGGAGGTATACAAGGCGAAATTGTGGAGCGGCGAAAAGGACAAATACGCCAAGTCAATCAGCTGGCAAATGACCGGGGATTTCTCCGGCTATGTCGAGGCGACGTATAAATGGGCTGAGGAAATTGAGAGTGGACGCCCTGAGCGCGATCTGAAAAAGATGCTCAATACCTCGCTGAAAGTCCGCCGTACAAAGTCCGGCAAACGCTTCCTCGTCATCCCCTTCCGGCATAACGTGAAGGATATGCCGGACGAGCTCTACGCGCAGGCCAAAGCGCTGGAAGCCTCCAAAGTCGTCGGGCAGACGCAACGCCGTACCGGGGAGGTAACTTTCCTCTCTCGCAAAACCGGGATGCAGCCCGCCAAGCGACAGACGCCATTTCTGACCAACGTTAAGACGCATGGCCCGATGATGGTCAATCAGGCCCAGTACAAATGGGGCGGACGCATTCACGCGGGCTACTTCGGCCCTAACCCGAAAGGGAAGGTCGATCACGCGGCAGGCATGGTGCGGTTCGATACCAGCAGCGGCAAGCAGAAGTCCAGCGCCTATATGACATTCAGGATCATGATGGAAGGCCAGCAGGGCTGGGTTGTGAAGCCACAGCCGGGAAAATGGATTGCGCGGAAGGTGCGCGACGATATGGCACCGAAGGCAGAGGAAGCATTCAAAGCCGCAATGGGCTGGACGCTGAAAGTGAAGTAAAAAAAAAGCCGCGAGGCGAGTCGCGGCACGTCAAAGTAGGTATTAATAACAGCTTTTATTTTCAGGCAAATGGACTATAGACGGGGCTATCCGTCCGGTCAACGTCTTTTTAGCTGATATTCCTCGCACCTCGACCATACAGGTCGAATTTGCGAAGCACGACACGTTTTGGCAGGCGCATCCCTTGGTGCTCGTTACGGTCTGACGGGTAGGCATCCAGCATGAAATATTCGCTGTAGCGCTCCCCGGTGATCGTGTACTGCTTGCCCGCTGGCGGCTCGCCACCGTTAGGCCATGTCAGTTTCCCCTTGGGGTCTACCTCAGGGATCCCGCCCTCAATAACGCCCGTCCTGGTATCATTAAGCCAGAATACCCGCTCAATGCTCTTAGGATAGCGCCTGAGGCGTTCAGTCGGTGCGCCGTGGGTCAGCACATCTGAGAAGCCGTCGAGGCCATCCAGCGTGGTTACGCGGTCATATTGTCCGCCCCAGTCCCATGCTGGCTGATCCTCCGGCAGACTCACCACCATGTCGCCATGTTCCCACAAGCCCATTTTTGCCCATTTCATCTGGGTTTCCTGACTGGCGACGCCCACCACCATTTCCTCCGGCGCATCCCAGATCCTGCCCATCCCGGTACAGAGCGGGCAGGTCGGGTCAGCAGATCCAGACTGCGCATTACGGCACGGGCAGGCCCAGTTACGCGCCCAGAGGACGCGCTGACCGATATTATTCAGGTGACGGTTAAAGTTTTGTTGGCTGAAACGCATATTCTCCCCCTTAGAAAATCATGCTCCGCACGCCATGGATAGCAGCCTGCAAGCCACCATTCCCGCTTTTCTCCGGCCCGTCGATGATGCGATCGATCTGGTCTTGATACTTGCTCAGATCGACGCTCATGGACTCGCTCAGGCCATCGGCGCTGATAGAGCCGGACTGCGGCAGGAAAGTGTCAGTGATGATCTTCGTCACCGCCAGTTTCATGATGGCGTCGATGAGGTCAGGGTACTGGGTAGCGGCGTCCACCAGCCCGGCAGTGTAGTCGAGGTGAACCATCTGCGGGATGCGGCTTTGCCACGTCAGCGCGGTGAAGCCCAGCACGGAGGTAGTCACCAGCGTAGCGTTAGTCACCGGGATGATCTCAACGTGACCATACTTCTGATCGATACGCAGCCACTCCTGCGGGATGTCGAAATACTGGCCCCCGGCAGACGGCATGATGAAGCGCAGGCGCTGCACGTTCACCACCGGATGATGACGCGTGACAAAGTAGCCCCATTTGTCGCGGTCGAACATGGTAGGCTCGTAGTCCTGAGGCGTGTCTTTTACCCACGGCTCGCCGTTGAGCTCCGCGATCTGGTCATCGGTCGGAGTGCTTTGGAATACCCGCGTCGGGACGAGGAACACGCGCAGACGGCGAGAGATTTCGGCCTCGGCGGCAATCAGTTTGCGCCAGATATAATCATCGGACACTTTCATATCGCGCAGGGCACCCGCTGACGCTGCCATAAGCTGATCCTCGCGCAGCTGCGGGATCACCAGCTCTTTGATAAACAGCTGCGACCGGGTGAGCTCAAACGGCTCCTTAATCTCAGCCGGGAACATGGCCCGACCGACCGGGAAGCCGGACACGCACAGGATCACGTCATTGCGCGTGGCGAATTCAGCCTGGTAAGGATCGGTCGTCCCGTCGATAACGATGACGATGGCACCATTTTTCAGGTTGGTACCCGTAGCAGTCAGGTCAACAGGCGTTTGCTTGTTGGCGATCAGCTGGCCCTGCTTGGTAATCAGCGCCCACGTCAGGGACTCCCCGCCAGTCAGCGCGATGGGTTTCCCGTCTTTTTTCAGCTCTACAATGACCGTGCTGACGGTATTGCGTTCAATGGTAATCATGCGTTACTCCAATAAAAAAGCCGCCCTGAGGCGGCTTAACAGGGCTTTACGCCAGCTGCAAATTACGAAATAGTGATAGAGCAGGTTGCCGGAGATCCGGTGATGGTCTGCCCGGCCTTAGCCGTCGCTGTTACTGTCACTGTGCCAGTAGCATCAGCGTCCAGAGTCAACACGCCAGTAGTCGGAGCTACTGCACCACCTTTAGAGCCAGCTACCGGGCTCACTACATAATCGAAGTCGGTCGCTACAGCGCCGCCCGTGCCAACATCAAACATCTGAGCGAAAGTCACAGTCGCGCCAGCGGCTGCGGTCACACTGCAATGGTCTTAACCGGAGCAGGCGGCGTAATGCCAGCAATAACGGCGTCCACAGCCTGATCCACGATATCACCGAAACCTATATCAGCCAGCCCCAGATTGAGGTTGTTAAGCACGCGCACCAGCTCGGCACGCTTATGCGGGGTAAGCGCCTGAGCAGCTGCCTCGCGCTGCGCCTGAGAGTGCAGGAAAGCCTGCATCAGGTCGCCAAAGCCTAGCTTGGCAGTGCCAAGGTTGAGATTGTTGAGCAGGCGTCCAATGTCGGAAGCCTGCGCATCGGTGATGCTGGTATCGGTCGTGCCAGTGTCCAGCAGGTTAACAAAGTGTGTCCCGAAGTCGGCGGCGGCGATGCCCAGATTCAGGTTGTTCAGCAGGTGCTTTAGTTTACCTTTTGAACTTTCAGAGAGTGTCACAAGGGCGACCATAGCCGACTCCTATAAGCAGATTATTCAGCCCCTTTAGCCGATTCCGCTGCCAGCCGCGCCTTGCGCTCAGCAGGAGTTTCGCGCTTAGGGGTTTGCGTATTTGCAGTGGCTTTTTTAGCCCCTGCCCCTTTCTGGATTTTACTGTCACTACCTGCCGCAGGGGCTTGCGGTTTCACTTCCGGCTTAATCTCCGGCTTAATCTCCGGCGCTGGTGTCTGAGGTGCTGGAGCCTGAGGTGCTTTTGGCGCTTCCTCAGCGATAAAACCGGGAATGCTCAGGTAACGCGCTGCCTGCTCCTCAGTGAGGTCTGGCGACAGGTAGCGGTACTCGCCTTCCGGCGCTTCCAGCTGTGTGAAGGTCAGCCCATCCAGCAGACAATCCGGGCCCATACGGTGAATGTTAATTACTTTTGGCATGATTAGAATCCTCAGTTTTCAGAAACAAAAGGGCCCCGTAGGGCCCTTCAAATCGCCTACTGGTTACTCACCAGTGTGCGGACGCCATTTTGCCTGAGTAGGCAGAATGTTTTTGATGTAGCCATGGTGCTTCGGCTTGGTAATACGCAGATAACCAAACAGGAACTGGAACCATGACATTACAGGCATCCCGCCTACACCGAATGGCAGAGGGATCTTGGTCATCGGTTGGAACTGACGCCAGCCGATAGCATCAGCGCCCGCGCCAAGGTTCAGCATAGGTACGCAGATGGTGCCCGGCAGAGTGCGGTTGTCGTCGTGGAACTTGGTCTTACCACCAGCGGAGCTAGAGGTATCAATTTTCACGTAACCGACCAGACGCATATCGCGCAGGGTGTCCAGATCATCAGCAGCTTTCGCCACGTCCTGACGACCACGATAGATGGCGAAGCCGCCGCAATCAGTGGATGCCGGGTTGGTGATGGACAGCACGATTTCTTCGCCAGAGGCAACAGTAACCTGATCCACGATCACCGCTTCGGACAGGCCAGCGCCGGAGGTGCTGATACCTGCGATAGCGTAGACGTACTTACCAGCACGTTTGCCAGTGAAGCGAGCCGCGCCGTTAGTAGCCGCTGCGCCAGTTGTCGCGCCCGGTTTCAGTGCGGAGTTTTTCGCCGCCAGATCCGGGTTGGTCAGCTGGAACACATGCACCATCGGGTTGGTCTCGTCATGGATAAAGGTATCCATGTGAGTTTTCAGGGTGCCAGTAGTCAGGCGGATCCCGTTAACATGACCACCGATAGTTGGTGTGTTCTGGCCTTCTGGCATCCAGCGGAATGCTGGATCTAAGCCCATGTTCAGATCGTTCTGAACAGAGTTAGGCAGGAAGATATCGGTTGACTGGCCCCAGTTGCCGTAGGAGTTAACTTCTACGTTAATCTGAGACATCGGCTCAACGCTGTTCAGCGCGGTACCGTTCAGGTCAACGATGTGCTCCGGTGCCATTTTCCCCGCAGCCACTTCTTTGTCGATCTGGGTAAAGATACCGTCAAACTGCGTACTAACAACGTCAGCGTTACCATGATAAAGCAGGTAGTTGGCGTCGGTCAGCAGTTGCAGTGCGCCGTTACGTTCTTCGACCGCAATCGGCTCAGCGATGTTTTTACCGATGTTCAGGACATAGCCGACCTGACGCAGAGACATCAGGAATTTGACCAGACCTACTTCACGGCTGTATTCGCCCTGTGCGGCACGTACAACGCCCATCTGGGTGTTGGTAGAACCACCAAGGAAACCACCGACAGATGACTGGCGGCTGTATTCGTCAACGATGTTGATCGCGTTGGACTGCTGCAACATGTTGAACAGCGTAAAGTGCTTGTTCTCCTGAATCGTGGTCTTCATCGCAGTATCAAGAGACTGCACGCCTAACGCGCCGCCGCCCTGCAATTTGCTCACGTCAGTCTGATAGTCCGAAGCCTGAAGCGCTTTGGTCAGCTCCTCAAACTGGGCCATATTACCGCCCAGAGAGCCGCCAAGAGCAGCTGCGCCGCCCGGCAATGCGTTCTGGAACAGTTGGGCGATGTTTTGCATCGTTTACTCTCCTGAGTAGTTAAAGTATTCCCGACCGTAGAGCGGCGGGAGTCGGGAAAAATTACAGGCCAGTGCCCAGCACTTTCGCCAGAATCGCCGGATCAGGCTGATAACCGTTGCGCAGTGCGCAGTCGATCATGTTCAGCTGCACGCCAGTGATCTTGCCTTCGTTGTATGCAACGTTGGACTTAATCATCAGGTCAGCGCCAGTGATCTGGGTATCTTCCGGCTGCTCAGTCGTTGCCTGAGTACCTGCCATGGATTTTGCCATCACGACAACCTGAGATTTACGCCCGGCACCCTGAGCGCCTGCATTAATCTGGTTCTGCTGCAATGATTTGATCAGCTCGCCCTGAGCAGCGATGGTGTTGCCCATGCGCTCCATCATCTGCATCATCAGCGGGAAACCAGTATTCAGCGCTTCGTTGGTGCTGTTTACGGATTTTTGCAGGGTTTCCAGCACTTCGGTGGCGTCGATCATCTGCTCACCATTTGCGCCTTCTACCGCAGGCAGAGATTTAGTCAGATCGGCGTTTTCGCCCTGACCTTTGTTCTCGCCGTTCTCATCTTTGTTCTCGTCGGTGTTTTCACCGGAACCAGCGCCAGCGCCTTCGCCGTTGTTGGCAGGGGATTCACCCGCAGCCGCCTGGATATTTTTGTCATCCTGAGCGGCTGGAATTGATTTCGCTAAAGTCTCTTTCTGCGTAGCATCGAGAGTCTGGAGCGTTTCCAGCAGATTTTTAAAGGACATAATTTAGCCTCTTTGTTGTAAGGAAATATCGCTCAGAAAGCGATGCACCCAAGCAGCCGCCTCGGATGGCGACATACTAAAGTTTGCGGCGCAGTATTGCGCCAGACCTTCTTCTGAGGTCAGGTAATCGGCGGTGATAGCACCGGAGATTAACGCGACGCTCAGCTGGTCACGGAACTCGTAATAGCTGATCGGCTGGTTGCTGCCCGTATCAAGCGACTGCACACCAAAGGCACCGCCGCCAGTCAGCTGGCTCATATCGCTGCAATAAGACGCCTCCAGCGCCTTGCTCAGCACGATCCCGCCCATGGATTTGGTCAGGGTGCCGATAGGAGACAGGGAGGCAGTGCGCAGATGCTGGTTAACTGGCGTCTGGGACAGCGCGATATTCGTCCAGCGGACTTTATCGACCATTGTGACTTTTTGCTGGGTTTCCGGGTCTACCTGCACGCTTTTAGCGAGCACGGCACCACCGACAGAAGGGTACCAGCGCTGAGGCGGATTAAGCTGCGTCATTGATTCCCAGACCATGTTTGCATTCTCAGCCATCGGGCCAGTGCCCTCATACAGCTGCGCTTTTACAAACGTGGTGTTGCCATCGATCTTGACATCGACCGGGCGACCAATTTCGTAGCTTTTGGCTTCTTTGAGCGACATCCCCAGCTTTTGCCCGATAACGGTAAAGTGGTCAATGTCGATGTTACCGAACTTTAAAAACAGGTCGGTACTCTCAGCGAGGGCCTTAGCCATGATCTTCTCATTCGTCTGGTCGAGCCCTTCATTGGACGCCTCCAGAAAGATAAAACGCTTCCCGCCCTCGGCTTTCGCGTGGGCTTTGAGCATCATATCCATGCGGATAAGGTTGTCGGTATTCTCGGTGTCGATCATGGGGTTTGCCCTTTCAAAACATGCTTAAATTCTGCCGTCACGACGCAAATACGTCATGCAAGGATTTTTTCGAGCAGCGCCGCAAAATCAGGATCGTCACCCGGTTGCGCTTTCGTGGTGGACACCCAGCGCCCCCGGCAGTGTGGATGCGCCAGCCCGGCAGGAAGTTGCCAGAGCTCATCCTCAGATCGCTTCACCAGCTTCCCGGCGACGCGCTTATATGGCGACGCTGAGCGCCCGATATTGTTTTTACCGGGCCAGATCATCGTCGCGGGATCCTTGTTGGGGTAATCAGCCGGAACTACCGTGGCGATCTTCCCGTGAATCTTTTTGCAGAATGGGCAGGCGGTGCCGTACATTTCGACGCGCTTCACTTTTGACATCGGCTCGCACGCGGCGATAAAGCCCTGTAATTGGCACTCGCCAGCCTCTGTGACGGCGATTCGACGCCAGTCCCTGTTCAGCTGCGCGAAGTTGTCAAAAAGCTCCTGCTGGAGCGCCTGCTGCGTTCCCGGCTGGCCCAGCTGTTTACGCTCCTCGCTGCGCATGATCACACCGCGCATCATCTTCCGGGTGTTGTCCGCCAGATTGACCACGTTCTCAGCCGCGCGAGCGCTGGCAAAGTCCAGCGTGGTCTTTTCGATTTTGGTCAGCGGTACGCCACCGGACTCCTCTTTGGTGTTAGGGAGGGCCATCAGCAGCTTGGCGGCGTCGTTAGCCGTCAGCTCTTTCTCCCAGTTAGCCTGGACTTTTCCCAGCAGCGTGGCTTTGGTTGCCAGCCAGTCGGCTTCCGCGATCAGGACATCCTTCGGCATGTAGGTTTGCACCGTCAGCTCGACGGCGAGAAAATGATCGTCCAGTGTCCACTGATCGAACGGCAGCACGCGCAGGTACAGATCCACCAGCTCGCGCTCCTCCTCAGTCCAGACCTGCATCATGCCCACCTGCGGCTTTGGCTGCGGTTTTCCGGCCTTCTGGTTCTTACCCAGCTCCCACGCCTCAATCGCCTTTCTGACGTTGCCCAGATGCAGCAGGCCGCGCTGGGTGAACAGCTCCACCAGCTTGCGGATAAGCGGGCTTTCGTGCGGACGCCAGATATCGCCATCTTCGCCACCGCGAATGGCTTTGTGCATGGTCTCCAGCACTTCATTGGTCACGTATGGCGTGAGCGATGTCAGATCGAGCGTAATGATGGCGTAGTCTCCTTAAATTAGGTGCCCCCCTTCTGGGAGGGGCGTGCAACCATTCGGCTACCCTTGCGGGCTGGTTGCTGCGTTCGCTGGCACAGTCACGCAGAGGCCCATCAGCCTCACCCTCAGTCAGCGTGAGGGAGGATTCCCCGGAGGCTCAACCTCCTCCAAGCCCCGGCGACTAGCGGGGAATGCACAGGTTTGCTTTCGCAATCGGAGCACCAAAAACTTACAGGTCAGGCAGACCAAACGATTTGTAGAGCCCTTCCTCGTCGAGGTTCTGCAACGTGTTATGCAGCTCATCGAATTTTTTCTTATTGTCGGCTTGCAGCTGCTCCTGCTCGGCCTGCTGCTGTGCAGCTGCGTCGGCGTCGTCAGGGTTGGCAGGATCAGCGCCCGGCTCCTCGCCCGGCTGCTGTAGCTCGGCCTGCTGCGCCATCTGCTCGGCCTGAATATCAGCGTTGACCTTAGCCATATAAGGCTGCATCGAAACGCTGTTAAGCGGGGAGTTAGCCCAGTCTTCTTTGATTTCTTCCCAGTTGCGAGCGCGGCGTGCTTCGTTGACGGTAAGGAGCGTTTTCTCCTCGTCCCACGCCTGCTTCGGATCCTTCTCATCCAGACCTGTCCAGCGGAACACGTACTTATCTGAGAAGTCGGAAATGATGTAATCGGTGAATAAGTCCTCGAAGTGCGACAGCAGCGGTCGCAGGCCCTTATCCTTCGAGTTGATCAGCTTCTCCTCCGTGTCACTGCCGGACAGCGAACTGGTACCAGCAGTGAAGGATTCGAAGTTGATCTCGTCCGGGGCGATGCCATAAATAGCGCAGATGATCGCGGTTAAGAACGTCATCCATTTGGCAAACATGATCTCGTTAACGTCTACGCCAAAGTTTTCAAATTTCGCCGTGGATTCCGAAGTTTTGGAAACCATGACGGGCAATGTCCATGCGTTATTGATGCCCTTCACCATGCTATTCCAGTACCGCTTAAAGGAGTTGAGATCCTCGGTAGAATAGTCGCCGGAGAGATGGAGCAGACCTTTCGGGATGGCGTTCGAGTCGAAATACTTCTGGTTGTACGTCATGGCGTTCAGGAAGCCCGTGACGGTGTTTACCAGCAGCTCAGTTTCGCTCATCCCGTAACCGCCGTTCAGCACATCGGTGCGGGTGTTGCGCGGAACATAGATCAGGTCGTTGTAGGTGTAAGCGGTGCGGATGTTACCCTGCACCACCTGTAATGCGAAAATCTCATCATCGCCCTTGTAGCCGTCCTCAGTACAGAGGCGGATCGTGGCACCATCGACGGCATAAAGCCCGTCCATGCCCAGCGAGCGGTTTTTCTTGAATTCGGTCTCAATCGGCGCGGAGTCCATCACCAGCGAGTCGCGCACCAGCTTGCTCATGAAGCCTGAGAAGTTATCGCGCTTGAGGCGAGCACGCACGCGGGGGTTACTCTCCCAGCCGCAGTTTTGCATGAACATTTGCAGCGCGTTGATGGAGTCCTGCTCGGCTTTCGCCAGCTTCTGTGAGCCGTTCTGCTCTTTCAGACGGATCTGGAAGCCGGGGCCCACGCCCTTCTCACTGGCGCGGCAGAAGCGTTTGATCTGGCGGATGCGGGTCATCACCACCGCCGACAGGATTGGCGTCTTGTCCACCATGTAGCGCATGGCATCAAAGCCAAAGTTTGTCGGACGCTCGTACCAGTCGCCCAGAATCTGCACCTGACGGTCATCCAGCCAGACAGACTGCATACCTTCTTTCTTGCCCTCGCGGACAGCCTGAGAAGGGTAATCGACCAGCGTATTTTTCTGGAGGGACTTGTAAAATTCCTGATCAGCATATGACTGGGCAATATGCTGAATCAGCGGAGCCAGATCCGGCACGCTGGAAGGCATTGCAGCTTTCTGCGCTTGCGCCATCGCATCCTGCTGTTCGTCGGCAGGCGCGGCAGGGTTGTGCGCGGTTTGGATGGCGTTGTCAGACATACGGTTAACCTTTGCAAAGTAGTCCGCAGAGAGTGACATCACGACATCACGACGCAAAATAATTTAAATACCCTCTTGCTATCATCTTTTTTGCGTGCTTTAATCCATCCCGTAGCGCTGATTGGGATGTTTTCCGATATTGAAATTTAACTTAGAAAGTTAATGTCAGTTATGGGACGGAAAGCATCAACCAATGAGCGCTTGGCTTTGACTACTCAATACGGATTTGTCGTTATTTCGCGTATACGGTTGTCAAGTGCTCAGCCAAATCCGATAAACCGGGTAGATCGATTCAGACGGCTAAGTGGAGCCTGACGATGAAAGCGCCGGATGAGGATGGCGAATGGCAAGCTACTGGCCTGACTTAATCTCTTTCAAAGTAAAGAGTAAATCTGGGCGGCGATAGTCCATAGAATCAATATCGCAATCGGGTGAAAATCCCGTTCAAATTCTACCGATTAGTGACGATGAAAGGGGCCTTCGCGATCCCCAAGTAATTGGCAGGTTGCCTTAGGTCACAAGCCGCAGCGGAGATTGCAAGCGAAGCTGTAGGATAGAGGTTCGACTCCTCTGATCGGTGCCATTTTTGCGGTTACACAAGTGTGCAGATAGCGTGACGAGGAAAGGCGTTCCGTGCGACGCTGGAGGCGATGGTAGGGTAAGCACCCTCTCCTATGACTCACGACTCAACCTCTCCGGGTAACGACCGGAGCCGCAAAACAGATTGAAGCGTAGCTCATTGGCAGAGCAGCACACGGATGCGGATCCGCGCCAGCACAAGGCTCCTTCGGGGTGTGCCGCTGGCTCCAGAAGTGTATGTAACTGGTTCGATCCCAGTCGCTTCAACCATTTTGATTCTGTAGCTACAGCGGTAGAGCGGCGCACTGTTAATGCGCGGGTCGCTGGTTCGAATCCAGCCAGAATCGCCAGAGTAATCATGGGTTGGTTACAAGCCTGTCAGAAGGCAATCCCGCCCCGGCTTCTCCTCAGGTCGCCGGGGCACCTTCCCAGAATTAAGGGCAGTCCCTTACTTCTGCGTCGGTAAGAGCGGAGAATCAGGAAATTTCGACCGTAGTACCAAAACATTGCTTCCTTGCCGCCCCCGTGGGCGGCTTTTTTTTAGCCTGAGGAGTAACCCATGAATATCTTTCGCCGCATCCTGAATAAAATCTTTGGCATCCCACCAGTGCCACCAGAGCCGAAGATCGAGCCGCCAAAGTTCGGCGGTGATTTCCCGCGCCCGGTCTCCGTCACCATGAAGGCTACTCAGACCGTCAAGCAGGATCCGATGGCTGCGGCGGTCGCCCGTGCAAAAAGGGACGCGGAGAAAACTGCCGTAAAAGGCAACGTCAGCAGCGCGAGCAGCAGCTCCACCACACGCCCGGCATATGATCCACTCATGGATCCACTTAACCCGTTAAGCCCGCTATATGTTGGCGTAACAGTTGAGGAGCCGCGCCACCGCGTACAGCATCAGGAGGCGACGACGATCAGCGATACCACGCACCGACACGTTGCCAGCCATTCTGAGCCAGTACGCAGCCACAGCTCACACAGCAGCAGCCATTCGAGCCATGACTATGGCAGCAGCCACTCAAGCCACAGCAGCCACGACAGCGGCAGCTATGACCACGGCAGCAGCCACCATAGCGGCAGCGACTGGTAATTAGTCGTCACCTTTCGAAATGAAGCCGGAGCAGCCAATATCCTCCGGCTTCACCTGCATCATGATCTCATGGCAGGATCTGGTCTCCGGGTCGTAGTTCACACAGCGCCCGCAAACATCCCCGCGATACTTCACGCTGTTCACCTCCTCCATGTAGCTCACCAGCGTCTGATCGACGCCGATATCCAGCGGACTCAGGCGCTCGATCTTCACCTGCGGTGCATCCGGCAGAATAAACGTACTGGTGCCATGGGCGCGGCTCCATGCGACATCGCATAGCAGGTTTGCGTAGGAGAAGTGGGGATCGATGCCGATTTTCTTCACGCTGCGCTTGTACTGGTTCGTTTCCTCGTCCTTCTCAGCCACCAGCGCCGTTTTGGTGAAGTGCGTGAACATTACCGGGGCCACGGCTTCCACGCGCGTGACGCCCTTCTCACGAATCTCCTGCACCAGCCCCTGAGGGTCTGGGATGAGGCAGATTGGCTCGTCGGCAGTGAAGCGGGCCATGGAGACCTGCATACACTTATACTGGTCAATGCGGACGGTGTAGCGATCCTGTTCGTTCTCGTCGGTGCGCACATCGGACTTGTCCAGCTTCATGCTGTCATTCCACTGGATCATGCCATCCGCTACAGTACCGAAGCTATTACAGATGAATACCCGGCCTTTGTGACGGTTGGCGAAGCGTTTGGCGTCGTTGTAGTTCGGGTTGATTTCCACCACGCAGCAAGCCACGCCGTACTGATTCATCAGCTCGCTACAACGGGCAAACGGATCCTCGCTGTAAATCATTTCGATGTGGACAATCGCTTGGTGCCCGGAGGGCAGTCGCTCCTTGATAACCACCACGTTAAACTGGCCCATCTGGTCAATACCCATGTAGCAGTTATCTGCGCGGGACTTCCACTGCACGCCGAAACGCAGACCATGCTTAACGCAATTTGCCAGGTGTTCCAGCGTTACCGGAACCAGCGACGGATCGAGGAACGGCTTGCCCAGTTTACGGTTATAGAAGTTTTTCATATCCGTAGCGTTGTTGAAGGCGGAAATAATCTCGCCGGGGCTGATTGTCGGTGACAGGAACTGCGGAAAGTGCGCCGACCGGATGCACATTTCCCCTTCCTCATTCTCCGGCGCATCCGGGATCCATTCCCCGCGCTGCGTGTCCTCAATCCAGCCTCCGCAGCTGTAGCAGACATATCGGTGGCGTCTGGTGTCCGGGTCGTACTTAATGCACTGCGGGAAATAGTCATCCAGCGGTTTCTTTTCGAGGCAGTGCGGGCACTCGGTATGGAAACGGTACTGGGATCCCAGCTTGTACCAGTGGTGGATATCGGAGTCGGGCCAGTTGGCGGTGGAGCCCATCAGGCTGTAACGGATCGGGGATGCAGACAGACGCTCACGCGTTTTCTCCATCTGCTCCAGTGACATTTCCTGCACCTCATCGAAGCTCAGGACATCCATCGGGATGGATTCGGTAGTCGCGCGGCCCGATGTCCAGCTGAATACAAACATGGCCTCACCGATGCGACGGGTACGCACGTTACCCTCGCCTTTCTTGCGACCGCCGCCTTTCTCATCGTCCTGCACCATGAGCGCATGTACCTCAGGTACGGTGCGCACAATCGGCATGAAGCGCTCGGAGGACTTGATCCCCGCCAGCGCGGCATCCGGCAAGAACATGCCGATAGTCATCGGTTGGAAGCGCAGGCCAAGGTAAATAACAGCGAGCATTTCCATGACGGTAAAGCCCACCTGCGCACACTTCATCAGCACCAGCGTTTTACGGTATGCCTCCTCGACGGTGCTGGGGATCTGGTCATAAATCCACGCCATCGCCGGGCGGTTATCCAGCTTGAACGGGCGACCATCCACTTTGAGGCCCGTTTCGCCCAGCCGGATGCACCACTCCAGAAAGGTCTCGTTTGGCTTGAGGATTTTCTGGGAAGCGGTCAGTACAAAGGTCGTATCGAGGAATTCAGCATCATAGCGCTGGCGCTTCTCATCCCCGGTCGTGCTGTCCATTTTCTCCAGGAATGCCGCGTCGAGGTTGTGGCGGTTGGTCTCGGTCGGCACGCGGCGTCGGAACCAGTCAGGATCCAGCTCGGCTTCCATCCACAGGCGATAAAAGTCGTGATTCTTCCCGTAGGCACCGGACAGGAACCATGCACTGCCGTGGTATTCGCGCAGGCACTCAGCCAGCGTGTCACCCCAGATCTGCATGAAGTTGTAAATCTCGCGCACGTCATCAACGATCATCAGGCCATACTGCCCGTTGACCTCTTTCATGCTATCAGCCGCATAAAGATCAATGTACTGGCCCGACAGCAACGTGATTCGCCTGCTGGTTGAGCTCTTGATGAGCGGATCGATGGCCTGCACGATACGCGTGCGCACCTCCATGAGGTCTTTATACGTGGCGCTCATCCACATCGCCGGGGCAGGGTTATTCATGATGCCCTGTTTACCAGCCACCAGAGCCTCTATGCCAAGCGTTGTCTTTCCGGCCTTCTCGCCCATGGCAATAACGTTAAAACGCGCTGCACGGTCGATACAGGTTTGCAGCGCCTCGTTCAGAATGGGTAATTTGATTTTGATGGTTTTTTGACGAGCCATAAGAAGTCCATGCGAAAGAACCGGCCCAGAAGGGCCGGAAGAGGGATTAATAGAATTTTTTACGCAGAGCCGTGAGCTTTTTCTTGGCCTCTTCGGGATCAGACAGAGCGGACTCCAAAGCGCTGACTACCGCGTCCAGAATATCGCTGTTTTCATTAATTCCCTTAATAGCCGGGGCAATCATGCTGGTGTAGTTCAGCGACAAGAATGTGCCATCACTAACCAGTTTGCCATTTTCATAATGCTCCTTTTCGAAAGAGGAAACGGCAATAGGCCAGTGAGGCTCGACGTCCTGGGCAATCAGTCCCATCTGATCAAGGCCATCCATCTTAAAGGTCACAGTCCTCAAAGAACGAAGGTTATCTCGAGCTTTTCCAAGCGGGGTGATATTACTTTTCAGGTGGATATCCGAACCAAATGACGGTTGAGCTACCATCCACGTAGAACCATCGGCGTTAATTCTCAACCCTGATTCCCTGTGGTCGGTAGAGGTACCATTGCTGCGAGAAAAAGTCAGGTTAAGAAAGTAACCATATCTCCCGTCACGCTGGTTAACAACCTCTAAACCACCACGAGCATATCCGTGCATATGCCCGTTAAAATATGCTCCAGTAGGATCGCCAGCATCATTCCGGCTAGTTACGCCTACATAGTCATTCTTCCCTTGCAGCAGAAATAAAACCCCATTAACCGTTCCTGAGGTTTTACCATCAATACTGGTATAACCGGCCTCAGCCTTGCTCACCAATTCACCCTGAGCCTGAGGGAGCGTCCACTTTTTAGTAATTGCAGAACCACCCGACGGCGATACCTGCTCGATCTCCGGCGCATAGTTTCCACCGACTACACCAGCAGCACGCAGAGTGACAGCCATGTGATTGACACCGTTGATCTGATAAACAGAGCGAAGGTCTCCACCTTTCAGCGCCGTATTATTGCTCGGCAGCGCAGTATCGCCATTAATCACACTCCACGACGTATTCGCGGCAACAAATCCACCCGATGCACGAATGACCCAGACCCCAACGAAGCTACGGGGCAATACGTCATCCGTGATATTATCACGACCGTAGACACTATCAGAAATGGACGCATCAAGGGACAGTCTGTTTGACGAAGACCCTGTTCCGCTAGGAGTATAAACGCTCCCGTTAGCACCATTATAAGTTGTTAAAGAACGCTCACCACCATCTAAACCACCTTCACCACCAGCTATTTTAACGCTACCTTTGATGTTTGGTACGGCGGCCTTATACACCAGACCATCCATACCGGAGTTACCACCATCACCACGAGCGAACAGCGCCTTAATTGAGTTGGACTGAACACCATTACGGTCAGGTACACGGAAGGTGGTAGAACCATTGCCGAGAGAGTATCTACCACGTTTAGTATGGTCTGCTAACCACTCAGCATCACTGATAGGTGTAAGCATCTGAGCGTATGCCCAAAGCTCAGGCCAGTCTGCGCGATTCAGCAATTGTCCGTCAGAAACGACTTCGTAAGGCTGAATGAATGCGCGGCTGTCGCGAAGATGGAAATCACCGACGCCGTAGTTCATCACGCCATTCATGGAGGCACCACCAGCGCCGCCAGAAGCCGAACGTAGCTGTCTCATGGTTACGGCGTCATAATCACCAACGGCATCGCCGCCCAGTTTCAGCGGGCCAGATAGCCCGGTCATGGAGGTAATGTCGTCATTTACCCCTGATTTTGCGCTTTTACGCCAGTCCGTGAATACGCTTCCATCATAGCTTCGTGACGCAATACGCCCGCTTTTGGCGATGTAAATCTGCGTAACACCACCAGATACCCCGATTGGGAATACAATCAGCTGCCCGGTTTCATCAAACGGGAAGTTATTGGCTGCGACAGCGCCAGCAACACTAGTGAGAGATACCACGCCATAATGCGCCGGAAGGATGCGATCATTCAGGTTGATAACCGTTGTAATGACATCCAGCTGGGCGATGGCTTTCACTTCGGATGCCGCAGGCGGGTTATCGCTGGCATACATCCGGCGCGGCGTACTCCAGCTGTTACCTGACCGGGTGACGCGGTAGAGCCACGTTGGCGTCGCACCCTCAGAGCCGAAAGTGAACACGGTGGAGGTGCGATCCTCATTAATGCCTTCGCAGTGGATGCGCCACCCGGTAGCCCCGGCACCAGTGATACCAGCCGGGAATCCGTTCGCTGTAGTAGCGTCTGCGGCTTTCACGCGCATAGTTTCACCTACGCGCCAAACGTGCGAGGTGATCGTGTCTCCGGTGGCGGCGAAGTCGAAGTAAGGCAGTTTGATGCCCATAAGGCCAGCATAAGCCGCTGTAAGCACCGCGCCGTCGCTGGTGATGGTTGGGCTGGCGATCTCCTGATCGGTCAGGGAACGGGCGATATTCAGCGCTACGCCTCCGGTCGGCTGAGCACCGCTGCTGTGTGTCCAGTCGATTGTTGCACCGTTACCCGCGATCAGTAGGCCAGTCCATTTGCGCGGTGCAGTGCTCGGCGCGATGTTAAACCAGATCTCATACGTATCAGCTGCGACCTCGACCAGCTTGCCGCCAAGGATGGTCGCTGAATTTACGCCAAGGTTAGTCTGGGCAGTAACGGTGATGCGTGCCGGATCACCGACAGTGGTCACAGAGCCGTCGCCTGTCTGCATGACAATGTTGGCGAAGCCAGTACCAGTCACCACCATCAGCGTAATGGCAATTTTGCCCTGCGCTAGATTGGAGATCTTGCCCATCTTCTGCCAGCTATCTGACGTGATATCCCAGTCAGTGAGCATCACGGCATTTTTATCCAGCATGGTCAGAGCATCGGTCAGCTTGCCCACATCAATTTTTAACGGGTTGGTCAGGTATGGGACAGGAAGCCCAAGCCGGGGAGTAGTTTTGTCCACCATTTCCGGGATCTCTCTTGTTCAGGAATAGCTGACATTCTGGAATCACTACGGGGAAATAAAAAGCCCGGACGGTGCCGGGCTGGAAGGTTTACCACTTGAATTGTCGCTGCTCGTCCTCGCAGAGCCCGAACAGCTTATGCACGCCACAGTAAACAGCCCCGGCGACGACGACCACCATCACAAGGCCCATCAGCATGGAACCGAAGCCAAGAGACGCAAGGCCAGAAGTAATGCCTGCTGCACTCAATCCTGAAACCTTCCCCAGAAGGCTGATCAGCAGGATAGGCGTTCCTGCCGCTGCTGCACCTGCTGTGACTTGTTTTGCCACTGTGTACCCGTTCATTACCGCCCCTTTTTATGTGTCGCTGAGCGGTGCTGTCCGCTGTAGCGATGGTTTTCATATGCTGGATCGTCAAAAAATCCAGCACGCTGAGCACCTTTGCCGGAGTAGGCAGAATAAGGCGGTTTAGGCTGGAGACCTGCCATCACATGCCACACGTCATAACAGGCATCGTGGAATTTTTTATCCGTGGTCGAATCTTTGAAATTGCTGTACATCATTTCAGAGACGTACTGCACCAGCATGGCTTGCAGCTCCTCGCGGTTAACGATCACACGGAACTGATAATCGCGGTAATCGTGCGTGACCACTTCTTTGGTCGGGAAATATTTGCTCAGGTGCTCTTTACGGCGAGCGCGTACTTGGATCACTTCCGGGTCTTGCTTGTCTACGACAGCTGACAGGAAGCCATCAGATAAAATCAGCCACATGGCGTATTCCTCAGGTTGGATTGATTAACGACTGAGATAATACGTCATGCGTGCCGTATGGTCAATCTTTTTTCTTACCTAAATACGCGTCAAGCACCATTTGGTCGGTCTTCATGTTCATCAGCTCGCGCAGCTTGTCTTTCGGTGCTAGCTTGACGGCCTGCGTTTCCCAGCCCATTGCCACCGGGGATCCTCCGACGCGCTTCGCCAGATACATGCGAGAAACGGACGTGGTGCGCTCAAAGTCACCCAGTACGCCAGTGATCTCGATCTGTAGCCCTGACTCCTCCCATGTCTCTTTTATGGCGTTCTGCTGGAGCGTGAGCCCCGGCTCAGTACCACCCTTCGGGAAAGTGTTCTGGTAGCCGCCGAAAGCGTTGGTCGGGCTGATAATCCACACGCGACCGTCAGGCTCCTCAATGATGACGCCGGACGCCGGACGCTTCCCGGCTGGTACCATTAACGGCTGCTCGGTCATCTGTTTGGTACCCTTCACAAAAGCCCATCCCGCGTCGGTCTTCGGTGCTCCAGTCCACGGCGCGACCGGGACGCCGTTCAGCTCCTGCGGCGCAGCACCATTAGGCGTGAAGGTGGCCACCTCGTTGCTTGCTGCCCACGTTGGCGCTTCGGTCGGCTTACTCGGATGGTTTACCACGACGCGATTGCCCTTCTCCCCTAAGCGTGGGTGATGGACAATTTTCGTCGGCATTCCTTTGCTGGCGGTCGTCCTGTGCGTGCCGTATGGCGTTGTGGGCAGCGTTGGTTTGCGGAAATAGGCTTTCTTGGCCTGAGGCTTCGCAGGCGCTTTGGGGGCCGCAGGCGCGTCAGGTTTGGCTGCTGCCTTCCCGTTGTCGTGCGGCTTCACCCAGACGCCATCGCTCCGGCGATAACCCTTCACCTGCGCTTTCAGGAAAAGTTTAGTCATTGCCTTCCACTCCCAGCATCCACTGCGCCATGGATTCGACGCTGTTCTGCACGCGGGCGGCGATCTCAGCATCCTTTCCGCCCTTGTCAAATGCCTGGTAAATACTGATCGCAAAGCGGGCCATAGCGTGCGCGACGATCAGCGCGGGATCCGTTTCATCCTTCGCCAGCCCCTTCACGTTCTGAATCCAGCGCGGCAGCGCGAAGTCATTCCAGCCCGGCAGCACGCTAAAGCCTGCGGTGTTACCCACAAAGATGTTAGCGGTGTTCAGCGCCTGCGCACGGTCGGCCTCCAGCGCTTCTTTCTCAGTCATCTGGTTGGCCTGCACCTTAGCGATGCGTCCCACGATGTCCTTGGCGAAGTTATTCAGGATGGTGCGTGCCACGTTGATATCGCCCAGATAAACGCTGCCATCAGCAGCGTTCAGACCTTCGATAAACCACGTTGGATCAGTATGTCGGTTCAATTCAGCCACAGAGCCCCCTTATACGCTCGGCAGGATGATACATTCCACAACGGTCATGCCGCTGCCGCCAAAGCCATCGGCGTCCTTAGTCCCCGATTCGTTCACCTTAGTGATGAGGAGGCGGGTATTAGGTGGCAGGATAATTTCTTTTTCCCCGGTATGGTGCGAGATAGATCCACCACTCGGAAGCGAGCCAGCGCCCGCATAGATACCTTTTACGCCGGGGCCTGCTGTCATTTTGAGGTGAATATTACCACTCCACACGTCTGGACTGATAGACGTGGACATAATTGCAGGCTCCATGATGACCTTGCCTACCGACGCTTTCAGCTTGGAGAGATCACCGCTGCCCAGACTGAATTTGCGCCCGAACGTGGTACCCGGCGAAATTTCATGGCCCATACCAGACAGCGCCTGCGCTGCTGCTTTCGCTTCTGCGCTTGGGTTGCCCTTCCACAGTCCGCTGTTCATCTGCTTATAACTGCTACCAGTATACGCCTGCACGGCCTGTTTTTGTGTCATCGGCAGCTTTTCCCACACTTCCTGTGCTGCTTTGGCATAAGTGTTTGTGGTCAGCGTGCCAGCCTTGAACGTGGTTTTAGTAATGCCAAGGTCTTCCGGCTCAACAATCCCCGGATGGCCCAGTACCAGCAGGTTCCCGATCTTGTCTGCATCGTTACCGCTCCAGTTTTCCGGCTTGTATTCTTCGTGCATCGAATACAGCGGGTGATCGCCGCCGATACGGAACTGCTCGGCTTCATGCCCGGCAAGCTGGCTCTTAATCTCGTTAATCGCCTGCATCGCGTAGCCTTTGATATGCTGCGATGGGTGATCGAGCACTGGCACCTGTCCGGTAACAGCTCCGGTGTCTTTGTCAAAGGTTGGCGCGGTCAGGCCGCGAATGGCTTCCGGGTCTCCGGTCAGCGCCGCAGAATAAATGGCCTGCGCCGCGTCGTGGTTCCCTTTGTTCAGGAACTCTTTGGAGGACGGGCCGGATTTGCCAACGCCAGACCAGTTGAGGAAGTCAGGCGGGGTACTGATTTTCTCCGGCTTGAATTTCTGCATTTTGATGATCTTCTCGGCTTCCGGGTACTTCTCAGCCAGATACTCTTTGCGCTTGATGAGCGTTTCCACCAGCTCCTTTTTCGCCTTATCATCGCCCGGCCCATACTGGTTGACCATGTGCGCAATTTTGGCGTCGGAGATAGCCAGTACCTTGGAGACAGACGCGGCGATATCGGCCTCAGTCATGCCACCGAAGACGGCTGCGCTGTTCGCGTTCATCTTCGGATCCATCAGTGACTCCAGCTCCTTAACGACAGGGCCAAATTCTTTCTTCGCACCCTGCGCACGGAACATCAGCGAGCCGCCCGCATCGACGCGGTGAATGGTGCCGTCATCTTTCAGCTGCACGTTGTCTTTCGCCAGCCCCACGACATCCCAGTTACCCAGCCACGCATCAACGGCGAAGCCTTCCAGCATCCCCTTGGCCTTCGCCAGCGCTGCATGGGTTTTGGCCTTCTTGATGTTCTCCCACTTCGAGGCAATAGCCATTTTCCCGTCCTTGGTGACGATCATGGCGTCCTGCGCGGACAGCCCAGCGGCGCTATACAGTTTCGCTGCCAGCACCTCAGCCTTGGCGTGCTCCTCGTTATCCGGGAACTTCACATACCATTCCTGCCCATCGGCGTCCTTCATTTTCATGCCTTCATTCGAACCGCCTTGGTTGCCCCCGGTCACTGTCCACTCATCGACGCTGATCGGCTCTTTCTTCTTCCACTGGTACTTTTTGACCTCCATCGGGCCATCAGCGGCAAGGCCATTCTCTGCCGGGTTGCTGGTCGCGGCGGTAGCCTTCATCAGCTGCGCGACGCCATTCATAGCATAGGTGCCATTCACCTCAGGGTTATAACCTGACTTAACCTTTATCCCATTAGCCATCAGCATCATCGACGCATATTGCGCCAGCGCCTTTTTACCCGGCGCGGTCGGGCCATACTCCGTTGAGACCTTAATTTTCATCCCAAACTCGCCATAAATCAGCATCGAACCATCGGCTTTCTGCATGATGACGCCTTTGGTGCCGCCGCCTTTGGTCAGCTTGGCTTTGAGGTTATCTACATATTTCATGTAGTGATCCTGCTGCCAAGCGCTCAGGCCAAGCGCAGCGAAGTCAGGCGCTGGGATCTCGTCAGGATTGGCCCTAACCCAGCGCCCGTTTTTCAGGATCAGCATCCCGTTGGCACCCGGCTTCATGTCGCCTTCTTTTGGGCCATCGTCGGCCTTCTTCGCATCTTCTTCGGCTACGGTATTCTTGATAGCCGTCAGGATCCCGTCGATAGCCACAGTGGCAAAATCGTTGATGGTCAGCACGCTTTTAATGGTGCTGACTGCATCAACCTTGTCCGGGTTGGCGTCGTAGTATTCCTTGCACGCCACCGATGCTTTGACGACCTTTTGCAGCCCGCTTTTGGTCTCCGCGATGCTCTTGATGTCGTCCAGCAGTTTCAGGTCAATCATTCCCAGATCCGGCGCGGCAGTTTCCGGTGCTGGCGCAGGCTCCTCAGCTCCGGTGATCTGATCCTGTACAAAGGTCATGGTGCTGATTGCGTAATCAGTCATGCTCATTTTGACCAGATCGGTTCCCTGATTCGCCATCAGCGCATACGCGGATTCTTTGACGCTGTTCAGCACAGCCTCTTTCATTTCCTTCGAGTCGGTGTACTTCGCCAGCATCGCCATCGCTGCCAGACCATCCAGTGCATCGGCATCCGCCATGCTATCGCCTTTGTAGCTGGCTTTCGGGATCCCCTGCGGGACGCCGTGCATGTTGATGCTGTCTTTCAGTGTGGACTGTAGGACAGGGATATGTGACACGTTATCGCCTGCGGCCTTCACGATGTCCTGATAGGTGGCAGGGTTGTCGCCTTTCTTCGCCACGTACTCCTGCACAGCCATCAGCGTTTCGAGGTTGTCTTTGGCGTTGTTGAAGACCAGCCCAAGGTCATACATGTTTTTCGGCTTTTCCGGCGCAGCGGTCAGCTTGCTGATAACCTCAGCCATGTACTCCTTGTACTTATTACCGTTGATCGTGGTGCCCGGCGTCGCGTTCTGCTCATATTTCATGGCCTCGATGAGCAGCTTTTTGCTGTTCTCATCCTTCGCCAGTGTTGCGGCGATGGCGTAGCCCTGAAAATCAGTTGCCTCGGTCGAGTAGAAACCAACATCCGGCTTAATTGGCAGATTGAACGGCTTCCCGTGCTTCTTAAAGTAATCCTGCCCGATTTCAGACGCGGCGTAGACGTGCCCGCTATTCATTTTCAGGATGTTGTCGATAACGGTCGTGTATGCGCCCTTATCGCCATTGTTGTCCTTGATGAATTCCAGACCGATAGCACTCGCATCATCGCCGTTAGCGCCAGCCAACGCCTGTTTGAGCGCCACAATCTCGCTGCCCGCGCTGCCATTTGCTGAGGTCTCAGGCATGTCCTGCTGTAAGATCCAGTGCCCGTTATGGAAGACCAGCGTACCGCCTTTACCCTGCTTGGTATCACCCTCCTGCGGGCCATCCTCTACCAGCCACTTATTGACCTCCTGCTGGTACAGTTTAACCTGCACAGCAGCTGGCTCGGAAAGGTGAAGCTCGCTCAGCTCATTAAAGTGCTTGGCGATCACATCAGGATCCGATTCTTTGCCTTTGTGAATTTCTTCGGCAATGACGTTATAGAGGGTCTGCACTTTCGTGCCATAGGTTTTCACCGTATCGCTGGTTGGTGATACCAGAGGTTTTTCTGGCTCAGTGCCGTAAGTCTCGCTCCACCATTTCCCGTAGGCTTTCTTACCTGCGATAAAGAATTCATTTGCCAGCTCGTTAAAGCCATTGTCCTTCATGGCCTCAGCCATCGCCACCAGATGCGGCGCATCGTGACCGTTAGCCGTCATCCAGTCGCCAGCCATCGCATCGGCTTGCTTTTCGTCCTTGGCATCTGTCAGCATGTCAAACGCACTTTCCCACAGAGCGTAATCGTTCAGGATCGCTTTCTTCTCCTGCTTACGCTCATGCTTAGTGGCAGTCTGCTCGGATTTCGCCGCAGCCTGAGACTTCTCGGCCCATGAATCGTACAGCTTCCCGACGCTGGACTCGGAGAAGGCCAGATCGCTACCGTAATAGGTAGACGCCTGCTCAATGAATGCCTCGCCTTTTGTCTTCGCCCACTCGTTGAACTCAGCCACATCGGCAAAATCCGGCAGCTGCGGCTCAGGGGTTGGCGCACGCTCCTGCTTGATCTGCGGTGGCGTCGGCAGGGATTTCACGGAGATATCGCCCAGCTCTTTCTTGGCGGCGGTCACGGCTTCGATGATCCACGCGGACAGATCAACCTTCTGGAAGGCATCAATCAGGTTCTGGTCATCACGGATCACTGTCACCATGTCGTTGATGTTGTCCACAGCCAGCGCCCAGTTACCCGCGTTGAGGTCATTCTGGATGTCCTCACAGATGCCGTCGATAAACGCATCACCAGTCTGCGGAGGATTGGAGAAAGTCTTCACTCCCTCAGGCTTAGGCGCAGCAGCAAGGCCCAGAGACTCCGCCAGATTGACCGCAGGCTCTTTGCCAGCCATTACCTGCTGGTAAACCTCATTCTGCGTGTTGGAGAAGCCGGAGATATGGCCCCAGTCGCCCTTCTCGTTAACCCACATACCAGAGCCCGGATTCTTCGGATCCGCGACGATGACTGCGCTGGTATTGGTCGGGTAAACGCCTGCGTCTGGAGTCGTGGACAGCACGCCATTCCACATGTTCTTGATGACGTTTTGCTGCTTCTTGGTCAGGTGATTCGGCTTGCCCAGCTCCACCAGCTCGGTCGGGTACTCGCTATGGTGATAGTCGGAAATGTAGCCCAGATTGTCCGGGGTTTTGGTGTTGCCACCAAAGCCGATCAGTTTCAGGTACTGGCCCGCTTGGAACGGTTTCGCCAGCGGCTCCCCCTTCTTGCTCATAGGCCATGCGGTCGCGTGCCCCATCAGCACTTTCAGGTACGGGTTGCCGTCCTTGTCATAGGTCTGGATGATCGAGCCAGCAGGCAGGTTAGGCATGTCAGAGATAGACAGCTTCTGGCCCTTTTTGAACTCACCAGCGACAGGCTGATCCTTGAGCGGCTCGCCAGTCTCCTGATTGTGCCAGCGACCGTCTTTGAAGACCTGCATCCCGTTTTTGCCCATGCGGGTTTCACCTTCCTGCGGGCCTTCCTCAGCCCGGACGGCTTTCTGCTGCTCAACCTCGGCGCTGGCCTTCTGATCCTTTTCTGCCTGGCTAAACTGGCCCAGCATTGGATGCACGGCGTCTTTGCCGATGACCACTTTGATGTCAGGGTAGCCCAGCGCTGCCAGCGCGTTATTCGCAGCCTTGGCGACTTTGAGCCCGTAGGTGTTTTTGCCGTAGGTCATCGCCAGAATGCCGTTGATGTTGCCTACTTCGCCAGCGGCCTTGATAGCGGCGATCTGCGCGTTGTAGCTCTTGGCATTCTTAATGTTCTCCGCGACGGCGAACTGGCTCCAGTCGATAGCTTCCATGGCCTTCTTCGACACGGATGCTTTCGGGGCTGGCTTGCCTTCGGCGGTGTCCGGCTGCGCCGGGGAGGTAGCGATGATTTCAACCGCGCTCAATGGGCTCGGCTCCTCGGACTGCACCAGCGGCTTATTCGGATTCTCACCCGTCAGCAGCGCCAGCTTTTGCCCGTAGAGGTTCAGCAGCTTTTTGCTGTTCGGGGTGATGCCCTTCCAGCTTTTCGCCTTGCTCTTGATAGCTTCCAGCTCCGCCAGACTGGTGGCGTCGATGACCTTCTGAGCCTGCGCCTCATACGCGGTGCGCACGCCAGTGGAGTTTTTGCCGGATTCAAATTTAGGCATGACGATTTCGCCTGGCTTCGGTGCTTCGGCAGCAGGTGTTGAGGCTTTCTGGACTTCTTCTTTAGCTGCGTTTTTTTTCTCAGGTGAAGGAGACGGCCCATCTTTTGGCATAATAAGGCTTAGTTTTTTTGCGCCACCCGGTTCAGTTTTAAAGTATCCAAACTGCGTACCGTAATTCTCAATCGCGTGCAGCTGGTGCTGTTTTAAATCACCAATCTCAATAGTGATGACGTTATTTTTTACTTTGTATGCTTCAATCGGTGGCAGACCTAGGTAACTCTCAATTCCAGAAACAATGGCTTGTTGTTTGGCTGTCAAATTACCTGTAGCTGGTTTTGTTGCTGCCTTTGCCTCTTGCGCTACGGCTTCAACGGCCTGCTCAGCCATCTGATCGACGGTCTCAGGCTCTCTCTCGTATGTGGCGATGGCAGGGTGCTCACCCGCTTTCTGGCCCGCGCTGACCTTCTCCTGCGAGCCCATTTGCTCCAGCAGATAGTTGGCAATCGCCACCAGCTTTTTACCGTGGGTGTTCACGCCATAGGATGATCCCAGAATCGCCGCGATATCGCCGTTGGCAGCGTGCTGCAACAGGTTCGGGACGTGCTTCTGGTTGAAATGCTTAATGTCTTTGTTGGTCGCCTCTTTTTCAGCAGGATAGAACAGCTGGCTCGACTCCTCCTGAGGCATGGCGTAAGGTTTATGGCCTTTGCCACCAGCTTTAGGGTGCGCGGCTTTCGGGGCGTTCTTGACGCCCTTCATGTCCGGCGTGGTTTTCTTCCAGCGCCCATTGATCAGAGCATAGCCCGCTTGGTGGGCGAATTTTTGATTAAGTGCTTTTGCGAGGACAAGCATGGTGGCCACCATTCAACGAATAATGGCCCAGTGTGGCATCACGACTAATTAACGTCTTTCACCTTAGCACCGAAGCGCTCAACGCAGGCCAGAAAAGCCTGCTGTTTGGTGTGGCAGTATTCCGACAGCATGGTGGAGTGTTTGCCGTCATAAAACTGGATTTCCCACTTCGCGGATCCGGTCTTTGGCGGGCCGGGCCAGTCAGCGGCGGCGTCGTATACCGCCTGCTGCTCCGGTGTCATCTGGAAACTCAACGGCCTGCTGCCTTCTTGAGCTCCATGACGATGCAATGAAGCGTGTCCAGCTGTTCATCGGTCGCATGACTCAGCAGCTGGCTCAGGCCAAATCCACCGCTCATTTCATTCTGGATAACGCTGCGCATCGCTGCCTTGCGCTGCTCGTAGGCAAAGTCAGCCTCGTCACGGTAAACGTCAAGCGCCGGATATCCACTGGTCTGCGGGACGTGGTTACGATTCCCCCAGTCCTTAATGGCAATGCGCTCCTGCCAGCATTCCGGCACGCTATTGCTCTCTTTGGCGCGGTCAATGTCTGATTGCCGGGCGACGTAAAGCCATTTGGTTCCTTTGCGGACAACAATCATGATCCCGCGTGGAGGGCTGCGCCTATCGCGCGGGCCAATAAACAGGGTGTCGCCAGCTTTCAGGGCTTTCAGGTCGGTTTCTTTCAGCATGGGGGGAATCCTTAAATTTTGATTAAATGGGCTTTGTGAATACGCACGGTGCCGTAACTGTAGCGGCCTTTCTTGCGGATATTCAGCTCGTAATACTGCCGGAAGTCGATCCCCGGCTCATTCCAGTTAAGAGTCACGAAAATGCCATGGACGTGCAGGACATCCAGCGGGCGATCATTGCCACGGATAAACACGCGGTCGCCGGGCTTGAGCTCCTGCTTGGTGGATTGCATCACCTCCAGCGCAAGATCAGCGTCTACCTCAGTCGCATGGTAGCCAGCCTGCCACGTATACCAGCCATTCGCGCCAGCTGCGCGGATATGGTTTTTAATTGAGTTGATCATGGGTTGGTTCCTTAAATGCCGCATCCCTGCGGCGTGGTTATTATGCTGCGATACCGCGCTGCCCGGTGGCGATTGCCAGACGAGCCTTGCGGTCATAGTGCCCGATCAGGCCCATGGTGATCAGGATGCCAGCCGCCAGCGAAATAACGACGAGCAGAATGACCAGCTGCGCCTGCTTACTGTCTTTGCTGTCTCCGCCCTTGAATAGCTTGCTCACGCTATCCCACGCGCCTGACACTCCACCATTAGCCGCGTTGTAGATGTTGTGGGCGCTGGCGAATGTGTTCCATGCTGCTGCCCCCATGTTGGCCCAGTTGCGTTCCCGGTATGCCGCGATCCAGCTATGCACGGTGATCAGCAGCCCTGTACCGATAGCCGGGATAATGATGCCCAGATACCAGAGGCTGATTGCCGCCTGCGCATATTTCTCGTCGAGGTGCCCGGTAAGGTACGCCGCGTATACTTCAATGAAGATAATCACGCTGGAAAAGCCGATTGCGGCCTGAATAGCTCCGCACCAGACCAGCACCCGGATCCAGCCGCCAAGGCGTTTGGACTCGGCCCACATCGTCCCGCAGGTCTTGCAGTTGAACCAGCTGATCAGCAGGTTGAGGGCCAGAATTCCCCACAGCATTAACATTCCCATTTTGTTTCCTTTGAAAAGTGCCGGGAGCCTCCCGGCGCGGTTGTTATTTATCTTTCTCGCGGTTGTAGCGCTCATGGGTTAGCAGATCCCATGTATCGCCATTATCCCGGCTCAGCAAACGCCAGCGGATGCCGACCTTTAACGAGATACCACCGCTGCGCTTGAGGTGGGTTATTGCTGCCTCTCCGCGCTGCCACATTTCCAGAATCTGCCCGGCTTTTATCAGCGCCTGAGCGGGAATTCCTTTCATTGCCTTGAACATAAAAAAAGCCTCACCTTGGGTTGGTGAGGCTATATTATTACGTCATGGGTGACGTGTCAACGGGTCGGCACCACTTCTACACCACCGTTGTAGTAGTCGCAGCGCACCCACATCTGAACATCCGGCCTGAACCGCGTCGGGCGCTGGGTTCGCCATCCCTGCCACGCCCCTGACTCACCTTTTGCGTAAATTTCCAGCTGCCCTACTTCAACCGTTGGCAGGTCACAGGCACGCATCCAGCGATAGTGTGGTTTGGTGCGACGAAGTGCCGGGCCGACCGCAGTATGCCAGTGGCGCAGCTGTGCCTCTGTCAGATGCTCAGGCCAGCGTGGCAAATCGGAATTCAGATGCTGAGGGTCAATCTGGAACAGGTACGCGTTATACGCTGCCTCGCCCAGAGTCATCGCTTTAGCTCGGCTCATATCAGTACGTCCTGAATCCGTTGCAGTTGCGCAGGAAGTCCACAAAGTCGGCCTTAAACTCTTTGGCCCGGTCGGCTTCGGAACTAAACCAGCCCGGCGTCGGCTCCCACGCTTCGATGATGTCAGCCATCTTGCCAGCAGTGCGCGGAGAGACCACCCACGGGTCAGTCGTTTTACGCTGCTCTACCTGCGGCAGCTTCGCCATGCCCGGCAGGAATACCAGCGTCCACCACGTACCATTGGCAATGTCATAGCCCGGCAGACGGTTCTCGTCGCCTTTACGGCGGCGGTCTTCGATAGAAATGGTCATACAGATTTATCCCCCGTGTAATCAGCCACTACCTTCCCGTTGTTGTCGTAATACTTGATCTGATACATCGGGTGGCAATTGTGTTTGTGTTTCCCATATTTCAGCTGGTTGGCAAAAACCACATCCAGATTGGCGCTGCCGTTCATCCCGGCGATGGTGCCGATATCGCCGGAAACCTCAACCATCATCCCCAGCTTGGCGAACGTGATCCCACGCGTGCGGGCCATGTCTTCTTCGAACTGCTTCGCCTTACTCACCATCAGCCTGCTCCTTTGCTGGTTCGCGCAGGACACGGGCGTAATGCTCAGCGCGGGCGCAAATGTTGTTCATGCTGCTGCGCTCTTTGTCGAGCCAGTCAGCCTTGAATGCCGCCTTTTCTTCCTCAGGCAGGACGCTCAGGGCTTTCTCATATGCCCGGCGCTCAGCCATACTACCGATCAGGAATGACTCGAATACCTCAGCCAGCGCCTCTTTGTCGCACTGCTCAAAGGACTCCCCGACCGTTTTACCGAAGGTCTTCTGGAAAAACTCCTCGGTGCCGCCAAACATGAACAGCGGGACTTTGCGAGGCTCAGTCTCAGTGTCGAGCTCAGTTGCGCCATACTGACCGCCCATGATGCCAACGGCGATAGCCGCGAGCTCATGCGTTGGTGCTTTAAAGGTGATTTTATCTGACAGGTTGATCAGCTCCCAGAGGCTCATGATGCTGGCTCCTCTTTTGGTTTGCCTTCGAACTTCTTGCCGCAGAATGGGCAATAATTCATCGTCATAAACGAACTGCCATCAGTGCAGCGCTGAGCCAGCGAGCCATCTTTCTTGCGCTTGAGAAAGCGGAAGGTGTAAGGCACGGTGACGCTGGAGTGGTCGCCATCAGCCAGGACAAACACGCTGTTTGTCCAGTTGGCTTCTTCGATCTCTCCAATTTGATCGCCAAAGCGCTTGGTCAGGTGCTCTTTGAACTGAGCCCCCAGCTTTTTGAAACAATCACAGGCCATCAGGAATCCTTTTAGGGTTGGTTAAATAACCCGTAACGCACCGCGCTACGGGGCTTTATTGCTTGATGCGTAGTTGATGATACGTTATGCGTGACGTAATGCAAGTATTATTTACGCCACTGCTGACGCATGGAGTAAAAAAGGCCCCGTAGGGCCTTCAGTTATTTACTGTAAACGGGGCTCAGACCGTGATCTGAGTGCCCGTGTCCTGCTCCCCCGGTCGGGGCATTCCATACCGGGGTTTTCACTTTGGGGCAGTGGTAGGCTTCGGCTCGACCGACGCTGGTTTGCCTGGCTGATTGCGGATCGTGGTAGCCAGCGCTCCCGGTCGCGTCGCAAAGTAGGTGTAACGCCATTTCCCGGTCTGGGTCTCCCAGTATTTCACGCGCCAGCCTGAATCCTGATCTTCCCACGCCTCAGAGTAATACGCGGGCTTAGAATCGTTATCAGCATTGCGCTGCGCGATAGCTGCGGCCTCTCCGGTCGGCTTCCAGCCGTGCAGGTTGATCTCCTCACCTCCACGGTTCTGGATATGGCGCTGGTATTCAGCGCGAAGGGTGTCCTCAATTCTCGCCAGCTCAGCGGTTGCCTTGCAGCCTGCTGCCGTACAGTAGAAGTGTGTCAGCTGCTCGAAGCGGTCAAAGCCGTTGGTCATGTTCAGGAACACTTTGGCCTTGCGGTCATACATCAGCTGGAGGTGTGGCTCCATCCATCCCTGCGTCGGGCGCTCTTTCATGTGAATGTGATACTCAGCCATTTCTGTCCGGTCGTGCGGGATCACATCCAGGCGGTACAGATAGCCCTGACGCCAGCAGCGCTTGTCTGTACGCAGGGTGCCATCGCTCAGCTCCTCCTCCGCGAGCTCCAGACGTTTCTCGCTGCCCGGCTTCACATCGGACAGGCCCAGCGAAACACGGCGGTGGACTTCCGCGATCATGCGCTGCGTCGTGTAATGGGGTTGCAGGGTGATGACCAGACCGCTGATTTTGGCACGCAGCGGGGCCAGCGGGTGCAAGCGCTTCACCACGTCCTCAATGGTTTCATCGCGCTGCTGCAAATGCAGCTGCCCGGACTCCAGCGGCTCGTAATCATCAGGGGCGGCGTGATCCAGCGTCAGCTCCGGCTCCTCAACAGCGCGAGCCATCAGCTTTTTCAGGTCTGGGGTTGGGTTGGCTGGCGCTTCCAGCACTTCCTGAGGCACTACCGGACGCGTACCACGGCCCGCTAATTGCACCCAAGGCTCACCGCCAGAAGGGAATCGCTCATTCAGATTGAGCACGTACTCAGCATGGGCGAAGGCATCAGCCAGAGTCATCACCGGATCGATATGGATGGTCTTGCCGTCATAAATCAGGTCAATGGGTTGGTTTTCGGCGACGGCACGGCCTACGGCATTCAGGAGCGCTTCACCTTCTTCGGCATGGAGTTGAGGCACTTCTTGCTGCTGGGCTTTTACCATTTCCAGACAGGACATAAATGACTCAGCTTTTGCCTCAGTAAACTTCTCATTGTGCAGGGCGTTAAATACAGCAACAGCGCGGGCAATAACGGATAATTTCGACATTAAAGCATCCTTTGTTTAATTAACTTTCTTGAAACAGCTTGTTGATTTCCAGCATTGCGGTACGGATAAAATCGCAGTGCGCTTTATTTCTTACGAGACTTACGTTATTCCGGCGTTCTAACTTCTTGGCTACCTCCATCACTAATTTCAGGCTCTCCGCGTTTGCATTAATCTCGCATTCGCGTTCTGCGGTGATCTCTGCCCACTTCTGGCCTACCGGGCGAACATGACGGCGCTCATAACGGTTTCCGCCCTCATACTCCCCGTTATGTTTGTAAAACTTCACGCCAGCCACAACGAACGTGTTTTTATAGACACGATCAACGGTTATTTTGCGGTACACGTTGAATGTGTGTGAGCCGGGAACATCCACGCGCTCAGTAATTAAAACAACATCACCTTTCTTAACATTCTCGAACATAAAAAAAGTCCTCCGCTTGTGGGGAGGACTTTAGCGCGTTATCTTTTTTGACGCAAGAATTATTTACGGCATACGTGACGCATCAAAAGGCATCGTCATCTTCATCAGGATCCGGCAGGTGCCGATCCTCGGTCTCCTCCGGGAATTCCTCTCCGGTGTAGAAGTGGA